GGCCGCCCCCCCCAGCCAATACCGCAGTGGCCACAACGCAAGCGTAAGTTATAGCACTAGCGATTTTTAACTTTGACATAAAGTTTCTCCTTATTAGTTGCAGTCTAGGATCTCGAAACTGTCAAGTAGAGCACCGAACGAATTCTCCCAGTCCTTATAGTTTTCGGGTGTAATATCTGTTACTGGGTTAAGCACAATCCAGTCGTGTAGTTGCCGCATCTCGTCAAGCAATAATTGCAGGTTACTGGCAATCTCTTTCTTGCGGGTTTCAAATTCTTCATTGGTCATTAGTGTATTCCTCCTAGATCTGGGAAGTATTTGCGGCGCTTTTCATAGTTAATACAGGTAATTTCGGCTTTATCACGCAACCCGCTTATATCGCAACGAACAAAAAGCTTGCCATAGTTTTTGCAGTGTTTGCAGTATAAACATAAGCTGGACGTGTAGTCTTCAGGCCATTCTGTAAATAGCGTGCAATGGGCAGGTTGTTCTATCGGCTTCTCTTCTAGTTCGCAGACAATCCGGCTATCAGTCATAATCATTCGACAGTAACAGCAATTCTTGCATGTAATTTTTTCTGCCTGTTCTTTAGCTGTCTCAGCTTTGCGTTCCTGCTGTACTCTCAGCCAGCCATAGGCGCACACACTAGCCAAAGCGCAAATCTTTATACCCGTATAAATTGTTTCAACCAGCATCGGCCATGTCCTCAGTATCGTCCGACATACCAATCAGTCCTTCGGCTTCCATCAGCAGCCGGAACGTCTCGCGTCCCTTGGGTGTGATCAGGGTCTGGGTTCCGGCATGCCCGTTGCCACGGTTCACAAACTCCTTGATATCAAATACCTGCAAATTTCCCATAAAAAATCTCCTTGTAAAAATATGGGTATCACTGTCCTTGACCCCATTATTCAAAATCAAATTGCTTGCGGAAGTTCAGCTGCCCCGCCATAATTCAATCGTCATGCCGCACCTCTTTTATTCCGGCAACGGCCGGTATTTATTCATATCGCAGTAACCGCTCATAGCGTTCATGTCGTGCAGCATCTCGCTTACTACCTCGTTCCGGTCAAGGCCATTGCGGTCTGCATAATCTACCATGTCTTCAAACATTACGGCGATTGTATGGGTGTAATCCTTAATGTGTTCCGTCTGTGGCTGTACGGAATATCTAAAGCATGTCTGTTCCATTGTTAAAAAATCTCCAAAGTTATTATTCAAGAATGAGGATTGGTAGTAGCCATAGCGCTTGGTTCCATATGGTCTCCAAAATAAAATTTATGTACGCCCTTGGCCCCTACCCAGTGGTCAAAACTTTCATCAAAACTGTCACTATGTACTGCAGCCGGCACCTGAATAATACAGGGCACTTTCTGCGCCACCATATCGTCTTTGCACCAGCCGCTGTTGCAGGTCCCGCAGCAAGGTTCCAATACTAGGTCGTCAAACGGGAACATCATATCGCAGTAACCTTTGATGTATTCGTCATAGACTCGTTCTGCGTTGTGTTCATACGGCGTATCATTCCAGTCATCGCCGTACCATTCCACCAGGTCATCATCACTCAGGTAGAACCGTACCAGGTTGCCTTTGCGTTCGAAGTCAATAATTTTCATGCCTTCGCTTCCTCCTTGGTGGCCTCGTATTCAGCCTCAAATATCTTGGTCATATCTGCCGGAAATTCGTGCTTGCTGTACATAGCCGCAGTTCGCCGCACCAACTTGCACGGATCAGGATTATTTGCTCCAAACTCCGCGTTCAGCTCGTCTTGCGTCACCGGCCACTTAAAGCCAAAGTCTTTGCGCTTGATTTTGCACAGCGGCGCTCCTTCATGCCAGAACACGATGCCCTCCATGGCGGCCAACTCCAACCCGCGCCGGATTCCCTCAAAGCTTAGGTTCGGGATGTCAATACTGATCGTGCCATGCCGCACCAGCACGTCCTTGTCCAGCCCGTAGGGATTCTTCTGGAAGTGCGGTCCAATCGCCTCATAGGTTGCATCCGGCAGGTCATCCCAGCTGTTGTTTCGCGCCTCCACAAACCATTTGTCCGCGGGGTTATCTGCCGCCACTTTCACCCAGTGGGGCCAGTGGCCAGTTACTGGGTCTGGCTCGTCACACGGGATTGCGCCCTCCGGCACTGCTCTGCCCGGCTTGGCATCAAAGCGCTTGTAGAATTCGCCGTTAATAATCGCGCAGCAGGCACCGTCAAGCTTCAATGTGGCAATGCTCTCGTCCGTCAGCGCCGCCTCACAGCCCGGCGTAATCTCGTCACGGATTCCGGTAATCTTGTGGCCACTGAACTCGCGCTTATATAAGGTAGGAATTTTCTTCATTGGTAAAGACCTCCAAAACTTTGTTAATTATTCAGGTGTCAATCTTGATGCTGCGCAGCGTGGTTGGCTCTGGTGTAGCAGCCGGTGCCCCACATTCCTTCGGCGTAAGCAATGTGTAGCAGTTTGGGTCAAGCTTCAGCTCACTGGCCGCCAGCACACCGCTCGGCTGCAGCCACCGCCCATAGGGAATCTGGTCGTCCGTCACTTTGGTGATTATGAACGTATCTCCCTCGCAGGCCGCATATTGGTGTATACCCGCCCGGTGTGTTTTGGTGATTCGTACCTTGTCACCCGGTTTTGCCAAACAATATCTAGCGGAGCTATTGATGGTGCCTGTGTTGTGATTTTCCATGAATTATTTGCCTCCTTCATTTGCGAAAACTTGTATTTAACAAAGGTAAAAAAGTGGGTGCTTGCCAGGCACCCAAATTTAATGGGCATTGCTATATAGTAGCCAACGGCGGCACTCCCAACACTGTATCTACCGCCATTGCCGTTGCATCAATCTGCTCCTGACTCAAGCCAATGTAGCGCATCGTAATGCTCTGGCTGCTGTGGTGAAACTTGTTTTGCAGCGTTTCCATTACCTGGCCAGCCGGCAGCCCGGCCTCTGTCATAGCGTGGTTTGCAGCATAGCCATAGGTCTTGCGCAGGCTGTGGGTACTAATATGCTCTTTAATACCGCACTCTTTGGCCGCTTGGTTCAAGATCCGCCACACCTGGGTTTCATCCAGCGGCTGCGGCACTCCCTTAGGACTGCGCATACTCTGGAACAATGGCCAGCCTGGCTTCAGCACATTCATGGTTCGGCCCCGCATCTCTTCAATCAGGGTGGTAATCGCGCCTGCTGCCAGCGGGGTAATCAGGTCATTGGTGCGCTTGCCGGTCTTTTCATTGATGATAATTACGCGGTGGCGCGGGCAGTTGTGCTCACAATCCCACACATCATCAACGGTAAGGCGTAAAAGATCGCCCACACGCAGGCCCAGTGTCACACCACATATAAATAAGGTATAGTTCCGCTGCCTGTTATACGGGCGTCCCTGGGTGTGCAGGTAGTTGGCTATGGCGTTAAAGTCCTCGCGGCTGCGGATCGGCTCTGCCGGCGTTGGTTTTGCCACACCATTGGTTTTTACCAGGCTCAGTTTGGGTTGGGCATAGCGGGCGGCACGGGCTTTCTTACTGCGGCTCCGCTGGCGCGGCTGTGGTGTTTCGCGTACCAGCTTATAACCCATGGCGGATGCCAGCTGTTCCATCAGGGTGTTGTGGCCGTCAGCATCGGCGCTTGCCTGCATCATTGCCATTAGTAAGCTTGCGGCACCTTGTAGGTCCAGCCCACCTTTGGCCTCTGTGGCCTCCTGCATAGTAACAGTGCGGGGAATAAAGTGAGCTACGCTGTTTCTTTTTTTCATAGTGGGCTTCCCTCCTGTGTGGTGTGTCCTGCGGAACTTTATCCTGCGGAGCTTTATCTTATGGTTCTATTATAGCACTGCTAATTACAAGAAGTCAACAGTGGCAAAAAATAAATTTCAGGAGAAAGCGTAACAGGCTGCGCCTGGAGCATTTCAGGCTCCGCCTGTATGGGGCGAAAGAATTCCCCCCTGTCTGACGACAGTGGGACCCGATCTACCCTCTACCTGGCGACAGTAGAACCGGATAGAACCAGCTATACAGTATAAATAGGTAGGAAAACGGCCAACAGGCGATCAGAGCGCCCTGTGATAGCCCTGTGGTGCTCGTTATTGGCCGGATCTAGTCTCAAAATGGATGGATCTACCTCTGGTGAAGGCCCAAAGAGGACGTTTTCGGGGATCAAAAAGCTCCGCCAGAGTCGTTCCGAGGCGTTTTCGAGCGGAAATTATGCGTTTTTTAGCGTTTTGGCGCTGTTTTTGCGTGTTTTAGTGGCCAAATCGTGCGTTTTTATGGCGTTTTTGGGTAAAAAAATAAGCCCCCAAAGGAGCCTAGAAAGCGGATTGTTATGCGGTTTTCTCCGAGAAAGGGAACGATTAAAGAAACGGGGATTTAGAGGGAGGAAAGTGGAGGAAAGGAGGGGCTTGGAGAAAGGAGGAGAGGTGGTAGGGAGGCGGAAGAGGAAGAAGTAACGTAGGTGCGTTGGTTTGTGTTTTGAGGGCCGGGAGTGAGATGGAATAACTGACCCGTTTTCCACGCTCACACGTTATTTTTTCTTTTTAACCTGCCTCCCCTATGCAAACTATTGAACATGGATTGCAAGTAGTGGATTTTTAGCGGTATAGCGCTGTTTTACGGCCTTCTAACCTGCCGATTTTTGGCGCTTTTCTTGCTTTACATAGGGTATACCAGGCGCTGTTTTAGTTAAAGAAATTAGGTAAATATATTTAGGTAAATTCTTTTATGCCTTCGGGTCAGCTGACCTATACTATATAGCATATAATATTTATACCTTGCTATATCTTTAATCCCCGCCGCCTTCTACTTGCAGCATATAACGCCGCACTTTATTTATATACATTTGTTTCATATATTTATAATTTTATTGCAAGTATCTTGTATTGCGGCGCTGACCTGCTTATTATAATAATGTAATACATTGTATTGCATACAGTTAAACAAAAAACAGCACACAAAAAAATGGAGGTACAAAAAAATGTTGAACGAAAAAAATAATGACAAAAACCAGAATGTGATTATACACTTTGAGTTTTCCGCGCCGGCGCAAAAGTGGAAGCTTGCAGATAGTATCACTCCAATATACCGCGCGGCTATTGGGGCCGCCGCCGCCGCTGCAAAAACAACCTGCGATAAACAGTATAGCGATACCCTTCGGGACCTATGTCAAGCTATTAACAGATATGCCACTAGTGGAATATGGCCCGATAACAGCACGGCCGCCGCTGATTTGATCCAGACTATTGCCTTGCACTATGTTGAACTTGCAGCCGCCGCAAAACAGCCGCTTGATAATTGGGTACAAGGCGGGGATAGTAACTTTACTGTTATCAGAGTATATAAAAAGAGAAGCACCAAAGAGTTTATACTATTGCAAGGCCCCCGCGCTGTTTTGTCGTATGGTATTAACGCGGCAAACAAATGGATTAACAGCCAACGCGCGGCGCGTATGACCGGCCGTGTTACCTATATAGATAGTACCGGCAAAACATGCACCAAAACAGTACCACTTGAAAGTGTAGAAAAGCTAACCGAAGGCAATAATGACGCAATACAGGGTAAAGGTACCGGATTAACAGAGCCGCGTTATAGTAACCCCGATACAATTCAATCGCGCGCGCTGTTTTGGGAAGATATCGGTTATATTCTGCGTGATATTAAACGGGGTCAGGATATATGCTATTATACCGCCGCTGGATATACGCAGCAAGAGATCTCAAAATTATTAGATTGGAGTCAATCAAAAGTTTCAAAAACACTGGCAACATGCCGTAAAGCTCTGTTGAATAATGGCTTTACACCTTCCACCTTCTAATACTCCATAATACCCCGCTATACCCCGTTATGTTATCCCGAAGCTGGATAGTATAACGGGGTATTTTTTTTGTTATGTTTTAACTGCGAATTATTATTTTAGAATTTTCTAAAAATTTTTTTGAAAAGTTGGAATAATACCCCTGTTTTTTTTACGTTATAGGTGTAAGCACTTACACAGCGCGGCGCGATACACAGCGCGGCGCGGTACACAGCGCTTACACCTTCCCACGCGGTCTAGTTCTGACCTAAAAATAAACAGTACATTTTGCTAAAAATGCGGGGCCTGTTATCCTAGTGAAAATGACAGGGCGAACAAAAAACCGATTGGCTATTCGCAAGTTCGGCTTGAACGAAGCATAAATCGGGCTGAAGTCGAAAACTAGGTAAAGTTTGGGAAAGCTATGCCCTGGAAACTGTTACTTCAGACCTCCCCATGCGTTTGATGAACCTGATTCTGCAAACGGATTCTAAAGCGACTGGCATTTACACTGGCAATATCTCCGATGTTATCAGTGTGCCTTTTTGTCCTATCTCCGATGGGGCATTGACTGCTTAAAACCGTTGGCACCGCAAAACCCCGCCGTGCAAATGAAGAGGATTCAATCACACAAGGAGTATAAACTTGACTCGGAAATCGAATTCCGCCCCGCAAGGGGTTATTCATAAAACCGAAACAGACCGCCTTTTCGCAAGAAAGGGCGGTTTTGTCGTGTAAGGACTGGCTCTTATACCTGATGAGGGAAAGCATCCCCCACGGAATTGCCAAAATGAAAGGAATTTGACTATGAAAACCGAACTGAAAACCACCGATATGGCCGAACTGAAAACCCTGATTGCCACCGCTGAAAACGAAATTAAGCTGAAAACCGTGGCATATAAGGACCTTCTGGCCGCCGATGACGCAACCCAAAAGGATCTCGCAACCGCTGAAACGGCATTGACCAACGTGATTGACGAGTACAACGAACTGAAGAAGAACAAAATTTACCTGACCTGCTATCAGGCAGAATCCCCCATGCTGGCCGCCTGCAAGTACGGCGAAATGACCAAAAAGGTGCTGAAGAAAAAGCAGAATGAAAACGGCACCGTAACCATCAGTGTCGATGACCGCAAGGCCCGCAATGCAATCGACCTGGTTGACTTTGAGCATTGCAACCCCGAAAAGGGCACTTTGGCCGTCAATGGCCAGTGGCCCTTCTATCTTGAATCCTGGCTGAAAAGCCTGGCTCTGAACCTTGGCACCGAAATTGAACTTGATGCCAAAGCACAGAATGAACTCGCCGCAAAATATAAGGATGCTGACGGCGAATTCGCAAACCTGTCCCGCAAGTCGTGCAGCATGAAGAGCATGGTTCGTGACTTGCAAGCTATCGTTGATTGCATCGTGTTCATTGATTACGTTCCCAAAGAGGAACCGACCGATGAATCCGATTCCAAAAAGCCGGTCAAACCGGCCAAAAAGCTGAACGCTTTGAAGGTCACTTCCAAGGATATCAACTACATCAAAAACCGCATGACCAAGGCGGGCAAAACCGCTTTGGCAATCCGAATGGCAAGCTCGAAGGAAATGCGAATCATTGTTGGCAACGTCATGTACCACCTGACCACTGGCAAGCCGTACACGATTGAAGCGTAAAGCGTAACCCAACCGCTGGCAGACCGGTTAAAGTCTGCCCTTGTTAATGCAGCCCAAAAGGGAAATGAGTTGAAAAAATGAATTTCCTTCTGGATGGTCACAAGCCCATAAAAATGCAGAGTGGCAAGCCGCCCGTTGTTGATTCTTTTGCGAATAGGTAGTAAAATGAAATTACATAGGGTTTGCCGTTTCGCAAGCTCAATTCCCTCGCAAAATTCAAAACGCAAAGGAGTTTTACAATGGACCCAACTTTTGAATTCGATTTTGAAAACGTTGATCTCGGCCCTGACGCTGACCCGCACGATTCTGTTATTTACGCAATCGGGAAAGCAGTTGAAAAGGAACTTAAACGCCCTAAAACCCTGATTGTAAATCCCGTTCAGCTGCAAAAAATGAATCAGCTGCAAAAAGCTATCACAAAATACATCGAGTATGCCAAAACCTATCCGCTGAATGATAAGGTAACTTTCAAGCTAATCCCCTATGTAAACCAACATGACGTTGAACTTGTTTTGGTACTTGATGAATTTTTGCATTTCAAAGATCTGATGCTGCTTGCATTTAATTTGGATATTGATGTTAGAATCGAAACTTCAAATGAAGATCGCGTCAGAGTCGGCTTTACGATTGAAAACCTTTACGTTGAACCGTAACCGTAACTAATTTCAAAATCGAATCACAAACCGGAACCGCTTTTCACAGAGCGGTTCCTTTTTTATTGCTTGTTTTCATCTCTAAGATGAATTTCATATTCCCCACTAATCAGCCGCCGTATCATCTGCGGAAACGTGCAATCAAGTTTCGCAAGAAGATCCTCCATTTTATTATTGTCTTCTTTGTTCAAAACAACAACTTTTCTACATTCGTTTCCTTTGGCTCTATTTGTAGCATGAGCACGATTATTTCTTTCTCTTATTTTTGCAATGATCTCTTCTTTTGTCATTGAATCGTAATTCATTACGCCCTCCTTTTACAACTCGATTTTTATTACATTATACCAGAATAAAACTATTTTTACAAATCCAAACCATAAAACGAAAGGAAGCCCCCATCATGAAAAAGCTAACAAAACTTCTCGCCCGCTTCATCCTGTTCAGCGCCGCCGAGTGTGCCATTCTCTTTGGCCTTCCCGCCCTGGCCACTCGCCACCCCTTCATCCTGTTGGCCGTGTCCCTGTCCGTTCTGGCCGTGTATGCCATTCACAAACCGGCAGCCAAACCCAAAGCGGCAAAGCACCGCACCGCCACCCACCGCAAAGCGGCCTGACCCCACCATCCCATTATGAATAAGTTCTTTGCGCTCTGACTTCACCGCCAGAGCGTTTTTTATTGCATCATAAATTGAATCGGCTTTGCCAATGAAAGGAAGTCCACCAAATGAAACCTCGCCGCATTTTCTCCGCCCTCCTCCTCTCCCTCGGCCTTATCCTCTTGACCTTCGCCGCCACCTGCCGCCTGGTTATGACCAACATCCAAATTGATTATGACCCATCCAGCCCTGCAACCGTCACTCTCACCGTCTTTGGCCAGTCGGATGAATACACCCTGGCCATTGATGCCGATTGAATCCCCTGCCAAGAAACAGTATGAAATGAAAGGAAGTACCTAAAATGTTGAATTCTCTTTATGCCCTCATCCTCACCGATTCCCTTCACCTGCCCACCATCATCGGCTATTTCAATACCCGTCCTGCCGCCTGTCAAGCCCGCCAGAGTGCCCACGCCTGGCTGAAAGGTGAATCCCAGTCGGTCGAAAGCCTCAAATGCTTTTCCAACGCCGCAATGAACATCCTTGACCAGTGCCGCACCGCAATCGAAAAGAATCCCGCGCACTATGTAGACCTGCGCGTTAAGCCTGCCGATGACCTCTCTGACCCCGAAACAACCCCGTTCCGCGTCTATTATGAAACCGCAACCGGCGACCGTCACTTCACCGTTATTGAAACCATCACGGATCTCACCGCCACCCGTATCGTTTCCCACACCGTTCCCAACTGCACCGTTATCGTAACGGCCTTCCCGGGTGAATATGTTGAAACCGTTGGCTATACGGAAGTCAAGCCGGAAAGGCTGGATGCCCTCGCCCTCCATCAGCCCAAACCTACCGCCGATTCCCTCGCTGAATTCGCCAAGCTGGCCGAATCCGGCACCATCAGCCGCAGCCAGTTTGAAACCTTTGCCTATCACGCCGTCAACTCTCCCCTGCCCAATGAAAGCTCTGCCGACCTCAAGGCAACCGCCGATGCCTTCCGCAAAGCCCTGGATGAAGGTACCCAGATCATTCTCTGATTGAAAGGAGTTCCGCAATGAAACTGCAATACCACAAAATCCGTGGCGTGGATAAGTCCGTCTGCACCGCAGAGCAGAAAATCGCCTATAACATGGCCTCCCGCATCTATGGCGATATCCGTTTTGCCAAAGCCTGGCAGCAGTATGATTCCGGCAAGGTTCCCGCCTTCCTCCAAAATGATTGGGAATCCAAAGCAATCCGAGAATACTTTACCACCTGGCAGCGCGATTATAACAAAGCGTCCGCTTATTACAATGAAGACGCAATCTTCAGTGCCCTGCGTGCCGGCCTGCATGATTTTATCTGCCACCACGCCCCCATCTTCACCACCTATAAAGAAGTCGGCCAGGCGTTTCCCGCCTACTATCTCTAAGCTCCGCTGAAAGGAAGTATCAAAATGAAAATCACTATTGATGTTTCCACCATGCAAAACCGCTTTGCCGCTTGTGGCCGCGATTATTATTCGTGGGAAGGCTATGAAGCCCTGCTCGCCTATTACAACGATATCGATCCCAACATGGAGCTTGATGCCGTTGCCATCTGCGGCGACTGCACCGAATACGGCGAAGATGCTTGCTGTTCGTTTGATGACCTTATCAACGATAAAGGTTATGCTTACCCCATCGAAGACTACAAAGCCGACAACGATATCGAAACCGATGATGAATTTGACCAGGATGATTATATCGTTGCTCTTGTCAAAAAGCTGGAACAGCGTACTACCGTGCTCCATGTTTCCAACGGCAACTATATCATTTTTGCATAATCATGAAAGGATGATTTCAATGAACGAATATCTTCAGCAGGCTCAGGATTTCCTTGCCAAAACCAACGCTACCATGCAAATTGATTTCGTTGGTTTCGCCAGCAACACCAACTGGAAAGAAAGCACTCCGCGTGCCATGTACCAGTTTAAGCTGACCACGCCCAAAGGTTCCATGACTGATACTTTTTGGGATTCTATCAACAATACAGCCATCCAGCAGGAGACGATTCAATCCTATGCTGAAAAGCTATACAAAACCCCGTTCGCGGACTTGACCGCCTCCCAAAAGACCAGAGCACACAAAAAGCTGCGGAAAATGAAAACCGAAGCAAGGCCCAATGCCTATGATATTCTTGCGGCAGTCGAAAAGTCCGATCCCGGCACATTTGATGATTTCTGTTCGGAATTTGGCTACAATACCGATAGCCGTGCAGCAGTACGAACTTATTTTGCCGTACAGAAGGAATATGCCGACCTTGCGCGGATTTTTACCGCAGAACAGCTTGAAATGCTGGCCGAAATCAACTGATATATTGATAGAACGAAAGGAAATTCCATCATGGCTTATAAACGTAAAACTGAGGATGTATATGAGGTCGTTTATGATTATGGTTATGGCGACGGCCTTGAAGTCCTTACCCAGTGCAGCACAATGCGGGAAGCCAAAGCCGACCGAAAAGCTTACATTGAAAATGAACACATCTTCCCCATGATCCGCAAGCGCCGCTACCCCATTCATAACAATACAGTCTGCTAAAGAAAGGTCAAACCAAAATGAAAACCAAAGTCCGCCACCCCTTCAACCTCCAGTCCGAACTTTCCCGCCTGGAACTCAACGGTGCCTGCTCTTACGATGGCAAACCCCTCATCCTCCTGGAACAAGCCTACTGCTCCTATGATTGTTATCACGGTATCGCCCAGTACGTTGCCACAGCCATTTGCCCCAACGAAATCGCCAAGGACTTCACCGCCCCGTGCTATATCGTCACCTGGCCCATCATCCGCCCCTCTGCCGAAAACGAAGAAGATGCCTGCGATTGGTCCGCCCCCGACGGCCTCACCCCCAACGGCAAATATGATTTGAAGCGCCGCTATCATTATTGATGTCCAACTTTTTGCACTGGCGTATCACAACGTTTGGTTGTATAATCCAATCATAAGCCAACCCGCAAAACAAAATTATTTCTCCGTTTCCACCAAACTTTTCAAGTAAAAATCCGCATAAATTCTACCATCATAACAAATCTTATGAACAAATTGTAAATTCAAAAACGAATCCGCAAGCCACAAAGCTGCGCAGCATGAAAGGAAGTACCGCCCCATGTCTACCCAAATTCTCAACCTCACCCCGCACGAAATCAACATTGGCACCGCCTCCATCAAGCCCTTCGGTGTGGTTGCCCGCGTCTATGTTGAATCCATCTCTGACGGCGAATTCACCACCGCTTCCGGCGTAACCATCCCCATCTCCCACTCTTACTATGGCGATGTCGAAAACCTGCCAAACCCCATGCCCAATACGATTTATATTGTCAGTGCTCTTGTCGCCTCCCGCGTTCCCACCCGTTCCGATGTCTTTTACCCTTGCTGCATGGTCCGCGATACCCAAGGCCGCGTCATCGGCTGCAAAACCCTCTGCTGTGCCGCTGCCCCCGTCCTCGCCGCTGTGCATTAACCGAACCAAAAAATGATTCAAGAAAGGAATTACTATCATGTCTATTTTTGATAAATGGAATCAGGTTCAGCCCAAAGAAGTATCCGGTCCCCAGAAAGGTTATATGGTCCTTAACAAAAGTCGAACACAAATTCTGTCAAGCCCTAATGGTCGAATGCACAGCCGTGAAACGCCTTACTGCTGCGGCAAAGACTATTATCTGAATGAATCGTTGGACCTCTGGAGTTCGTTCCGTTTCTTTTCTAACCTCGCGTATTGGTTTATTCCTGGCCTGGATGAAATCAATGATCATCTGGAAAATTATTCCTTTGTTGAAATCGTCGCTCTTGATAAGATTCTTCTGTGTGATAAATTCGGTGCCACAAACCACTTCTGCATTGTCAAAGAACTTTCCGAGAAAGAATTAAAACTGTTTGCCAATATCAGCAATTCCAGCACCGGTATTATGAACATTGGCAACTTTAATAAAGGCGATGGCAATATTGGCGACTGCAACTATGGTAGCTATAACATTCAGGATTCCAATTTCGGCCATATGAATAACGGCAACAACAACGTTGGTAATCAAAATTCTGGCTGGAGAAATATCGGTGATGAAAATACTGGCAACCGAAATACCGGCGATTGCAACTCCGGCGGAGGAAATATCGGCAATTATAACTCTGGCAGTGATAACAATGGCCATGGAAATTCTGGTTTCTATAATATCGGCAACAATAACTCTGGTGACTGGAATAAAACTTCTTTTTCCAGCGGTGTGTTCTGCACAGAACAGCCCTGCATTATGATCTTCAATAAACCCTCTAGCCTTACTCTCCAGCAATGGCGTGATAGTCATGCTTTCCGAATTTTGCAAAGTATGCCGGGCAATGGCACTCGTGTTATTGATGAAAAATACGTTGATTCTAAAGAAAAAGCCGAGCACCCCGAATGTGAAGTCACAGGCTGCATCATGAAATCCAAACGCTATTCTGTGGCAGACCGTATCCACTGGTGGAACCATACCTTAACTCCCAAAGAGCGTGAAGTTGTTCGCTCCATCCCCAATTTTGACCCTGATATCTTTGAAGAAATCACCGGCATTCCCGTTTGAATCTTATAACGAAAGGATATATCAATCATGATTACCTGGCTTAACGTCAAGCAGCTTCAAGCCTTAGCCGAAATCCCCAAAAGCCTTGTTGTCGATTGCAATGGAGAACCGGACGGAACGATATATTTTACCAAGGTCAATAAGTCTGCTGTATCCTATTATGATATTATTAGATACCTTGATAAGTTTACGGCCCCCACTGTCAGAACTCGTGCTGATATTGCTTTTATCACAGGTGATATCTGTACCCGGCCTCACAATAAAAATTCACAAGCAACCCGTTGGCTTATCATCTCTCATGAATATCGTGTTTACTCTTGTATTTTATCTGCCGTTCCTTCTTGGGATGACCGTCAAGAAGATGTTGAACTCAACTTGGAGCATAATCCCAATCGTATTTTTCTTATAGAGCGGGAGGATGGTAAAAGCAAAAATGAAAAGTTTACCTATAATTTTTATCAGGATTCGGATACGCCTACCCCACCAACACTAGACGAATACAGCGTTGAAGATAAAGTTCTGTTTATAAAATCGTATGAAGATTGCTTCCCTAGACCTGGATTCTATTCGAAATTTGTTGAAAGTTCTAGTTTTGAAGAGCTGAATAGAACGCGCAAAACTCTTATAGACAGATTAAACGTTGTCAAATCCAGACTTGTATACCTTGTTCAAAACGATGACACGGAGGACTAACCATGATTCATCACATCACCCTCTCCCAGCTCCGCACCTTCACCCCTCCGGCCACACAATTCGGCGCCGACAATGAACCCTATATGGTCATCCAGGTCAACTGCGATCCTATGGATTTTCAGCAGCTCACCTCTTTCCTCTATGAATTCGCTTACCCCATCCCCGCTTCCCGTGAGGACCTTCTCATGACCTCCGCTTATCTTTCCAACATCAACAACGGCAGCCGTGAAGGTTTTTCCTCCAGTCATCCCCGCCTGCTTCTCATCTCAAAACTTTCCGGCCAGAGCATTTATAATCTCGACCCTGCCCCTGATAAGATTGATGCTGTCCAGAACGATATTGATACCGACTTGGAGTACAGTACCGCCCGCCTTTTCATCCTTGAATGTACCGACAAGGAAAAATGGACCATCCATCATGTAACCGATCACTATAATCCTATCAACTTCCGTGACACCCCTGTCATCTCTGCCCTTGCCCGTACCCGCATCCTTGCCGATACCGCAACAGCCTACCACGACGAAAACGATTCTCTTCTTCTCAGCTCTTATGTTGACTATCTCAATTCCCACTTTGAAGCCTTTGCCTGCACCAGCGATACCGAGACCTTAAAGTTGCTGGCTCTCACCAATAAAGCCATCTCCAATATTCTCTATCGCGCCCTTCAAATCGCCGATGAAAACCCAACCCAGCTTAGCCTCTAATTAAATCACTCCACTATAAAAGCCCTGCCCACTCGCAAGGCTTTTTTCTTTTGCCTATTAAACTCTAAGCCAAGAAAGGAATTACTTACCATGACTGACTTTGAAAGAAAAATTACTTCCGAAAAAGCTCTTGACGCCGCCATCCGCCAGCTCAAAACCCAGGACGACTGGTTCCTCACCACCAAAACCGGCCTGGCAAAGCGCATCGTCACCCTCTACGATGAAATTATTGCCGCTGCTGATTTCCCCGTCTCTCTTCCCGTCCGCGATGTCCTCAACTACAGCTCTGCCGCCTTCATGAATTATGTCAAGCTCGGCTGCAACTACATCACCCGCAAATTCAATGTCCGCCACAGCCCCACCACCGTTTACTCTTACGGCTACAACTACAGCAACGAAGCCATTCACGAAAAAGCTTCATATCCTTACACCATTGATGATTTCTTCGCTGACCCTCTTCGCAAGTCTCTGTTCGTCATCGGCTGCTATAACTACCTGCACGATGTTATTGACGGCAAAATCAAACCTACCAAGATGACGGAAGCCAAAGCCGAAACGAAACCTCTCACTCTCCAGTCCGCCACCACTCTTGCCGCTCCTCCCATCGCACCCACCATTCCCATCACCAAAACAAACACCGTTTCCTGTTCCGCCACCAAAACCTGCGCTGCCTATAAACCCCTACCCCAGAGTCCCGCAAAACCGTAACACAAGCGCAAAACCCGTTCCCATTCCAAACGCCGGACGCACCGCCCTCTTATATATCTTTCTTTATCTTTATATATAAACGCTATTGACGTGCTGTTTTCAGCCCGATTTTGAACCTTCCTAGTCGTATTGACACGCAATTTTTAGGCCGTTTTGGAACATTGCTTTTACTAACCCACCACTTTACCGGGTTTGTACCGCCTAAAAAACGAACATATTTTGTCATCGGCCATGCAACATTCTCACCGCATCAAGCAACATTTTTACGGCTTGAACATTTGCGAAAACTTGTATATAATCAAAATCACAAAGTCACCCGCCAGCATGAAACCGTGTCCCTCTCAGCGTCCCATACAGCCCCCACAGGCCGTGTTTCCTTGTGGCCATGCAGTTTCTCGCCCGTTTTCTTCTCGTTTCTCACAGCGCATCCCAGCCTTATTATAATTTGTTCCCCGCCCTGCCCCGTCTGGCAGGTTTTATTTCACCCTGTTATTTACAAGTTTTCGCAAACAAAAGGAGTTGACCCCCATGTACATCATCATCCCCACCCACGGCCATTACGAGATCCGTGACGGTCCCACCTTCATCCAGTCCGCCGATACTTACCGCGAAGCCTGGCATGAACTCGCTTCCCTCATCAATTCCCCAACCTAGGCAACCGTGCATTCCGCACTTGCAAATATTTTTTACATTGGCTACACGCCAAAGAAAGGACACACATTATGTCTACTGTCAAAATCAACGAAACCACCTTCTCCATCACCTCCACCCTGACCATGGCCCAGCTGAAGACCCTCCACACCAAGGCTCCCCAGGCCCTGCAGCTGACCAAGCCCGGCAAAAAGTCCGGCGATGACGATGAAATCATCTTTGCCATTGCCCCGTCCGCCAAGCAGAGCATGTCCACCTACGGCATCTGCTTCGCCAAGTCCGCCTTCGGCACCGACAATGCCATCTACGTTGAGGACCTGCCCGCCGACCTCGAAGACATCACCAAGGCCAAGGAGCATGTCGCCGAGCGCATCGGCTTCGCAAAGAAGCACCTGGATGAAATCGAAACCCAGGCCACCGCAACCCTGGCTCAGCTCAAGGCCGACCACGATGCCATCATCGCCGGCATTGAAGTTTCCACCCCGGTCGCCCAGACCACCCCGGCAAACGAAACCGCCGCTCAGTAACCAAAACGGCCGGTGCTCACCCCCACAACAAGCAGCCCGGCCATGATTTTTCTTTCCCTATTCACAATCCAACATAAAAATATTTCATCATAAGGAGATTTTCACCATGATTAACGTTACTATCGTCGATAACCTGCACCGCAACACCTACCCTGTTGACCCCAACACCACCCTGCGCTCCGTCCTGGAAGCCCATGATGTCGATTACACCACCGGCCAGACCAAGCTGGATGGTTCCTCTCTGGCCGCAGGCGACCTGGATAAGACCTTCGCGGACTTCGGTATCGCGGAAAAGTGCTACCTGGTCAACATTGCCAAGCAGGATAACGCCTGATTGATTCCTCTCCGGTGGTGTCTCTTCCCCCACCGGGGTGCTGCCTTACAGGAACAGCCTCCACGCGGCGGGTAGCGGGCAACGCAAACGCGGCCAATCGTTCCAAATCTAATCAGAAAGGAAAAATGAATCACCATGCCACTCCCCAATTACACCGATATTCTCAACACCATGTCGCCCACCATCACATGGCGGGATAACACCCCATGCCGCACCACTTTCAAAGTAATTTTCACCAAGGCTCTGGCCTGCACGGTTTACCCCCGCCTCACCGCAGGCAAAACCCTTGCCATCCTTGGCGATGATTCCGGCCTCCAGCCTTCCACTAACCCGAATGAATCCCTTCTGTTCTTTGTCACCGATAAAGCCGCCATCCCCGATTCCATCCAGGAAGTCAAGGATATTGGCGCTTATCTCTCTGATAAGTACAAAGTTTATCAGGATGCAGCCGCCCGTATCACCATCGTCCAGTTTCAGCGCGACGGCGGCCTCTACAGCAGTGTTTTTTACCAGCGTGTTGCCTCGGCCATGCCCCGCCTGCTGCCCTGGCTCTTCAAGGATCACCCCCTCACCTCCGATGAGCTCGCTTACCTCCGCGCCCTCTCCACCCCGGATACTGGCTCGGAAACCCTCGCCCGGATGGCGGAGCCTTTTTATAACAAAACCGATCTGCCCTCCAGGGCCGTAGATAAAGCGATTGAATCCCTCTTCAAAGGTACCATTGACCGCCGTAAAGCGGATCTCAAGCGCTCTATTGAAAACCTTTACCGTGAGCTGAAAGAAGCCCGCGCCCGTATCTCTGGAATTTTTACCAACATCACCAGCATCAACTGTGAGCTGACCGGCCTTGACTCCAAAGATGAATCCACCTTTATCACGGAACTCAAGGATTACCTCCACACTCAAAAAGGTATTTCCGTCGATACTGACGATGGAGCGCTTCTCCTCACCATCACCACATTTCTCTCCAACTATGACCCGGATGATGTCGAAACCTTTATCTTCAACAGTGACCGCCCCTATCAGGATCTTACCGGCGAAGAAGAACACGATGTCCGCATCCTTTTCCGGGCTGTGTTCATTGACCATATCTTCAAAATCAAACTCGCTGCCACCTATAAGCTTAATTACAACTGCCATGTCACAGCCATGTCCGACGCAATCAATATGAACGTTATTCAGGCTGTTCCCAACCCTCACATCAATCATCACTCCTGCCTCGGTAACTATGAACCCATGCTGGAGGATGCCGAGGATCGCCGAGATTTTATTGCCGCCATTGCTATCTGTCAGCAGAGCGCCAGCAGCATGAACCTTGTCGAAACAATCTCCACCAAATATTTCTTTGATGATTTCGCTACCGCCTATCACACGGATATCCCCGTCATCCTTACCGCTACCGGTGAATCCATCACCCCCAAGCAGGCCATTGAACAGCTCAAATCCGCAAACGATTCCGCTAAGGAAGGAGAATAATCATGCAAGTTATCCACATTGATCAGACCGCTCTGGATGCCGCCATCGAACTCTATCGCCAGCAGCTCCTCACCGGCTCTGTCAAGCTCGCAAAAACAAAGGCAAAAGATAAAATCAACATCAATTTTACCGCCGATGCCTGGGCCAAACAGTCCCGCCTCATTGATGATTTCACTTCCGAGGTCGCCTGGCACGGCCTCATGCGCCAGCTTTCCCCCACCGAGTATGAAATCTATGATATCCTCGTCTACCCCCAGCAGGTCACTGGTGTCACCGTCGAAACCGACCAGGATAAATACAACGACTGGCTGCTCTCCCAGCCCGATGAAATCTTCAACAACATCCGCTACCAGGCCCACAGCCACGTCAACATGTCCACCGCCCCTTCCGGCGTTGATGACGAAAACGAGTCCAAAATTGTCAATAAGCTCAAGGGCAATGATTTCTACCTCTTCATGATCTGGAACAAGCGCGGCGAGTTCACCGCCCGCCTGTATGACTACGCCGCCAACAAAATCTACGATAAAGACGATATCTCTGTTACCTACACCGATACCCTCTCCGATTTTGCCGCCACCGCTCAGTCCCTTGTCACCAAAGCCCTGCCCGTCTATTCCACAGCGACCCCTCCCGTCAAGCCCACCGGCGGCACCGTACCCCACGTCTTCTGGGATAACGCCGCTCGCTGCTGGATGGACGATGACGGCAATTATTACGACCACTACCCCACCTATTACGATTATCACACCAACGGAGGTGCCTTATGAATCTTGCCAAAAGCCTGGATGTCTTCTCCCCGCATGACGTCAAAGGCCGCATCCACATCATTGGCTGCGGTTCGGTCGGCTCCACCATCGCGGAGCTTCTTGCTCGCTATGGCCTGACCAACTTCACCCTCTATGATTTTGATACAGTGGAAAAGAAAAACATCGTCAACCAGATGTTCTTTGACCCTCAGGTCGGCCAGCCCAAAGTGGAAGCCCTCCGCGATATCCTCTGTGCCATCAACCCGGAAGCCAAAAATGATATCCGTTTGGAACCCTCCGGCTGGAACGGCCAGCCCCTCTCCGGTTACGTTTTTCTCGCCGTGGATAACATCGAGATCCGCCAGAAAATTGTGGATGCCAACCGCTTCAACACCTTCATTAAAGCCATGTTTGATGTCCGCACCGCCCTCTTTGACGCCCAGCTCTACGCCGCCGATTGGTCAGACCCCAATCAGGTCAAGGAATTTCGCGCCACAATGAACTTCACTCATGCCGAAGCCACCGCCCAGGTCCCCGTTTCGGCCTGCGGCACTACCCTTGGCGTTGCCCCCACGGTTCGCGTTGCCGCCTGTTATACCGTCACCAACTTCCAAAACTTTATCAAAAAAGGCGAGCTGATCCACACCGGCCTCTCCGCCCCCTTCAACCTCCAGGGTGAATCCGCTTTCCTCGGTCTGTAACCCTGTCGTCTTAGCGTTTCATTAAATTTCGTTTGTGTTTTATACTGTAAGCTTTTCGCTTCAGGCTCTTCGGTCATATCCAAGAGCACGAATTTGTTACCCCGACCCAACCTCCTCTATGATCCTGGAGCCTGATCTGGCCATGACTCCCGATACAAGGATTCGCATCAGAAGCTTCCCGACGAATACTGAATGAGCTGAAAATACGAAGTCCAAATCCAAAGACCTCGGCCAGTCAGGATAGCATTAGCACAAAAAGTCTCATCAGAATCAGGCACCAGCTCATCATCTCAAGGTCATTCACAGCCAAAGCGGCGACGGAAATTGCGCCGGCTACCAGCATCTCTCATCAGAACACAAACACAACCCTCACATAAGGAGCACTCACATGGTTTACATCACTTATAACTGCCCGGAACGTTTCCGGGAAATGACGTTTGAAGAACTCCTCCGCGGGGATTTCAACCTCGCCAACCTTTCCACCGGCGGTCACGGTGCTACCCGTACCGTCATCTGTAACAAAGTTCCTCCCCGCATCATGCGCATCACCAAGGTGGAACAAATGATCCTCCAGCTTCAGGCGTTCAACCAGCAGTATGAATTCCTTCGCCTCACCACTCCCCGTTCCAGCCTGTACAACCATTTCTCCATCCCCAAAGCTTCCGGCGGCCTCCGCTGGATCGATGCCCCCAACTCCGACTTAATGAAAGCCCTCAAGGAACTCAAAACCCTCTTCCAGTCCTGGATGTTTGCCGACCACCACACCTGCGCCTTCGCCTATGTCGAGGACCGCAGCGTCCTCTCCGCCGCCAAACGTCACCAAAAGTTCAATGCCTGGTGGTACGCCCACTTTGATTTCCATGGCTTCTTCCCCTCCACCACGCCGGCGTTTGTTCTCTCCCAGTTTGAACTTATTTATCCTTTCAACCTCATCCTCGCCAGTCCCACCGGCCACGCGGAGCTGCTCAAAGCCATCGACCTCTGCTTCCTTAACGGCGCACTGCCGCAGGGCACCCCCATCTCCCCGCTCATCACCAACATCATGATGATCCCCTTTGACCACGCCTTCGCCAAGGCCGTCAATCATTTTGAATCCGGCAAGCATAACCCGGACGGAACCCCCATCACCGACCGCCTCTGCTACACCCGCTACGCCGATGATATCGAGGTTTCCTGCAAAGTTATCTTCAATTATCACGCCGTCGAGCGCCTCATCGTCCAGCTTCTCTCCCAAATGAACGCCCCCTTCACCCTCAATGAAAAGAAAACCCAATTTAACTCCCGCGCCGGCCGCAACTGGATTCTTGGCGTCATGCTCAATAAGGATAACCAAATCACAGTCGGCTACCGCAAAAATAAAATCTTCAAAGCCACCATTGATACCTACTTCCGCGATAAACAAAAGGGCAAAAAGTGGCCGGATGAAGACCTCCAGTCCTTCCAGGGCAACATTACCTGGTTCAAGGATGTCCAGCCCGATACCACCAAATACATCATCCAAAAGTATAACGCCAAATACGGCCTTGACCTTGAATCCTGTATCAAGGCCGATCTCGCCCCGCCCAGCGTAACCGCATAATCCAAAAAATCAATTTGTTTCAAAGGTAAAGTTTCGTTTTGATTTTATTTCAAGTCAAAGCCAAACACCCTCCGGTCATATCCGAGGGTTTGAATTTGTCCCCCTGTCCCACCCCCTGGCCAGGACTCACTCACGTCGCAGCAGCGACTGCATCGAGTCATCGTACTCCCAGACACACGATGGGTCGCCTCACAGCGCATCAGAAAGGGCGGGCCAATGCCCCAGTCTTCAACAAAATAAACGAGCAACATCGGAGGCTGCCCAAATCAAACTCAGAAGATCAGTCATCACCACCATCCGGTTCCGGTGGCTGCCTCTCATCAGCTTTCACAAATTGATTTTTATTTTCTCCATTCCGCCCCATGGTTCCGGGGCATTCCCAGGCGCTTCAGTTGTTTCTTCCTTTCTTAGCAGCTCGTTGCGCCCCCTGTTCGTGCGCCTGGTAAACGCACGGTCATGGTTTTACTTTCCTTTCGCTGGGCCTCCGGCCATCCCAATGGTTGGAGCGCCTGGTAATACCCCGGAACCCGCCCACAACAATGAATTCAGGTGATTTTTATGAAACTTACCTCCCCCGGCTCACGGGTCAAATTCTTTACCGTAGGACCCGTTATCGGCCATGATCACAATCCCATGAAAACTAAATTTCAAATCATCTATCTCTCCGGCACCGTCCACGAAGATAACGGCAACCGCGTCACCGTCTGGACCGATGATTCCCGCACCTTCCACGTCCCCCATGAATATATCACCGAAATCCAGGACCCCAACGACCCTTTCACCTATAAGTCCCCCAACACCGTACCTTCACCAACCGTTTCTTTTGATGAAATTATTTCCGCCCTCTAATTCATACAGGTGATTCTTATGGACCCTTATTACATTCAACCCGGCACTCCCGTCTATTTCAAAATCATAACGCTACATGGCGCAGCCCATCGTACCCTCCACGGCTTTGTCCAATCTGATACTGGCGTTTATGTCACCGTTATTGTCCCCAGTATGAATAACAAAACATTTGTCACCACCCATTCCGCCCTTACTTATGATGATACCCCCGAAGCCGTCACCCCTGCTCCTCTCCCCACTCCTCCCATCTCTTTTGATGAACTTATTTCTCAAGGCAGGTGATTCCTCATGACCCCTTTCCTCCCCGGCTATGAACCCGGCACCTGGGTCGAGATCGTCTCCGGTCCGGAAATGCTCTGCTCCCTCCAGTATGCTTACGGCACCACTTTCACCCTCACCGATTCTCTCCCCTATGATCCTATCCTCGGCAAGCAGGGCAAGATCGTTGCCATCCTCGGCAAATCCGGCCTTCTCCGCCTCTATTTTCCTCACAGCGATTCCTACCACATCATCCCGCCCAGCATGATCTCCCGCACTATCCCCGCTCCGTATCCCAGCTTTGATTCCCTTATCGCAAACCTCTAACCCCATCACAGAAAGGAAGCCTACCATGAATCCCACCTATAAAGTTGGCGATATCGTCCAAATCATCTCCGAAGAAGAAGTTTATTCCTGTCCTACGGATGACCGCGGCAATTTTATTCTTGCCCATTTTCCTTCCGGCGCAGACGATTCCTTTCACAGAGATAAACTTCCTATTTGCGGCTGTTCAGCTGTCATTACCGGCATTTCCAGCATTACCAAAGGCGATGGAGGGAGCCTATACGAACTTACCCCTCTCTTCGCTAAAGATAAAACCGTTTTTCGCTGGGGCACCTGGCTCTTCTCTGCCTCTGAATTTCACCCTCTTATGGATCTGCTGAGTGTCGTTTCTCCGCCCCAAGTTTCAATGTCCTTCGATGATTTGTTGAAAGGAGTTGCGCAATGAATTTTCCCACCATCCCCGTTGGCACCCTCGTTCAAATCATTTCTGCCGCAGAGTTTGACGCTCTTCCCAAAGATGATGCTGGCTATGCGCGGTTTCCTTCCAATTCCTTTTCTAATGGTATCGCAGATTATATGTCCCATGAACGTCGTCCTCTTTGTGGCAGCATCATGCAAATTGCTCATAAATTTGGCGCTTCTGGCTTTTACTTCTTAAAACCCTACGATCTTTCCACCGCTGTCGATCCCTCCGCCGCTGCCAGATTCTCTTGGGACTCCGCTCTTTTCACCCCCAATGAATTCCACCCCTATGGTACCCCGGTTCCCGTTTCCCCTGTTTCCTTTGACGATTTCCTGAAAGGAGGCATTTGAATGCCAGCCCCCTACCCCACCTACCACGTCGGTGATCGCGTCATCGTCCGCCAGTGGGATGATATGATGGAAGAATTCGGCTCTAATCCTTACGGTGATATCACTGTTCATCCCAATAAACTTTCTTTTATTCTTGACATGAAACCTTACTGTGGCAAAGAGTTTATTGTTGTCAAAATCGTTCATGATAAAGATCTTCCTGATGAACCCATTTATTTTCTCAATTATTTATCGTGTACTCATGCAGGCTTTAATGTTGATGATTCTCCTCACGGTTGGTTTTTCACCTCCGCCATGCTCCTCCCCGTCCCCGCAACCCTCCCCCATGACCCCCAAAACCGTATCCCCGCCCCTTCTATTACCTTCGATGATTTACTTCAAGGAGTCTAATAATTATGGATACTGTCTTTAACCCCAATAACTATCCTACCTACGACATTGGTGATAAAGTTACCATTCGCCAGTGGGATGACATGGAGTCCGAATTTGGTTTGAACGAATCTGGTGAAATCAAAGTTCCAAAATTTTTCACAGAGCCTATGAAACAATATTGCGGACAAACACTCCCCATTGTTTATGTACGTCGCCATGCACCTCCAACTTTTGATTCTTATTATCTCGATGGTATTTCTAAGATTTTTTCTTCTCCTATGTTTGAACAATCTTGTCCCACAGTTGTCTGCGCCTCTTCTCTCACCTTCGATGATTTGTTGAAAGGAGCTACCTCATAACTGGCAAATCCCCAAGCATAAATACCACGGCGCTTCCATGGCCAATTTTGCCAACCACACCCCGCCGTATCCCAACGATCAACCTCAAAAATAAAACAGCCTAACAAGGTATAGAATCATTTGCTGATCTTATTTTCAGTTCATGCTTCACTCTTCGGTTATATCCAAGAGTTCGAATTTGTTACCGCCTCCCCCTCCTGGATCACGGGCGTCGTCTGCAGACCAGGCGCCACCATCCGGTTCGAAGTGGCATCGAAAGACCGGCCCCAGAGCCAAAACAAACGTCGATACGTTATTTACAAACTCAACCATCGATCCACCCAAGAAGACCGTTTCCCACCAGCTTGTTCCCTGTTTTATTTTGAATCTATTTTTACCATCAGAAAGGATCAACCATTATGACCAAACTTACCTACACCCTCGCTATCATCAACGGTACTGTCTGCTATGAATGTCAGCCCTCCACCCCGCACGCCTTCTATTCGGGCGGCGGCTGGTTCGCCCCGTTCTGCACCGTCCTCGAACTCACCCGCAAAAACACCGTCAAAGCATAACAAATGTCCAATATCCATTTATCCCATATCACAGAAAGGAACTTTCAAAATGACTCAAAATCTTACCCTCGTTACCCAAAAGCCTTTTGGCTCCATCACTTGCAACTTCTATAAAGATGATGCCATTGAAAACGAATTTTATATGACAAGGCGTCAAATTGGTGAAGCACTAGGTTATGTAAAAGCTGATAATGCTATTCAGCAAATTCATGATCGAAATAAAGACCGTCTTGATCCACTTTCAACAACCCTCACTTTGGGGGGTGTTGAAGGAAATAGATGGGTAAATCGAAATACCCGTGTCTATACCCTCCGCGGCGTTATGGAAATCTGCCGCTTCTCCCGCCAGCCCAACGCGGATAAATTTATGGACTTCGTATGGGACGTTATGGAATCCCTTTACCATGGCGGCAGCGTCCTCGCCACCCCGGACCAAACCTCCGCCGTCGCCATGCAAACCATCCAGGCTCTCGTTGATTCCACCCTCAAAACCCAGGCCGAAACCACCCGCTGCATGGTCACAATGACCTCCACCCTCGCTGCCATCGCCAACCACTTTGCCGGTGCTGTCCCCGCTCAGCAGCCCGCCCCGCAACCCGTCACCGTCACCCCCAAGGATTATGCCGTCCATGATGAACCTGTCCCCAGCCCCAAAAACGAATCCACCCCGGCACCTGCCCCGCAAAAGTCAAATGTCTCTGTTGCTGTAACCTCAAAACCCGTATCCGCCCCCGTCACCTGGCGTGATGAAGTCTACCAGACCATGGATAAAATCATCCGCAACGCCCCGGAGCTTTACTCCTCCCGCCGCGATATCCTCAACCAGATCTACACCAAAATGAAACGCGATTACGGCTTTGTCCAGGAGCAGGAGCGCATCAACTACCGCAAGTCTCACCCCTATGATCCCAATCTCTCCACCATCCAAATTATCGAATTCACCACTACCTACCGCGAAATCTTCGATTCTATTTTGAACGATCTCTATAACGATGCCATCATCAAGCACGTTCGCAAAAACGATTCCAACCCCAACTCTCAGCTTCCCCTCGGTGTCCAGCGGGAACTCGGCCTTATTAAAACCGAACCCTGCATCATCAAATCTCCGGCCACTTCCGTTCTGGATGAACAGCCCGTTCCCGCTCCCCTGCCGGATGAATCCGCAAAGCAGCCCAAGCCCGCCCCTTCTCAGTCCCTTTTGGATGAACGTGCTGCCGCCATCAATGCCGCAATTGCTAAGGCCGCTGCTATCTACTATGATACCTCCTGCAACTTCTCCGTCACCTACCGCAACGTCTATAAAATCATGAACACCGATTGGAACGAAGCTCACATCCAGTTCCGCAACCGCTATAACCGCACCGCCCAGCAGCTCAAAACCCTTGTCATGTACAGCGGTGTCCTGTTTGATCGCTTCAATGCCGCCGTCAACACTTATATTAACGCCGCATCCAAGCCGGAAGTTGAATCCGCATCCAAGAAGGAGGCTTGAAATATGTCCACCCTCACCATCCCCGTTCAAACCAAACAAACCCTCACCGGCACCTACGCCAAATCCGGCAATGATTTTTATTTCATCTCCGAAGAACCAGACCTCTTCCCTCCCAACCCCCGCACGGATTGGGATTGCTACTCCACATTCTATATCGCCCCCAACCGTTATTTTTCCGGTGATAAACCTGTCAGCGCTTTTGTCCCTGATGTCAAAGCCGGCATTGAATCCGAATACGTCAAGCTTCCCATCTATGCCTACGTTTACTCCGGCATCGCTCTCTCCACCACGCCGTTCCATGATGATTTTGATTCCGGCCTTGCCGGTTTCGCCGTCTGCACCCGCCAGGACGTAGCTAACCTCGGCTACTCCACCCCGGACTGGCGCTCCCGTGCTGAGGACGTGATCGAAAGTGAGCTTGAACTCTATCAGCAGTACCTCAACGGCGAAGCAAAAACTCTCACTCTCTATCAATATAACCCCGATTCCAATGAGTGGGAAGAAAACGATTCCTGCGGCGGCTGCTATAGCATCGAATCCGATCAGGATATGGTTGATGTCTTCTTTTCTAACGCCACCGCCCTCGACCACCCCGATTTTGAATCCTGATCAAAAAACCATAAAGGATGTTTGAACTATGTCTATTCTTGTTATTCCTTCCCAAAATCAAAAAATTCTCCCCGGTGTTCGCGTTCGTGATACTGATAATAATTTTTATTTTATCTCTTGTGAGGCGGATCTCCGCGCTGTCAACCCACGGGAAACCGGTAAAACTTACTGTACCCTCTATATTACTCCTGATCGTCACCTGATTGGCGATAAGTCTATTGATTGCTTCGTTCCTGACATGAAAACCTTAAAGGAATCAGGCACAGAATACAATATCCGTCCAATTTATGCTTATAGGGACTCCTCTCGTCTTTCTCTTTCCATCCTTCCGCTTTGTAGTGATTTTGATTCTGATATTGTCGGGTTTGCTGTCTGTACTCACAAAAGTGTTCTTGACGCCGGTTACGAAGACCACGATTGGGAAAGCCGTGCTGTTGATATTATCATTGATGAACTTGCAGCCTATCAGGAATATCTTAACGGCAAAGCAAAATATCTCACCCTTTATCAGTATGATTCTGTTACTCAAAAATGGGTAGTGGTTGATTCTATAGGCTCTTGCTATGGTATAGAGCGGATGTCTGATATCGCTTCTGTCTTTTTTGAGCCGGATGCTGTCAGTACTTATTCTGACCCTGATGAAATTATTATCGCTCATGAGTCCAATCTCTAATCTTTGTACAAAAAAAGGAAGTTGATCCCATGTTCTACACCGTTAATGACAAAGAATATTCTTCCGATTCCACCCCCAACCAAAAAATTCTCGACCAGCTCATCAACCGCGAAGTTTTTTGCAATATGAACCAGGAAATGGATTTTATCCTCTCCGCCCTCGCTTATGACGCCAGCATCCCGGAAGATCCTCCTTTCGATGAATCCGATTACGAATCCGCTATCTGTGATGCCTCCTCCCAAACCTGCTCCGAGTGCGGTAATTCCAGCTACTTTGATGAAGTTGGCGTCCCGGACCTCGATGATTCCAAATTCCAAAACCTGGATTATGATTCTGACGTCCCGGAACCTGTGGACCCCTATATCTGCCCCGTCTGTGGCCTCACCTACCCTACTCTCGCCCAAGCCCGTGCCTGCTGCGAGTCCGAAACTGTTCATGTCTGCCAGTGTTGCGGTGCTGTCTACAGTGACGATGAATACGATGACCTCGATACCACCCCGCCCGAAATCTTTGAATGGTGGGCGGTCTCCAACTGGTTCGGTGAAAAACTCAAAGCCCGCGGTGAAGTCGTTCTTGATTGCTGGGGCAAGTCCTACTGGGGCCGCCAGACTACCGGTCAGGCCATCTCTCTTGATTTCGTTATTGCTTCCATCGCCAAGGAAATGCAAATCCTGGATGGCCAACTCCATTCCTGGGCACCCGAACCCCCGTCCAAATTCGGCAGCCCCACCCCTATGCCGAATCCTATTATCCCTGACGCTGATTGTTATGGCGCTCATACTGTTCAATGAGGTGATTTTCTATGACCTTCCAAGACCTCTACCTCGGCCAGCGCGTCCGCATCCTCTCTTGGGATGAACTCAATTCCATCAGCCATCATGATAGTGCCTATGGTCTTTACTTGCCGGACAACTCATTCTTTAATAGCGAAATGAAATACCTTTGCGGTGCCACTCTCACCATCGTAAACGAACCTTCCTATTTTGACAGAGATAAACGTTATCTTTCTTCCGATATCTTCCAGTTTGACGATCCTCTTCTCTCTCTTTCTCGTGGCACCCTCTCTACAGTTGAATTCCGCCGCTGGCTCCTCTCACCTGCCATGCTCGTCCCTCTTAACGAATCCTCTTCCGTTATTCCTCCCGCCATCTCTTTTGACCAACTCCTCACCGGAGGTGAACTCCCTCAATGAAACCTCTTAACCTTGCCGATTACCCTACCTATAACGTCGGAGATGAAGTTACCATCCGTCAGTGGGATGATATGGAATCCGAATTTGGTTTGGACGAATATGGTGGAATCAAAGTCCCAAAAACTTTCACAGAGTTTATGAAAAAATATTGTGGGCAAACACTCCCTATTGTCCATATAGAACACTATACACCTTCGAATTTTGATTCTTATCATCTCGGCGGTAGTCACGCGATTTTTTCTTCTCCCATGTTTGAACAATCCAAACCCCAATCCGTTCCGCCCTCTTCTCTCTCCTTTGATTCTCTTCTCCAAGGTGGTGACTTCTTTTGATTCCCGAAACAACCGATCTTTTTTATCCCACCATCCTTCCTAACCAAGAAATTCTCTTCCCCTCCTTCGCTCAATGTAAAGCTCTCTATGATGATTTTCGCCAAAGCTCTGATCTACGCAAACAATCCGTCGCTCCCTGTATGAACTTATCAACTAGGGGTAATCTCGGTTTCTGTCCTGTTTCTAACGTTACTGCTGTTCCCCGCGGTGATTTTGATTCCCCTCAAATCGTCACTGCCACAGGTGTCTGCAATAAAAATTTCTTTCAGTTCACCACCCAGGACGGCAAAATGTATTACGCTTCAAAAATTTATGCTGCCTACCAATCTCTTATTGAATCCTCCCCCGTGCCTACTCCTCCCTCTCCCATTTCCTTCGATGATTTACTTCAAGGTGGTGCTTAACCTATGCCGTCTTATCCTCACAAATTTCAGCCTGGCGATACGGTCACAATCCGCACCTGGGATGATATGCTCTCTCAATATGGCAGCCTGGGTGAACAAGTAGGGATTAAAACCCCTTATGTAACCCTTGACTATAATATGAAACAGTTTTGCGGTCGCTCTTTCAAAGTTGAATATGTTCGGCCATCCATTAACGATAAACATTGGATTTATGGATTAAACGGCAGCTGGTTCCCTTTTACTGAAGACATGTTCGTTTTTACCCCATCTGTCCCTGCTTCTACCATTTCTTTCGATGATCTTATGAAAGGAGCCACATAATGAGTTCGTATTTTCCTCAAGTCGGTGATTTTGTTATGATCCGCCCCTGGGATGATATGGTAAAAGAGTTTGGCACTGATTACTATGGGGATATCCCAACGCTTCCTGCCGCCACCTTTCAAAATATGAAACAATATTGCGGTCATTTCTACACTGTTGAAAGTGTAACCACTACCGCTGTTGGCTCCTGGTGCTCTTTTGCGGATGTAAGCTATGATTTTCCTGTCTGTTCTCTTGTGTTACCCGTCTTTGAATCCTCTCTCACCTTTGATGATCTTATGAAAGGAGCCGCTCTATGAATTTCGATCCTCAGCCCGATGATATCGTCACCATTCGTACATGGGATGACATGGCAGAAGAATACGGTTTGAATGAAAGTGGCGAAATTAAAACTCCGCGTATCACCATTTTGAAAAGCATGAAACGATTCTGCGGTAACTCTTATGTTGTAAAAGAGGTTCACCATACATCTGATAGACGAACGTATTATTTTTATGGTTGCCATTTTTACTTCCCTATCTGTGCTCTTGTCGGTTATTCTTCCTCCCCGCAGTCCATCCCCATTTCCTCCGTCTCTTTTGATTCCCTCATCCAGCCTCTCACCACCCCCTGAAAGGACCACCTCAATGAAACAATTTTTCCAAACTGACCCGGACACCCGCCAGTTCTGCCGTGCGCTCTCTCCCACTACATACCAGTTCACTGATATCGTTCCTTTTCACTCCAAATCGGCTTCTCCCAACCGCAATTATTATGCCGTTGCCGCCGAAACGATCGACCTCTCCGCCTATACCATCCGCCAGCTGGAACAAGCCGTTGAGCCTTATTACTGTTCTCTGCGCGGTCTTGTCTCCGCCTATGGTTCTGATACCACCTTGCCGGAAATCCTGCAGATCATCGCGGAATGTGTCTTTGAAAATATTGAAACCCCAAAACTTGTTTCCCCTGCTGCTGATTATCCCCGTGCCGTCTCCTACCAGCGCCAGTGGATTTCCCGCCAGGAATCTACCCCCGGCCTTCCCAAAACGATGTTCAAATCCCTTACCGATTCCGCCGCCGCATCTTAAATTAAGGAGATGATTTCATGTCCTACTTTACCCGCTACACTCTCGATGTCTTTCGCGATAACGCCACCACTCTCATCCCGGAACCCACCCGCTGTGCCATCCAGCATGAACTCCAAACCCTTTACGCCGATGCTTCCCCTTGCCTCATACCCTTCGATCCTTCCGCCTATTTTTATGATGACGAGAACGATATCCTCACCTTCGACCCCGAAAACGAATGCCCGTTCGATGTCGCCAACGATATGATCGCCCTCTCCCGCTCCTTCCCTTCCCTCACCTTCCGTATTACCTCCAAAGGCGAATGTGATGATGACTACTGGCGTCAGTATTTTGTCAATGGCAAAACCTGTACCTGCCCCGGCAAAATCGAAATCACTTACGCCCCCTATAATCCCCGCAACCTCGAAGCCCCGTACTGATAACCATACCATTTCCCATTTTTGTAATATTTTCCACCACCTTGTTTTATTTTTAACATTGTTCTATAACAAAAATCAAAAGGAGTTACATATTTATGAAAATCGTCAACACCGGCATCAAGTACCAGATCTACGATGATTCCCTTCGCACCTTCGATTCCCTGCCCGCTGCCACCTACTGCGTCCGTTTCTCCAAGCTCAGCGGCTTCTATCTGGAATCCCGCCCCAATATGCAGGTCAACGAAACTGTCTATGGCCCGCATGAATCCAAGGTCGAAAAAGTCATCGCGTCCTACAACGCTTTCCCGCGTTCTCTTGGCGTCATCCTCAGCGGCGCAAAAGGTATCGGCAAGTCCATGTTTGCCCGCCTGCTCTCCACCCGCGCCATCTCTGCTGGCTTGCCCGTCCTCATTGTCGATGAAGCCATCCCCGGCATTGCCTCCTACCTCGAATCCATCGATCAGGAAGTTATGATCCTCTTTGATGAATTCGATAAAACCTTCGCCCATCCCTCCGATAATGATAAAACCGATCCTCAGTCCACCATGCTCTCCCTGTTCGATGGCACCTCTAATGGCAAGCGCCTCTTCGTTGTCACCTGCAATGATCTCAAAGGTCTCAATGATTTCCTTGTCAACCGCCCCGGCCGCTTCCACTACCACTTCCGCTTCGATTACCCCACCGCCGATGAAATCCGCACCTACATGCAGGATAAGCTCAAGCCGGAATATTACGACCAGATTGATGCCGTCATCGGTTTTGCCGGTCGCGTTGACCTCAATTATGACTGCCTGCGTTCCATCGCCTTTGAACTCAACACCGGCCTGCCTTTCACGGAAGCTATCAAGGATCTGAACATTGTCAACCTCAACGCTGAGCGCTATAACATCACCATGAAATTCGCAAACGGTGTTGTCTATCCCGCCAGCAATGTCCGCCGTGATCTCTTCGATCCCTCCTCGGAAGAATACGTTCGCTTCTTCAACAAAAACGGCGATTTTATCTTCGAAGTCACCTACAACAATGATTCCGTTCAGTTCGATAAAACCTCCGGCACTCCCTTTGTTGAAGGCAAGGACCTCACATTTGAATACCGCCACATCTCCGATGATGAACTCTCTGACCCGGATGAAAAGGTTTGCTATGATACCATCGCCCAGATCAAATCCACCACTCCCGCCGCTCTCGCTTTCCGCCGCACCCGCTTCCGCGATATCCACTACGCCGTCTAAGGGGGTTTTTCCATGTCCGCCACAAATCCACTTTACGATGAAGAGCTTCACTGCCGTCACTGCGCTTATCAGGGCATCAAATGTAAGCGTGCCAATAACATCACCGTCAATCTTGTTTCGGATTGCGCCCATCCTCACTACGGTTCCTATCAGGGCATTTGTTCTGATTTTGCTCCCAATCCCAACTACCCGTTCTACTTCAAAAACTGGACAAGCTTCCAGGATTATTTTGATCACGCCGCCCCGGATATCCCCCGTCCCAACCTGGCCGACCAAACTGCCGCCGCTGTTTTCTGTTTCAATGGCGATCGTAGCACTCTTTACTTTGTCAGCCAGAACGATTTTATCTTCGGCAACCTTTATCAGGATGGTAAGCTCCGCACCGTCTACCGCCAGGTCAAAACCAAAAACATTCATTCTTCGTCCGGCTATTCCTATCCAACCGAAGCCTGTGATTTCACTCCTTTGCCCCAAGGTGCTTCCGTTCCGCTGGAAGCTGTCTGCACCATCCAGCCCGCCTATCCGCCTCTAATCTACGCCCCGCCTCTCACCCCGGAACAGGATTGTCCTTACCCCTATGATGGAACTTTTACTCCAAAAGTTTGGGAAGGCAATGATTTCATGCCGCCGCCAACCGTATGCCCCTGGGGTTCCAACGTCCACCGCTGGCTCTCTTATTTTGGCGAAGGCTACACCTCAGCAAAGGATGATTCTCCCCTCGATCTCTACTGTTCTCCGTCCGCTGGCATCCGCCTGCAAATTACCGGCCCTTATTTTTACTTAACGGAAACTCACCCCGGTACCGAGCTTCTTTTCACTAACAATGAATCCCATCGCAACTTTCTGGCTCAAAACTACCCTCTTGCCCACCGCGATATGTCCAGGGACCGTGCCCTGCAACTCCTCTCCCGCACAAAGCCGGATTGCAAACTCTGGCAGATTTTGCGTACTCACTGCCTGCCCCTTGCCCAGTCCGTCAAGGAGCTGACCCACTCCCCTCATGTCTTCCCGTCTTGATCCTCTTGCCCGCAATTATTATCGCCGCAACAATTACCGGCAAACAGCCGGCTACCCCAAGCGTGAATGGACGACCGAGGAAATGAATCTTATCCTCGCCCACTCCATCCCCGACCGTCAGCTTTCTGCCCGTCTTCAGCGCAGCGTCCAGTCCATCCAAGTCATGCGCTGCCGTCTTCGTTCCAAATAGATTTCAATTTTCAAAATCCAAGGAGGTAACAATTATGTTAGGTGGTTTTGGTTTAATTCTCGGTATCGCTGGTTTGTTCGGTTCTGCCGCTGCAGCTGGTTACACATCCAATGATATTAAAGATTTTAATGCCCTCGGTGCCTACCAGCGCTCCATCTCAGAACCCACCCCGGAAGAGAAAGCCATCTATGAAAAGTGGCGCGGCAAAACGTTTAATCAGCGGCATGAAGCTTTTTCAATGCTTGCAGGGGAACATCACGTTGATTGTGCCGATGCCAAACGTATCTGGTGGCAGCATATCTTCGAGGATGAAAAAGTTGAGGTCAATCCCAACTATCTCGACCGTATCAGCGGCGTGCATGATCGCGCTCTGACCTATAAGGCAGAACAAATCGGTAAAAAGCGCCGCGGCTGGTAAGGCAGGTGAATCCTTATGCCCATCAAATTTCTTCTCCTCCTCTTTATGTTTTTCTCCCACCTCATTGCCGATTACAATCTTCAGGGCATCCTCGCCGATCTCAAGCAGCGTTTGTGGTGGGACCTCAAGTACTCCAAGGTGTTCGTTCAGGAACACTATCCTGTTGATTACATCACCGCCCTCATCGAACATTCATTCATGTGGTCAACTTGCATTACGATTCCGCTTCTGGTTTACTCTCTGTTCGTTCCTTATAATCCTCATGCAATTGCCTATTTCTGTTCCTCCATTCTTACCAATACCGGTTTTCATGCTATTATTGACCACCAAAAAGCAAACGAAGGTTCTATCTCTCTTACCACGGATCAGCTCCTTCATACCGGTCAAATCTTTTTTACCTGGCTGTTTTTCGTTCTGTCCTATTAAAAAAATAAAAACCAGAGTCGCAAAACCCTGGCGTACATCCTCCCATTCAAAGGAGCGTTGCTTATGAATTCTATCCCTCAGTCCTCCCAACAGCTTGTTGAGCTGCTCAAATCCAAATCTCTTCACATCTCTGCTGCCGAAAGCTGCACCGCCGGCCTCTTCTCTTCCTCTCTCGCCAGCATCCCCGGCGCATCCAGCGTTATGGAGTATGGCTTTGTCACCTACTCTGCCGCTGCCAAAACGAACCTTGTCTCTGTCAAACCGGACACCATCAAGAATTACACTGTTTATTCCGGTCCTGTCGCCGCCCAAATGGCAATCGGCGCAGCTCAAAAATCTGGCGCAGAGCTTGGCGTTGGCATCACCGGCATTGCAGGTCCTCATGCGGAATCTCAGCCTGCCGGCACTGTCTATATCGCCGTAGCCAATTCGGAGATTCAAAATGTTTTCGTCCGCCGCTATCTTTTTCAGGATCACGACCGCAACATCATCCGTCAAAAAGCCGTCCTTGCTGCCATGGATCTTGTCACCGCCGTTATCACTTCCACCGGCCGCCAGCCCCACTTTGCCTGGTCCTGCAGCCCCGCCATTATCCATACCGTAACCGAATCCAAAACCCACTCATTCTAACCACTATATAATAAGGTAGGTAATTTGCTATGAATAGAGAGCGCCGCTCCAGAATTCGAGGTCTTATCAAGGCTTTCAAGGATCTCTCCTCCACCATCCAAAATGATCTCTCCTCCCAAGTTCAGGACCTGCACGATCTTGAGGAAGAAGCCTTCGATAATATGCCGGAGTCTATGCAGGATTCCGACCGCGGCACCGCTATGCAGGACGCCATGGATGAACTTCAGTCCGCTGTTGATCTCTGTTCCGAAGCCTCAGATGCCATTGATTCCATCGTGGATTCTTTACAGGCCGCTACAGAATGATTTTCCCTCCCCATCAGGTAGTCTACCGTGCAGTGCATCTCGTCCGCCAATACGCCCAGCGCCCAAAACCCTGGGTAATTGATTCCGTTCTCCCACCCCATCACGGTGTGGGTCCTGCATCGCAGCCGCTCTGCCAGTTCCCGCTGGCTTATCCCGTTTGCCTTGCGCCACTCTCGTATAATTTGCCCAATCTCCATATTTTCGTGTCCCCTTTTCAATGTTAGTACAGGTTTCCGTTCTAGTATCTTGAATTCCTTTGTGCTATACTCGCATTATACAACAAATGGTTGTCAATTACAACTATTGGGATTAAATTCCCACCATTTTCCAGTCCATCTTTTCGGACGTCAACGAATAAGGAGGAGCCATGAATACACAAACTATCACCCTTGCCCAGCTAGCCACCGCCTGCCAAAACGCAGCCTACATCAATGTCCACCTCTACACTCCGGCCATGTCCTCCCTCTCCACCTTCAAGCCAGATCAAATCCGCTTCTTGTCTGCCTCCATCGGCGTCCCGCTGCTTCGCTTCCAAAGCAAAACCAGCACCATCGTCCTGCAGGCTCTCAGCATTCAGGCCGCCGTCACCCCCAGCACCCCCGGCAACGAGATCCCTTTTGGCCGTTGTACCTACTCCTACACCACTTATGATTTCGTTCTGGATGGTGTAAATTATTCCGTAAATATTTTTCAAAAATCTTGAATTTTACTGTTGACTTCTTGTAAGTAACATGGTATGATAATATCACAAGGTAAGCAATAAATAAGTAAAGGAGGTTTCCCCGCTATGTTCAAACCCAGTACCTCGGTTCCCAAGTTTGGCGAAATCCGGCTGGGCTGTGCTCCGCAAGACCATGCTCTGCTCGGTACGCACAAGTACGTTGGTATTCATCCCTATCTGGTCGTCAGCAATGATGTTTATAACAAATTCAGCGGCCAGTGTGATGTCATCCCCTTCACCACCAAGCGCTTTGCAAGTGCCAGTCCAACGCATGTTGATTACCCAGCCGGTTCTATCCGCGGCCTAACGCGGGATTCTACCCTCGTGGTCGAAGCGCGGGATACTCTTCTGAACTCTCAGCTTGGCGAACCGATTGCCCGCTTCTCAGATGAAAACTGGCAGCTGGCCAAAAAAGCCTTTCTTATCCAGAACCCATTCCTTACCCGCTGGGTCATCCCGGAACCCCGCCCAACACCGGTTGCATAGTTTTTCTTTGCATTTCCTGTCTACATACGTTATACTATAAATAACTAGAAAGGCAGGATCTGTATGGGCAAAACTATTATCGATCGGTATAACAATGATTCTGTTCGTATTGATCGTTATCAGCAACTTATCTCTGATATTACCAATGCTTATATTACGGTCAATCACGGCAAAACCGTTCCGCAGTATATCCAAAAAATCATTCCCCGGCTTTCCTACACGCTCGAAACGTATGAGCATCAGTACGGCACCCGGTTTGAATCCTTTTCCTATCAGCAGTACGCATCGTTTTATAAGCAGGCAATCATCGGCAATTCGGCAAGTGCAGTTATCAACCGCAACAAGCTGGTCCTTCTCTCCTGTTACCTGGATTACCTGGTTCTTCAAAACGTTATCACGCTGGATCAGTCAACAGGTCATCCGTTCCGTCAGTTTCTTCAGATGTCACTGGCTGATAATGAGGACGATTCTCAAATTTCGTCCAAGCCATCCCTCACTACCGTTTCCAATCCCAGCAAACCCACTCTGCAGCAGTCCCTTGATTCCTATTCTCAGCAGATGCTCTTTTCTGATGAAGAATTTGAATCTCTGCTGGAAGCTATCTTTAATAACAGTGATCTGGACTGTATGCCCCGTGCAATCTATACCCTTGCCTGGTGCGGTGTGGAGGTCAAAAACATTGCTCTTATCAAAAAAGCGGATGTCGATCTTACCCGTATGGTAATTTACGCCACCGAACAAAATCACCTCCCACAGGATATTGTGATTTCTTCCTCTTTCTGCTGTATCAACCTTGAAAAAGCCATGCTTGCGCAAGGTATCCTGGTACCCAATCGTACCGGTATGCGTGAAGTATCGTTTTTTGGCCGCGATGATTATGTGATCCGTGGTGTAAAAGGCGCCAACAAGGCCGAAACGCCGGACCCGGACGCCAGCGGTTTTTATATCGTCAATAACATCAACCGCGTCTATTCTCAGCGCCAAGAACAGCTTCCGGTGAACAATCCCTTCAAAAACAAAAAAGTTCTCGTCAGCTCTTGTTATAAATCCGGCCGGTTCCTGCGGCTCTTCAAAACACAACAGCTGTCAGAAAAACTCTGGGGCGTTTATAGCAATGATTTCGTTTACTCTTACAAAAAGTGGCTATCTTACAAGCAGCTCAACTTAAAATAATTTTTTCTCATCGTGGGGCATCGTCGTCCCACATTTTTACGGGCACTATATTACAAGTTTTCGCAAACACTATTTTCAGGAGGTTTTTCCCATGACTACCGAATCCATGTCCATTCACCGCGCTCTGGTAGAACTTAAAACAATTGATTCCCGGATCATCAAAAAGATCGATTCCGCCAAGTTCTGTGTCGCCGCCAAAGCCAAAGCTACCAAGCTCGGTGCAATTACGGTGGATGAATTCAAAACATCTGCTCAGGCCAGTTATGATTCCGCTATGGATCTCATCAATCGCCGCAACGCCATCAAGGCCGCTGTCTCCAAGTCCAACGCGGTCACAGAAATTTCAGTGAACAATAAAACTTATACCGTGGCCGAAGCCATCTCTCTCAAGCAGCACGGCATGGAATACCTGGACTACCTGCGCAGCCATATTCAGGCCCAGTATTCAAACGAAACCTCTCAGATTACCTCCGCCAATCTCCGTGTGGAAGCCAAGGCTGATGATATGGCCAAATCGATCTGCGGCGGCGATTCCAAAACCAAGGATGCCGATCCTGAAACTGTCGCCAAGATCCGCAACACCTATCTTGAACAGAACTCCATGGAGCTGGTCGATGGCCTCACCAAAGGCTGTACTCAAATCATTGAGGACCTGCAGTCCCAGATCAATTCCTTCAACAACGAAATTGATTCCGCCCTCTCTGTTTCCAACGCCATTACCCAGATCACATTCAGCTACTAAGCTGTTTTGATACCATTTGCCTGTGTACCGAAAGCGTCAAACCACAAGCCGCTTTGTCCGCTGTGGAATAATGACAAAGTTAAAACTATAAACACCTGTTCCACGATCATTAGAATTATGATAAAAATATTGGTTCATTCTTTGTGGCTGCATTTTTGTATGCCCAGCCCGTCAGAATGAATGTTTTGCCCGGAAAGTTTAATGCTTAACGCTTAAACCTCAACGCTCAAATTTCAAACTTTATTTTTTCATCAAGGTTTATTCCTCAACCCCCAAGGCTCAAGGCTCTATCAAATCCTTGGCGCAAGGTCATGTGCATGGCTGTGTCGGCACCTCGCTGTCCTCAAGGCTGGTACATGGGCAACGTGCGAAGGCGGTAGCACGTTAAAACAATCCGCCCTGGTAAGCGGCTGTCGTACAACGGCCAGTATACAAGCCTTCCAAGCTTGGGATGAGGGTTCGACACCCATCAGCCGCTCCACAACAGAATAACTTCATTTTGGTTTCACACCGTAAAGTCCCGTCACACCGGCGCGGCCGTGGATTGGCCGCACCGGGTAGCAAACGGCTCCACACCTCGGTCATATCCAGTGGTCAGCGGCTTTTTTCGGAGTTCTTGCTTCCATTCAGTTCAAACAGTTTGTCGAGCTGTTTGCGGCTGAAAATGTTCTGTTCGTATTTCCAAATGAACAGCGAAAAGCTTAGGCCCTCTTTGTTATCAAACGCAAGCCACTTGTCGTAATTGGCGTTGTTACAATTTTCCTGTAACTGCGTATATCCAGGTGTTTGAATTTGGAATCTATGTACCCGTCACCAGTACAAATATATGTACTATATCGCGGGGTGTCGTCTCCATCATGAATTTATTCTGTTACTATGCCAGGTTAGCTCAATTAGGCAGAGCAGCCGTTTTGTAAGCGGCAGGTTGTGGGTTCAATTCCCCCACCTGGCTCCACCGTTCCGGTTCACACCGGGGCGTCATGGCTCCCAGCGCCGGTCAAGTCTGGGGTACGCGGAGGGCAATCTCTCCGTCAAATCAGTGGGTGAAATAAACTCGCTGGACGCTTTATTCTGGTCTAACCCCCAGATGCTAAAGCAATGGCAGAGCAGCGGCACACTGCCTCAAAACTATTCCGTTTGCACCTTCGGGCAGGTAACAGTCCACCTTGCCGGGTTCAAAGCCGTCTTTACGGCAGTCTTAACACGCAGCACCCGGCATGAAACCGATCGGCAGAACTTTTGGTCAGCTTCCAAACATCTTTCTGGCCAATGACAAGATGGGAAAGTCCTCCGGGCTGCGGTGAGTAGTAAGCAGCGGTAAGTACCTATCGACATATGGTGAGACGGCCAAGCACGTCACTGGTACCTCAAGGGTGGGATGCCCTTTTACACGGAGCAATACTCAAGCTGGTTTAAGAGGCGTCCCCGCTAAGGACGTAGCCAACAGCCCCGCCTAAACCGGTCCTCCGGTTATAGATGAGATTTACAGGGAAACTCGTAAGTCCGGTTGGTTAGCCTAAGTCTGCTGCTCCGGCAACAGGAAACTACGTTGTGTACCAATAATATAGGCACCTTACTCATGCTCCACAAGTGGTAAGCTCTGCGGACGGCTCGTTAAACATCTCTGAGGGTAGGAGAAGTGCGAACGTCATGTCGAAAGGCTAAAACGGTATAACAACATTGGCGATGTGGACCACAGGGCGCAAGCCCTGACTTATTGATTTATTATTTGCGAAAGGAGTGCCTTGCATGAGCACTTGCGCTTGTGTTCTCAGTAAGAATGGCGAACGTCTGATGCCGACCATCCGTCTTGGCAAGGTGCGCCATCTCCTGAAAGACGGAAAGGCAAAAATTATTAAGCATCATCCGTTTACCATCCAGTTGCTGTATGACAGCGAAACGAATATTCAACCCATCGAAATCTGCGAGGATGTGGGTTACAACTACATTGGCATCAGCGTGAAAAGCCAATCTCACGAATATGTGTCTGTACAATATGATACATTGCAGGATGAGAAAGACTGCCACGATAGTTGTCGTAAGATGCGCCGCATCCGTAGAAACAGGTTACGTTACCGCAAGCCGCGTTTCGATAATCGTAAGCGTAATAAAGGTTGGCTTGCGCCCTCTCTTGAACATAAGAAAGAACTCAATGTTAATGTCATCAAGATGTATTGCAAGGTAGTTCCTATTACGCATGTAACTGTTGAAGTTGGTTCTTTCGACACAATGCTTGTAAAAGCCATCCAAGAGGGTAAAGCTATACCGGAAGGCGCAGATTATCAAAAAGGCCCTCGCTACAATTTGGCCACACTACGTGAAGCGGTTTTTTATCGCGATAAATATACCTGCCAAGTTTGCGGGCGCAAGGCTAATGAAGGTGCAATTCTGCATGTGCATCACATGTTCTACTGGAAGGGTCGTCACGGCAATAGTCTCAGCGAACTTCTTACTGTGTGTGAAAAATGCCATACACCGGCTAACCACCAACAAGGCGGCAAGCTCTACAGATTTGGTGAAAATATAAAGTTCGCCAATCTTTCCGGTGCGGCATTTATGAATACTGTGCGCTGGCAAATCGTCAATGAACTTTACACTGCTTTTGGCAAGCTGTTCGTCACATTCACTTATGGTGCGATGACCAAGGAAAAGCGGATTGCCTTTCATCTTGAAAAGTGTCATAACAACGATGCGTATGCAATGGGGAACTTTCATCCAGTTGACCGCTGCGCGTTTGAACATTATAAAAAGGTGAAACGCAATAACCGCATTCTCGAAAAATTTCATGACTCCCAGTACATTGACATCCGCACCGGCAAAGTGGCTAACGGCAGAAGCCTCTTTAACGGTAGAATCAACCGCAGCCATAAAAAGAATTCCGAGAACCTGCACAAGTATCGTGGGAAAAGGACTCGTAAAGGCTACCGTGCTCTACGCCGCAAAAAGGTAGCCCTCAATCCCGGTGATTTGGTTTCTCTTAACGGAGAAATTCTTGTTGTCCATAGCACTCATGCCGGAAAGAATGGTTATGTAGGCGTAGAATTCAAAGCTCCATCAAAAAGCGGCAAAAAGTCTGCCAGTCTCAAAAAACTAAAAATTGTTAAAACATCAAACTCCATGCGCTCTGCGTGGACTAAAGTATCTTAAAAACGTTTGTACTTACCAAGTATACCTCAAATATACTCTTGGCCAGCGCATTCCTCACCGCCTAAGTCGCAGGTGACTATAGACGGTATAACATGCTCCCATATCTCAATGGTAGAGAAGCGGCCTTATAGCCCGCCTAGCACCAGATTAGTGCGTAATCCCTGTTCGAGTCAGGGTGGGAGTACCAGCCTTATGGACTTGCCGTAAGGGATTGAAACCTTTTTGGTGATTTATCGGTCAAAAAAAAATCACCGTTCGGTAGGGCAGCGCCGATCGATGGACAAACCTGCCACCCAAATCATCCCGCTGGTAAAACCGTGCTCTAGCACCGCACTCCGGTCATATCCGAGCGCTTATCCAAGTCGGCTGGGTTCAGTGATAGACAATCACTTCAACTGCGGTGGGATGATTTTTTCTTTGGTGTCTCGCCCTACACGGCGTTTCATATTCCCGGCAAAGCCCCTGGTACCTACAGGCACCGCCTTTACGGCCTGCCCCGCATACCGCTTCCCGGTCATACCCGGAAGATTGAATTTCCTAAGATGATGTCATCATACAAGTTCTCGCTGTGCGGCTCGAACTTGTCGTTTGCCGGGATTTTATTTTTGATTCTATTCAGGGGGAATTTATCTTGTTATATACAAAACAGGAAATTCAATCTTTCTCTGATGAATTTATTTATTCTCGTATGAAAGAACTATTATCCTCTCCTCTTTGTCGTGACATTCCTGAATCTGAACAAGTGGACTGTTTGTTTTGTCTTGAACGTTATGACTGTGCAAATTCTATCCCGCCAGAATTTTTTCAGCTTAATGATGAATTTCAACGGAGAAGATATATAAATCGAAGGAGAGCTGCCAAATGAAATCCCGTCCCACTCCTGCCAACCTTTATACCACTCGCCGCATCGGCCTTAAGCATTGGCTAGACCACTGGCTAGACCCTGAATCTAAAACCCTTTTCTCTCAGGGCAGATATCCTACCAAACTAACCTATTGGGATCTTCCCGACTGTTTTCTTTCCGGCACTTACTATGGTGCAAAGGGTTATCTCCGCACTGATTCCATCAAAGGTCTTTGGTATCAGCCCTGTTATCACACCAATCACATGTTTAAGGACGATTTTCTTTACATCTCTTATCAGCACCCCATTTCATCTTGTCCTTTATTGGATATTTACCTCTCTTCCCCTGATTCCAAACTTTATGATGAAGTTATTTTCGGCGGTATCATCCCACATTTCCTCCGCTTTGCAGAGCAGTATTCTTTGTATGATTGCACTTCCATCTGGTCGCAGATCGAAGAAAAACGCGCCTGGTTCAAAGCCAACTATCCTACAGATTATCGGCATGAAGTTTTGATCCCTGATGCCGAAACGTTTTCCGGCCACTACCACAAAATTAAAATTCCCTGAATCCTCATTCACTGAATTCTTATTCAGTAAAAAAGCAATAAAGCATCGCAGCACATTTTTCTGCGGGGCTTTCTATTTTTTACTCTTTTTTCAAAGGGGGTGTTTCCATTCCAGTCGCATTTGTCCTTCTCATAATCCTCGCAGCCATCCTTTTTTGGGCTTGGCTTTCCCCGCACTATGATGAATTTGGTTCCAAAATTCTCAATTTCTTCCGTCAATTCACCAACAAAAAATAAGGAGTTTTTTCAATGAACAAAACCGTTGGCGCAGTTATCTCTGCCCTTGTCATCATCTTCTGTATCGTTATTGCTCTGTTTTGTACTGTCCGTATTCCTGCTGGCTATGTCGGCGTCATTTACAACATGAACGGCGGCGTGGCGGAAACCACCCTTACTCAGGGCTTCCATCTTGTCAAACCCACCCAAAAAGTTACTACCTACACCATCGGCATCGAACAGTCTTACCTCACTTCCGGTTCGGACGGTGATTCCAAAGGCGATGAATCCTTCGAAGTTCCGTCCAATGATGGTAAAGGTCTCACGGTCGATTTAACTTTTACCTACCGTTTTGATCCCGATCATGTCGCTGATACCTTCACCCGTTTCAAGGGTCAGTCCGGTAAAGACGTCAAAGAGGTTTTTATCAAGCCCAACATCATGTCCTGGACCAAAGAGGTCACGGCCAAGTATTCCGTCATTGATCTGCTTGGCGACCAGCGTGCTTCCCTCAACTCGGAACTCACCGCCTACCTCAAGGATAAGTTCGAACCTTACGGCATCATCATTGAATCCGTTTCTCTGATCAATATCGACCCCGATGACGAAACCCGTGCTGCTGTCCAGAAAAAAGTCAATGCTCAGCAGGATCTGGAGCTGGCAAAGATCGAGCAGCAGACCGCCAATGTCAATGCCGAAAAAGAAAAAGAAGTCGCTATCACGAAAGCCAACCAGGAAAAAGAAACCGCTCAGATCAACGCCGAAGCCAAACTGATCGAAGCCCAGGCTCAGGCCGATGCCAACCGTCTGATCTCCCAGTCCCTCACCCCGGAACTCATCCAGCAGCAGATGTATGAAAAATGGAACGGCCAGCTCCCCACCGTCCAGTCCGGCTCCGATACCCCCATTATTGTTGATACCACCAACTAAATCCTGTTCCACATTTGGAGGTGTTCTTATGGTCATTCTTAATTCCGGTACCTTGTTGTTTCTTGTCCTGCTTGCTTTTGCTGCCGGCTTCCTTGTTGATGCTGCCATCGGTGTCCGCGCCCATCTTCATGATAAGGAGGACTAGATCATGAACACTTCCAAACCTAACCCGCACACGATCACCCCCACCACCGTCATGGAATCTGATTTTGATGAACCTACACCTCACCGCAAACCCGGCAAATCCACCGGTCGTCCCCGCTCCCGGCACAAGCACATGTATACCCTCGGCTGGGCCTCTTATACTTTCGCTTCTCATCTTACCGGCAAAACGTTCACCCGCTACCTGCCCGTCAATTATTGCACCATCTGCGGCCGTCTTGGTGGCGTGTCAGTTTCCCAATTTACCGGTAAAGAACCCAAAGTCCCTCCCATTGGCTCCAAGGTGTTTGTTGTGCCGTCTTTCGGCACCAACGCTTTAGATCTTAATAATTTTATCATTTTCAAAGGAGAATAATTATGAAACCTAAGTTCCATCTTGGCGATCGTGTCACCGTCATCAAACCTTATGTTGCCCCCGTCCCCGATTATGTCAAGGACAGCGAAATTTTCAACGATCTGTACAAGGCTTTTGGCTTGGATAAAGATATCCGTGGTGTCAAGCCCGGCGATACCTATACCATCATTGAAGCCGAATCCAAACCTCGCACCCGTTCCGACGGCAAAACTGTTTATGCCTATTCTTACCAGGGCAAAAGCGGCAAGCGTTCCGATTTTGTCTTGTGGGAAGATGAAATCAAGCTGGTCGAAGCCACCAAGCCCGCCCCGGAAGACGATGACGAAGAGCCGGATACCGTCACCATCGAGATCGAAGTCTCCCTGGACGACAAGGCCGAAGCTCACCGCATCGCTCACAAAGCTGTCGAGCTGGCTTTCAAGTCCTATGCCGCTATCACCAAGGCCACCAATGATCCCGCTTCCATCACCTGGACTGATGATGAAATCGCAGCAGCCCGCAAAAAGGTTGTTGAACTGTCCTCCCGCGTCACGGAACATGGCGGCGATATGATCTTCCAGCGTTCCGGCAATACCGTATGCTGTGCTATTTACACCTCCAGCTTTGACGGTAAATCCGCTTTCAAAGGTTTCGCCAAGCCTTTCGATCACGACCCCTTCAATGAATGGATCGGCAAGTGTGTCGCCGCCTGCAAAGCTATGGGTGAACCCATCCCCGGCTTCATCGCCCACAAAAACACCAAACAGGATGCTGCGTGATGGGCACAGCACACGAATTCACCGCCCGCATCCGCAGCTTTGCCGAGTGCCAGCGTCTTAACCAGGTCGCCAAAGAATGCGGCCAGGTCGTTGTCATCGACCGCAACGGCAACCAGGCCAATGCCAAAAGCCTGCTCTCCCTTATGAGCCTGGATTATTCCGCATCGGTTCGCGTTGTGGCCTCCACAGCGGAAGAACTCTTCGCCCTGCATACCGCCCTTCTCGCTTTGAAATGATTTGTCAGGAGGTGTCCGCCACGTTCATCCTACCGCGCTCCCCGCCCCCGTTTTTTCGTCAACCACCGCAATCATTTTTTCACTTATCTTAACGGGGGTGTTCTTACATGTTTATCTGCAATGTCTGCAAAAAGATTTTTCCTGATTTCAAAAGTTACGGTATGCGCATGAACTACCGCTTCGGCTATGGTTCAGAAAATGACGGCGATATCTTTGACCTCACCGTCTGCGATTCCTGTGCCGATACTGTTGCCAACGCCATTGAATCTGTCTGTGCCATCAACCCCCATCTCACCGTCGATGATACCTTCTTCCCCTGCGATGAAGCATGTTCCGGCGATTGCCCTAACTGCTCCGGTGATTGTGCCGCCTCCCAGGACGATGAATCCTATGACTTCGAGGATGACGAAACCGATGAAGACGACGACGATGACGATTCCGACCTTGATTTTGACGGCTGATTAACCCCGCCTTTTTATTTTTTCTTTTCTAATTACAAGTTTTCGCAAATATGCCATATTAAGGAGCCCTTTATGCCTAAAAAAAACAACACCATCACCTTCAACTTTGTTGGTGATTTTACTCCTTCCACCAAAAATGATCTGCTTACCTCCACCCCGGCTACTTACGGCGGCATGTCTGATACCCGCCTCCAGCTCAGCTTTGGTGTCAAGGTCGGCAGCAGCCTTCAGTTCGTCTCCCTGCTGGATACTTCTCGCTCTGGCGATGTCATCAAAACTTACGACCGGGATAATAACCCCATTGATATCCGCTGGTCTGACCGCCTTGACCCCGATGTTATTTCCAAAGTTGCTCCCCACCGCACTTATCGCACCAACATCGGCTCGGATGAAACCAAAACCTTCATCACTGGCTATGATCTGGCCGAATACCTGGCCGAAGCTCTCAAGAACTACACCGGTCGCATCACCGTCAATGGCCGCATGGTCCTCCGTTACGATTCCAAAGGCATCCTGCGTCGCAACTTCAACATTGATTCCGTTTGGAAACCCCTGCTCGATAAAGACGGCGAACCGGTCGAAAAGCCCAAGCTGGCCATCATGGTTCCCTTCATCTTCAACAAGGATTGTATCGACAAAGCCGACCTCAAAGAAACCGGCAAAATCTACGTCAACGGCTATGTTGAATCCTACATCAACAAGGACGAAGGCGATAAGTATCTGCCCTTGCAGATGATCTTCAATACTGCCGTTTACAACATGGATGACCCTGGTGAAAAGTCCACTTATGAGTACCGCATGGGCGAGCTGGATACCAAAGCCAAAACGATGTTCTGCATGATGTGGGAAGGCCGTGTTGTCAACGGTGCTGAAGAAAAGCCGTTCGATGAATCCTGTCTTACTCCCTTCCAGCTGCGTTCCATCAAGGCCGGCAATGCCACTCTTGAAGATTTCCGTCCCCGCGGCTCTATCTACGGCAACCGTGTTCAGGAACTCCGCCTCATGCGTCCCATGCCCCGCAATGATTTCAAGGATGGCCCGATCGACCTCGGCCTCAAGAATTCCGAGTTTGTTGACCTGATCTACACCCCCACGAAGGATGAATCGGTTGCCGATATGGAAAAGTCCGCCAAAAAGGAACCGGAAACTCCGCCCTTCACCGCCCCCACCTCGCGGGATGAAGACGAGCTGTTTTAATTAACCACCAACACAAAAGGAGCGTGAACCTATGGCATTCAAAATGAATCAGATCAGCTGCGATCTTGCCAGCTACCCCTATTACATGCTGCTGTCCCCGCGCAAATTCGGCAAAACAACCTGGTGGCGTAACCTCGTTGTTGCCGCCTGGGGCAATGCCTCCAAGGGTCTGCTCATCTCCTGCGGTACTGAGTCCGGCTTCCACCACCTCGATAACCTCCAGGTCGAAGAAGCCCTCACCTGGGACGATGATTACGATGAAGAAACCGGCCACCGCGGCCTTGTCCAGATCGTCGATGATCTGATCGAAAACAATGCTGACTACGGCATCAAGGGTGTCTGCTTTGATACTTTTGATACCCTCTTTGATATCGCCACCGATGAAGTCATGCGGGAATCCCGTCGTGAAACCGGCAAGTCCTGCAAATCCATCAATGATGCCTTCGGCGGCTACAACCGCGGCTCTGACCGCCTGATTAAAATCATCAACGATCAGCTCTCCCGCATCCGCAACGCCGGCATCGCCGTCTTCATCCTGTCCCATACCAAGTTTAAGGAGCGTACCGATCCCCTCACCGGCGAAAAGTATGAGCAGCTCACAAACCTCATGCAGGACCGTACATACAGCGCCATTGCTGATAACGCCCAGATGGTCATGGTTGGCACCATCGAGCGCGATATCGCATCTGGCAAAATCGAAAACGAAAAGCGCGTCATCCATCTGCGCGGCACCTCTACCATTGATGCCGGTTCCCGTTTCAATGACCTGCCCGAAACGATCACCCTTGATCCGCAGGATTTCCTCGCCGCCTTCAAACAGGGTGTCGCCGGTGCTCACACGGTTGCTCCGGTTACGGATAAGCAGATCGATGCTGCCGCCAAGGCCGAGCAGAAAGCCGCCGCCAAACAGGCAGCCGTAGCCCGCAAAAAAGAGGAAGCCGAAAAGCAGGCCGAACAGGACGAATCTCACCGTGATGAATATTACAACACCATCGTCAATGGCTTCTCCAATGCCTCAGATGAAATCAAGGCCAAAGCCAAGGAGCTGTTGGCCGCTACTGGTGAACCCAAGTTTTCCTCCCCCAACATCCCGGCTGCAACCCTGCGCCAGATCGCTGACCTCTTCGCAGCGTAAAGGTGGTGTCAAATATGGCAGCACCCAAAGTCCGTAAAGGCCGCCGCGTCATCTGTCACGCCACCGGCATCTATGGCAATTCGCTGGACTATTTCAAGGCCCCGGATGGTTTTTATTACCAAACCAAAGAGCTGTATGAGCAAAAAAAGCAGGAATCTGATTATTACCGTCAGGTCGTTACCCGCATGGCCTCCTATATGGGCTATGAGCCGGGCGATGTTTTCCCAACGGTCATCACTCGCGGCCTCATGCAATTCAAGCATTACGGCTATGCCGCTGTCCTTGCCACCATGGAGGAATGCCAGTCCAAAATTGAATACGCTCTGGCTTCCCGCTCTTTCGGTTCGGACTATCAAAAAGCCTCCTACCTCATGGCCATCCTTACCAACAATATCAACGATGTTGCCCGCCGCCTCAAATCCCAGCAGGAATTTGAATCCCGTCAGGCCGCACCCCAACCGGCTCCGCCCCCGCAGGATTTCACTTCCGCTGCTCAGCCAAAAGATATCACAGATTTTCTGGAAGGCGGTGACTAAATATCGAACTCCAAACCTGTCTTGATAAAATCAATACCTCCCGTGCTCAAGACGAAGCCTCTTTTGTCTTCTGCCTCTGGAAAGAACCGGTTTTGTTTGGCGAGTACGATCAGGTCAACTTCGGCAATGATTTAACCATCAAAACCAAAGATGCCCTCTTCTACTACCAGCTTGGTCGCGGTATGTATGATTCCGGCTTCCGCAATTTCGATAGCATTTCGGTCGATACTTACCTTTCGGATAAAGCCGATACCCGCAAAGTCTTCTCGGCTTACGGCGGCTACCCGGAAGTCGAAAAGCTCAAATCCCTCGTGGATGTTGATAACGTCGAAGCCTACTTTGACCGCATCTCCAAGCTCAACACCCTCTCCGATCTCTGTGAGCAGTTTTTCAAAACTTTCCAGGATACCTCCCGCTTTGATTCCATGTCCAACTCCCAAGTCTACGATTTTTTCGACTATCAGCTCAACACCATCAGCATGAACTCCACCCGCGATATGAAAGTCGAATCCGTCGCCTTTGATGAATCGTATATCACAGAGCTGGATAAGGGCGAAACGGTCGGTCTGAATTACGGTAAAAACTGCCCTCGCCTCAACTGGGCCACTCTCGGTCTTCCCCTTGGTGATCTTTACATGCTGGGCGGCTTCTCCGGCACCGGCAAAACCTCTTTCGTGTTTGAAAATATGATCCTACCTTTAACCGAATCCGGTGTCAAGTGCTGCATCATTTCAAACGAAATGCAGGTCCGTGCCTACAAACAGCTGCTCACCATCCATATCCTCACCAATGATCTCGGCTACTGGAAAATGACTCGCAAGCATCTCAAGGTCGGCAAGTTCACGGATGAACAAAAAGAAATGCTGCTTAAAGCGGCAGCCATCAGCCAAAAGAAATACTCTTCCATCCGCTTCATCAAAATGTTCGATAACGATACCTCCCGCGTCATCAAGTCGGTTCGCAAATATTCCAAACTCGGCTACCAGATGTTCCTGTGGGACACCATGAAGTCGGACGACGACGGCGGCAATATGGAAATGTATCGCCAGCTTTTGCAGTCCTCGCGCAAAATTTTCCAGTGTGCCAGCCGGGAAAACGTCTCCATCGTCTGTACCTATCAGCTGGCCCTTTACATGAAAAACCAGCGCTTTCTCGATGCCTCCACCCTTTCCAACGGCAAGCAAATCAAAGAGGTTTTTTCCGAAATGATTTATATTCGGGAACTCTGGCAGGATGAATACACCGGCGAAAAATGTGATTGTCACGCATACACCCGCACCCGCAAACCGGATGGCACCTGGGAAAAATTCACCACCCCCATCACGCTGGATAAAACCAAAAAGTACATCGTCGCCTTTCTCGATAAAACCCGTAACGATGAAGACGGTCAGCAATTTTTGTATGAAGCAAACCTCAGCTGGAACAACTGGAAAGAGGTCGGCTATTGTACCATCCGCAATGACCATGTAGCCATCGGCCGTTAAAGGGGGTGCGCCCATGAACGCGGCACTCCTCTCCCAGCGCCTGATCGGCCACTCGGATGATATCTACACCATCCTCGAAACCCTCGGTTATGAAAACATTACGTTTAATTCAGCCAAAGCCCAGTTCCGCTTTTCACGGGCGGACGGCACCAACCCTACCAGCATTGTCCTGGATGTTGATTCTTTACGGTTTTATTGCTTTTCCACCAACGGCAAAGGCAATCTTTTCACCCTCATCATGTCGCGCCTGAACTGCACTTTCCCGGACAGCTTAACTTTTGTCACCACCGTTCTGGATCTTGACCAAAATGATTTCTCGGCCAAAGTTCACTATCCCTTCGGCGGCTTCTACCGCAAACTCCTCCCTGATCAGCCGGAGGATTACTCCGTGCCTCCCATCCCAGAGGAAACTTTGCAGCCATACTTGGGCAAGTACAACCAGATGTTCTTCCGCGATGGCATTGATTATGTAACGCAGGAAAAATTTCAGGTTGGTTATGATTTTCTTTCCAACCGTATCACCATCCCGGAGCGCAATTTTGATGGCCAGCTCTGCGGTATCATGGGTCGCTCCAATGACCCCAACTGCCCCCATCAGGACCGCTGGTATCCCATCGTTAGCTGCCCGCGCAGCAAAACCCTATTCGCCCTGCAGCAAAACTACCAGCGCATCATCGAAACCCAGAACGTGGTCCTTTTTGAATCAGAAAAAGCCCCCATGCAGTGCGCATCATTCGGTGCCCATATCTCACTCGGTCTCTGCGGCTGCCATGTCTCCCAGGCCCAGCGCAGCATGATTTTTTCTCTTCGCCCCAAAACTATCGTTCTCGCTCTCGATGAAGGATTAGAAGAAGACGCTATCCGGGAAGAAGCCGCCAAGCTTGTCCAAAATAATTTAATCCTAACTACCAGGGTCGGCTATGTCTGGGACCCTGACCACGATATTATCCCCGCAGGCAGCAAACAAAACCCCGCCGACCTTGGCCGCGATGCCTATGTCGCCTGCCTGCAAACGAAAGTGAGGTGGTTATAATCGAACGCGCCAAAGACCCCCGCCTGCAAGAACTAAAAGATGCGGGCGTCCATTTATATTCGTATTCCAAGCTTAATTGTGTAAACGACTGCTTGTTGGAAGCCTGGTACTCCTATATTAAGCACGAACCCGGACTTCAAAGTGTCTATGGTCTGCTAGGAGGAGCATCCCATCAAGTCACAGAAGACCTCATCGAAGGCAAAGCAACCTGTGATGACCTCCTTCCCGCTCTACATAGTGCCCTGGATGAATGTGATACCCTCGGCCTTACCTTTCCTAAGGATTTTCGCGGCAATGACTCCATCAAAGAGAAATGGATCAAGGATATGACCCACTTCTGCCAGAACTTCTACCCGCCTCGCGGCAAGTACATTATCGAGCAGTTGGTTATCCTCCGCGTCAGTCCTACCCGCGCCCTGCAAGGCTATATTGATTTAACCAAGCTGAATGATGACGGTACGGTGTCTGTCTATGACCTTAAAACCAGCTCCCGGTATAAACCGTCAGATTTATTGGAGCATGGCCGCCAGCTCGTGATCTACGCTATGGCATTGGAGCAGGCCGGTTATACAGTCAAAAATCTCGCCTGGATCATGCTCAAGTATGTCGAGATCCGCTACACCTGGTACGCCACATCCCGTTCGCGCAACAAAACCCAGTGTATCCGCATCGTCAACCGCTCCAAAATTTACGATACCATCGCCCCCGCGGTCGAATCCGCCTGCCGCGATGCCGGTATGGATGAAGCCGAGATTGAATTTGCCATGCTGGATTTCAAAGAAACAAATCTTCTCGGTCCCAGGTTCCCCATGTCGGTCGCCCAGCAGTTCATCATCAAACCTTTTGTAGAGCCTTACCCCTACACCCCGGAACTCAAACAGGAAGCTCTTGATTACATCAACAAGGTTGCCGATGTCTATGAGTCCCTGCCCCAGGATGAAACCACTCCCTGGCCTGCCCGCAAGGTTGATAAGGACAGCGCTTTCTTCTGCAATAACCTTTGCAGTTACCGCAAAATCTGCCCCGCCATCCGGGATTATAACGCCCAGGCCCTCATCGCAGACCCGCCCAAAACCGAAGCTGATTTGTTTTAACCAAGGAGCCGCCCATGACCACCCGTTCCCCGCCCCCGCAGGGCTTTTGAAATAAATTACAGGAGGTGAATAAAAATTCCCAGTCCAAATTACCTCTGCTATCACCTTCACGATGATGAAGGCTCTGTTCTTGATTCCTGTACCAAATATAAGGATTACATTAACCTGGCCGTTCAAAGCGGCATGACTGCCCTTGGTTCCTCCAACCACGGTACCCTGCTGAACTGGACAGCTAAAAAGCAGGCAGCAGAAAAAGCCGGCCTCAAGTACATCTTCGGCGTTGAATGTTATCTTACCGACCGCCTTACTCACCAATCTCCCGGAGAAGATAAGCCTCATAAGCTGCGCGATAACTACCACACAGTTCTGATCGCCCGCAACACCAAAGGCGTTATGGAGATCAATAACCTTATCAGTCTTTCCAATCGGGAAGATCACAAGTATTACAAACCTCGTGTCACCTTCGATGAATTTTACAACCTGTCTGATAACGTCATCGCCACCTCCGCCTGCCTTGCCAGCCCTCTGCATCACTACACTGCGGACGTTGAAGATTTTGACCCCGCCCGTTATGAGCAGTTAATTCAACGCTACGACTTTCTGGAGATTCAATACCATAATTGCAAAGAACAGATCGAATTCAACCAGTACCTCTATGAGCTGTCTCAAAAGTATCACAAGCCCCTCATCGCGGCCACCGATACCCACAGCTCCACCACATATAAAGCCGAGTGTCGCAAAGTTCTCATGGAAGGTAAAGGTATTGAGTTTACTGGCGAAGATGAGTTCGACCTTACCTTCAAAACCTACGATCAGCTGGTTGCGGCTTTTGAGCAGCAGGATTCCTTACCGCGTGAAGTCTGGATGCAGGCGATTGAAAACACCAACTGTCTGGCTGACTCCACCAAGGGTTTCAAGCTCAATACCAAAGCCCGCTACCCCATTTTGACCGGCTCTGTGGAGTCCGATGCTAAAGCCTACATCGAGCGCACCCACACCATGCTGGAAGATAAGATCCAAAAGGGCATCATTCCCCAAAATGAAGTCGCCGCCTTCCGCAAAGATATCGAGGAAGAGCTGTCCGTCTTCAAAAAGGTAAACATGCTGGGGTTTATGCTCTCCACGAGCGACCTTATGATCTGGGCCAAGCATGAAAAGAATATCCCCATCGGCCCCAGCCGTGGTTCTGTGGCTGGTTCCCGTGCAGCTTTTGTTACAGACATTATCGACGTTGACCCCGTTCGCTGGAACCTCGTCTTCTCCCGCTTCTGTAACGAAAACCGTGTCGAAATTGGTGACGTGGATATTGATACTCCTGATGCTTACCGCCCCCTGATTTATAACCACATCTTTGAATCTTTCGGTCAACGTAAATGTGCCTATGTACTGGCTCTCGGCACCGTATCCGATAAAGGAACGATTGACGAAATCGGCCGTGCCCTCGCCAAACGCTGGCAGAAAGCGAATCCCACCAGCTCTAAAGACTTAAATCCGTGGTCTTTGAACCATATTGCTCTAATCAAAGATGAATACGATGCAGACCAGGATGTCTGCATGGCCAAATATCCCGACCTCTTCTATTACTTTGACGGCATCAAAGATACAGTCGTTTCTCTTTCCCATCATCCCGCTGGTGTCATCATCGCTCCTATTGATCTTTATGACCGATACAGCGTCTTTCGTGATAAAGACGGATTGCAGGTTCTCGCGCTGGATATGGATGCCTCTCACGCAGTCGGTCTGGCTAAATACGATATTCTTGGCTTATCTACAATCGCCCAGCTTGATGAAACCTGTAAGCTCGCTCATGTCCCCTACCCTCATACCTGGCAAATCGACTTTGATGATCCTGCCGTCTGGGCAGATATGAAAACTAGTCCTTATGGCCTGTTCCAGTTTGTGGAAGATTTCGCTTTTGAATCTCTTAAAAAGTTCGATGCCCATTCCATCAAGGATCTCAGCATTGTAACCGCTGCTATCCGCCCTGGCGGCGCATCCTATCGGGATAAGCTTTTCCGCCATGAACGCGGTCAGAATCCTTCCAAAGAGATTGATGACCTGCTTGAGGACACGCTCGGCTGGCTGATTTTCCAGGAGAGCAGCATTGCTTTCCTACAGCAAATCTGCGGTATGTCCGGTGGCGATGCTGACTCTGTTCGCCGTGCTATCGGCCACAAGGATGAAAAAGCGATCAAAGAAGCTCTTCCCCATATTCTTGAAGGTTACTGCGCTCACGCTTCCAGCCCTCGTTCTCAGGCAGAGCAAGAAGCCAAAGCATTCCTTCAAATTCTTCAAGACAGTAGCAACTACCAGTTCGGTCTGAATCATGCTACTGGCTCCTCCATCCTTACCTATTACTGCGCCTACTACCGTTATTACTACCCTGTTGAATTCGTTACTGCTCTGCTCAACACCGCGGATAACCAAAAGAAAATCCTTGCCGGCACAGCTCTGGCAGCACAGCGCGGCATCAAAATCATGCCCATCCGCTTCCGTCATTCGCTGGATCAATACACCCCGGATGTTGCCAATCGTGCCATCTATAAAGGCATGGCTTCCATCAAATACCTCAACAAGCGCATTGGCCGTGAACTTTATGCTCTGCGGGATAACACTTACGCTGATTTTATCAGCCTCCTGCAAGATATCAAGCATAAAACCTCGGTCAATTCCCGCCAGCTTCAAATCCTGATTGAACTTGATTTTTTCCACGAGTTTGGCAATCCCAACCAGCTCAAAGCCCAGGTTGAATTGTTCGATAAGTACAGTGATTCCATTCAGCTCTCCAAAGCAACCGTTGACCCGTTCATTGACCATGATGCAATGCTCACCTTATGTGAGAAAGAAACTGAAAAGAAATACATCAACGTGGACTGGCTCGGCATTGTCCGTCACTGCGCCAAAGAAACCTCAGAAATCATCACTCCGGTCAGCGATATTCTTCAGTACGAGATGGATAATCTTGGCTACCTCCAATACCAAAACCCTTCTCTCGCTTCCACCTACCACTACATTCTCTCTATTGACGGCAAATATAAAAACAAGACCATCGCACTGTACCAGCTTGCAACCGGTCAAACCGTTAATTTCAAAATCCGTCCCTCCACCATGGATCAAAACCCCATCGCTAAAGGCGATATCATCAAGGTTCTTGGCACCAAGCAGGAGGGCAAGTGGTCCCGCACCGATGCCGGTTGGGTCCAGTCCACAACGGATTTCAACACTTTTCTTTATAAATACAGCCATGTACGTTAATTTTTTTCTGGTTATGGCGGTTCTCAATACTGCCATCAGTGTTATTGCCACTATTTTCGGTAACGTCACCAAGAGTTCGATGCCTGGTGATACGCCCACTTTGATTTCCACTGCTTCTTCCCCTCCCAGTTTGAACTCATCTATCCCTTCAACCTCATTCTCGCCTGGCCGGTGGGGCGGTTCAAAGCCCTCGACCAATAACAATCGGTTTTTTTTATCTCGTGATGACTGGTACAAACTCTATCTCACAGCCATCGTTTTCAGCTTGTTCTGGTGGTTCAGATCCTAGGGGGTGATATTATCGAACCAGTCTTTGTTAAATCCGCCCTTGAAACTTTTACTATCCTGATTGATACCCGTGAGCACGAAACCTCGGCGCTCACTCAACGCATTCAGCAAATGGGTTGCCCAGTCGAACGGCAAAAGCTCAATTTTGGCGATTATTCTGCCAAGGTCATCTTGCCCACCGGCGTTCCATACAGCCTGGAAAATATCGTCGTGATCGAACGGAAGATGTCAAGCGACGAAATCGCAAATTGCTTTACCTCCCAGCGTGATCGCTTTACCCGTGAATTTGAACGCGCCAAAGCAGCCGGTGCCCGTACCTATCTGCTTGTTGAGCGCACCACCTGGGAAATGCTTTACGCCGGTACATACCGCAGCAAAATGTCCCCTGTCGCCATGGTGGCCAGCCTCACAACCTGGCTTGCCCGCTATGACTGCAAGCTCATTTTCTGCGAACCTCAAACCTCTGGCAAGCTCATCCATGATATCCTCTACCGCGAAATGAAACAGCACCTGGAGGGGGTTCAGCCATGATGCAAGCCGTCCTATTCGCCAATTATCCATCCGCCTCTCCCCTGCTCCGTGCCCACCGCAGCTACCAGGTCGTCACCCGCCTTCAAATCGGCTGCTTCGTCCTTGCTGCCGGCCGCCTGGTCTTTCTCCCGGCCGCCCTCCAGGGCAAAACCTATCTTCTCGTTAAAGGAGTTGATCCACCGCCCCCATGAATACTACCCGTGAACTCCACCGCAAAGAGCGTGCCAAGGCAGAGCTTGAATCTATCTGCCGCAGTTATGCTTCCAAATGTTCCGCTCTTATCATTACCTATAACATCAATGATCTAACACCCGCCCAGCGTGCAGCGTTCAATGCCCGCCAACCTTTTCATTCTTACCAAAGCAGGTGATCTTATCAAAAACAAAGCAATCGCAAACGCCGTCAATATCAAGCGCAACGGCAAAGCTATTGCCTGGCTCTATCAGAACACCGGCAATATCCTGGATTACAAAGATGGCGATAAAGTCAAGTTCGATCTCACCGCTATCCAAAACGATCCCGATTGGCCTATCCTTCGCCAGGACTATAAAGACTTCATTCTCTCCAATGCGGATACCGTTTTTACTCTGGAATTTGAATCTCGTTTCCGCAAAAACCACACTCTTGCCTGCCTGAAAGAAGATCCCGTCACCCCTAAGCGCTTGTTCTGGATCGGCCATCTTATCAAGCAGCACGAACCCGAACAGGAGGCCTCCCATGACTGAACCAATTACCGATGCCATTGGCCGCGAAATCCATGTCGGCGATACCGTTGCCTATGCGCAGACGGATAAAAACAGCGGCATCAACTGGAACACTTATGTTGTAATCGGTTTCACCCCTTGCCGCGTCAAAGTTTCCAACCCTACCTACCGCGGTTATGCCTGGGAGAAAGATCATATCCTTCTCTACCCATCCAATTGCGTCATTTTACAGGAGGCACCCACAGAATGAAAATTATCCCTCAATCCCACGAATGGATCACCCCGCTCAACCGTGATGTCACCATGCAGCGTATCGAGCGTATCGCCCGTACCTGCTATCAAAGCGAGGATGCCATCAAGCCCGGCAGTGATTCCAAAATGGTCGCCATGCTCTGCAAAAATCATCATTATGCCATGGTTGAGCACATCAGCCTGACCATCAAGTTCATCACCGACCGCGGCGTCGCTAACGAGATTGTTCGCCACCGCATCGGCTCTTACGCCCAGGAATCCACCCGCTACTGTAACTACAGCAAAGATAAGTTCGGCAATGAAATCACAGTTATTGACCATGGCTATACCGGCAGGAAACGCATTTCCTGGAAAAACTATTGTGGCTTTGCTGAAACAGGCTATCGTGACATGTTGAATGCTGGTGCCACCCCGGAAGAAGCCCGCGATGTCCTGCCTCTTTGCCTTAAAACCGAGATAGTTTGCACATGGAACCTGCGCGAATGGCATGAAGTCCTTCGCCTTCGCACCGCTAAGGATGCCCACCCCGCTATCCGCGCCCTCATGATTCCTGTCCTCAAGGAGCTGCAGACTGTCTACCCTGAAATTTTCAATGATATCGAGGCGTCCGAATGACCCAAGAAGAAATCCGCAAGCTCCTCAAAACCTACGAGTTACATATCAACCAGGCGGAAGACGATGAAACTGCTCTTCGTGACTTGTCCGAAGTTGTCCATAAAGTCCTCACTGATTCCACCCGCGCTGTAAAGCTTAACGCCTGCGCCGTTGCTGCCTGGGCTTTGCATATCCCCGTCTGGGGGTTCGCCGCATCCAAACTTTGGAACTGGTTTTTAGCCATTGGCCCCATCCCCACCATCGGCGTCTTTCATGCAGCCGGCATCGGCCTGGCTCTTGAATTCATCGTCGATACCACCGGCATACCCCATAAAATCCCCCTGCAGAATGATGTTCAAAACGTCATTGACGGCAAATCCAGCTGCTTTGATTCCTGGTCTTTGCCGGATGGTTTGTGTGTTTTCCTCGGCACTTTTGCCGGTCTCTGCCCGCCCGCGTTGGTCGCTCTCTTTGCCGGCTGGCTAATTAAATTTTTTATGTATCTATAAGGAGGTTATTTTCATGAATGATGTTCAGCGCTTTGGCCGCATTCAGGTCGAAATGTGCGATACCTTCAAATCCAAAAACGCAGATTACGGCAATTCCTTCTCCCAGCTCTATCAGGAGTTTGGCGATAACGGCATCATCACCGCCGCCGTCCAGATCTCCCATAAGTACCACCGCTTCATGAATCTTATCAAGGGTACCCCTGCCAAGGTCAATGAATCTCTGCGCGATACTCTGTTGGATCTTGCCAATTACTGCGTCCTCACTGTCATGGAGCTGGATAAGGCCAAAGAAAAAGCAAACGCTTCAAGCTCCTCTGCCTTCGCTCAGGCTGCTTCTGCCGTTACATATCGTACAACTCCGCAGTTTGATTACAGCAAGTATATCTCTGACGGCACCATCCTCGCCTCTGGTGATGCTCCCGCCGCCACATTGAAGGGAGATGCCGAATGAACATCATTATGTATACAACCCATTGCCCGCGCTGCAAGGTGCTGGCCGCTAAACTTGCCGCAAAGGGGGTGACTTATAAAGAAGAAACAAACACAGAAACCATGCTCTCCATGGGTATTACCACCGTCCCGATGCTTTCGGTGGACGGCACATTGATGGATTTTAAGACTGCAAATGATTGGATTAACAAACAGGAGTGATTCTATGGATTTTTCTATTGACCTTAAACTCGATAAAGATTTTACCACACAACTGGATTACCTCATCAGTAAGTATGGCCCAGACCTGGCCAAGCTCAACGGCTTTGCAAACGAACAACTGAACTACACCGATTTTATTGACAACTTCATCGACAAGCAGACTGTGGCCGATGCCAGTATCGACGGCAATGCCAATGTCGGCACCAAGGATATCTGCTCTCTCACCACCGAGATGCACAAACCCCATTCCAAGCTTCTTGCCTTTAACAAAATCTTCTATGAACTCAAAAAATCCCATGGCCTGGATACCGCCAAGAATTGGCTAACTGCTGAATACCTCGGCTATTTCTACTTGCACGATGCTGCATCAAGTACCTTTGTCCCCTATTGCTTTGCTTATGATATCGAGGAACTTGTCAATAAGGGCCTTTATTTTATTGACAACTTTAACGCCCAGCCGCCCAAGCACCTGACCACCTTCACGGATTTTGTCGGTGAGTTTGTCAGCTGGACCTCCAATCGCAGCAGTGGCGCTTGCGGCCTGCCCAGCTTCCTGGTTTATTCCTATTATTTCTGGAAAAAAGATGTCGAATCCGGTTATTACATTCAGTCCCCGGAATATTACCGTAACCAGGAGTTCCAGCGCATTGTCTACAAGCTTAATCAGCCGTACCTGCGCGTCAACCAAAGCGCCTTTACTAATTTCACCATCATGGATCAGTCCTACCTGGAGGCCATCTTTGGTGGTAAAACCTTCCCGGATGGCTCCTTTATGATTGATGAAATCGACGGCATCATCGAGTATGAAAAAGCTTTTATGGATGTTGTCAGCGAGATCCGCAGCGAAAACATGATGACCTTTCCGGTTCTTACCTACTCCCTGCTGCGTAAGAATGGCAAGTTTGTCAACGAAGATTTTGCCCGCTGGTGCTGCGCTCATAACATTACCTGGGCAGATAGTAACTTCTTCATCAGCGAAGATGTAACCAGCCTCTCCAACTGCTGCCGCCTTGTCTCCGATATCAAAGATCTTGGGTATTTTAATTCCATTGGCGGTACTGCACTGGAGGTTGGTTCTATTAAGGTCAACACCATCAATCTTGCTCGTCTTGCTTATTCCAGCACCACCCCCGCAGAGTTTTTTGCTAATCTCAAAAATGCCGTAACACTCTGCCTTGACACTCTGGATTCAGTTCGCCATATCATCAAGCGCAATATCGAAAAGGGCCTGCTCCCCAACTATTCCAAGCACATCATGAACATGGCCTCCCAATATAATACCATCGGTGTGATTGGCATTTACGAAACCCTACAGCACTTCGACATGACCTCTAAGGACGAGTTCGGCAACACGTTCTATACCGATGAGGGCTTGAAATTCGCTGAGGATATCCTGCAAATCATCAACACCGTCAAGAACAATTACATCAAGGATAAAGACTACAGTGCCAACATTGAGGAAATCCCAGGTGAGCGTGCCGCCGCAGTTCTGATGCAGAAAGATATGCTGTTCTTCCCGGATGAAAAATATGAACTGCCCTTGTACGGCAACCAGTGGATTCCCCTCGGTGTAAAAACCACTCTGCAGGAAAAAGTCCGCCTGTCTGCCGCTCTCGATAAAGCCTGCAACGGCGGCTCCATCGCTCACATCAACATTGATAAACCGTTCAATAATTTTGATACCGCATGGAAGATGTTGAACTATGTTGCCGACCAGGGCGTTGTTTACTTTGCATTCTGCACCCGTATCAGCGCTTGCGAGGAAAACCACGGCTTCTACGGTGATACCTGCCCTATCTGTGGCAAACCCAAAGTGACCACCTATCAGCGTATCGTTGGTTTCCTTACCCCGGAACGCACCTATTCCAAGGAGCGCAAGGCTGAATTCAAAATGCGTGACTGGATGGACCTGAATGCGATGAGTGAGATGTGATTATGCCGGATTCTATTACTCTGCGCGGCTTTCTGGATGAAGATTTTATTCAGTATAAAAAGCCTGCTATGTTTCTCGGCACCGCCACCTGTGATTGGAAGTGCTGTCATGATGCCGGGTGCGATGTTTCTATGTGTCAGAACAGCCCTCTTGCCAATTCGCCTGTACATACTGTTTCTTATGCTGATTTGTTTGGCCGATACATTCACAACCCCATCACTACCGCAATTGTCGTTGGTGGTCTGGAACCGTTTCTCCAGTTTGAAGAACTGCGCGGTTTGATCGCTTACTTTCGCCAAAAGGAGTGTCTGGATGATTTTGTGATTTATACCGGTTACTATCCGCAGGAAATAACACAGCAGCTGGTTTCTCTGCGTATGTTAAACACCATCTATGGCGGTACCATCATCATCAAGTTCGGCCGCTATGTTCCCGGTAGCGCACCAATCCAAGATCCTGTTCTCGGTGTCACCCTCGCTTCTTCTAATCAGTATGCAGAAAGGCTTTAACATGAAAATTATTACAAACCCCAGCTGGACAAAAGAGGAGGTCGAAGAATTCCGCGCCTCCATCAAATCCAATAACGGCTATTGTCCCTGTCGCATTGAGCATATCCCGGCCAACAAATGTATGTGTCAGGAGTTTCGTTCTCAGGTTTCCGGCCAGTGCCATTGCGGCCTCTACCTCAAGGAGGATTAACTATGAATCTTAATAAATGCAACAAACTTTTTCGCTTTGGCGTGCTCTTCTCAGCGTTCTTTACGGCGCTTGTTTTGATTATTTTCTGCCCCCGGCTCAGCACCACCGCCTATGCTGAATCTTCCACGCCCGAAACCGCCGTCACTACTTACACCGTTACCTATCACGCCAATGGCGGCTGCTGGTGGAGCAACTGGTCCCGCCCGACTTATTCTTTCGCCACCAAAAAGTATGAGCAGGAGGAAGGCAAAACTTATCAGATCATTGATTCCAAGCCAACCTACGGTGCCAACACCTTCAACGGCTGGAACACAGAGTCCGACGGCTCCGGCACCTGGTATTCCCCTCATCAGGAATATGTCTGTACCGGCAATATGGACCTCTACGCTCAGTGGCTCGGCCCCGTTCCTGCGCCCACCGCTGAACCTACTGCCACACCGGAACCAACCCCGGAACCGACTGTTGCGCCCACAGCTACTCCGGCACCAACCGCAACTCCCGAACCCGTGACCACTCCGGCACCAGTTCCCTCGGCCAAGCCCAATTACCGTGCCATGTGCCGCGCATGGTTTCGCTATCTTCGCCGCCAGATGATTGGTCTGTATAAGTAAAGGAGGTACTCCATGCACTATGAAACCCCGTATGTAAACTATACCTACCCCATCTATGATACAAAAGTCGACCATCTCGGTGAAATCGTGTCCACTGGTACAGTTTTGGATGAAGGCGATGTCGTTTTTAAGGATGAACTTTCCGTCAAACCTCTTGCCTCCGACATCCCCCTCCCCTCCTATGCTCACCCCACGGACGCCGGACTGGACCTGCACGCCATCAGTGTGGAAGCACCCGGTACCGTCATCGTTGCCACCTGTATTATCCAGCCTGGCATGACCGCTAAAGTACATACCGGCATCGCCATCAAGCTGCCCCACGGCACATTCGGCGCTGTCTATCCCCGCAGCGGCCTTGCCACCAAAACCGGCCTCGCCCCCGCCAATATGGTTGGTGTCATTGATGAAAACTATACTGGCGAAATCATCGTGGCCTTACATAACTACAGCAATGAACCTCAGGCGTTCGCCATCGGGGATCGTATCGCCCAGCTGGTCGTCCAACCCGTTGTCCACTGCACCGTCACCCAGGTTGCCGAACTCCCCGATACAGACCGCGGTAGTGGATCTTTCGGAAGTACAGGAAAACAGTAATGCACAAGTTTTATCATATGAATTGCTTCTTGGATTTAGGTAGTAGCAACCGTTCTATTTACAACAACTATATTTTCAAAGAAGGTGCGCCGCCTCCCTATTTCAAAAGTTTTCATACTTTTGAAGAACTTTATGATTTTGCTTCTTCTGATTGTTCATTTTGCAGCACTGGCAACTCCTTGCTTTATGATAGATTTGTTACATTTCATTGTACTGAAGATAATCTAACAATCACAGCCAAAACCTTCAAAGCTCCTGTTATCATCCGGACGCAATATAAAGAATGTTCCACCAAGGATTATAACTTTGATTTCTTCAAAGAAAACTTATCCATGGACGACTTTATCATCTTTCTGCAGGAGCACGGTCTTATCGGAGGCAACACTTAATGAATCTTACTTTTGTTCCAAACGCCCTTGAAAAAATCTCTCCCACCTGGGTTATATCAGACATTACATACCCCGATGGTATCATAACCCGCACCGAGGACGATTACCTTCGCCGCATCGGCAGCACCTTCAAGGGTATTTCTTTCCTTGGCCCCGGCTATCCTGCCTGGTTTGAATACTCCAAAGATAACCTCGGTGCTTCCAAGTCTGGCTTCTTACATACCAGCCTTGTTAAAGAGCTTGGAATTATCCTTGATATAGGTTATGCCAAGCTTGCCATCACAACCGAACATAGCATTTTCTTTCTGGAATCCGCAGAACCCGTTCAGGAAACCGCTGAAATTCATGAGCTGATGGATCAAATCAACGCTCTAAATAAGTAACAAAAACAATTCAAGGTTGCGCTCTTAACGCGCGGGTGGGTATGGGGTTTATTATTTATGACATTATCAGAAAAATCAGAACTGCTGCACCTGTTACAGCTCTATCAGGATGATCTTTTGCGTAAAAACCGTGAGAACATTCAAACAGCTGATGCTGTTGCCAAAGATAGCCTGTCCTTTATGGACGCTTCTTATTTTTACGGTATTAAAGCCCAGTACAACCACGCCCGCCTGATTGCTCGTAAGTTATCAGTTGAAATCGGTAAAGATGTCAAATCTTACTGGGAGCTGTCCTGATTCACAAACAAAAAACCGTGCCGGCACAACCACCCACACGGTTCATCCCATTACTTTAATTTTTCCAAAATCTCATCAGCACTCATGCCGTTTGCCAGCAGCTGGTTGATCATTTCCTGCGCCTGAATTTTCTTTGCTTCCGCCTCAGCAGCAATGTCCGCCTTGGCCTTTTTCTCTTCCAGCTTGGTCAGCTTTTTCTCCGCGGCCTTCACATCCGCCTTCTGCATTTTCAAGGTTTCTTTCATGGATTGCAGGTCAGTTTTCAGCTCCTCAATGCTGGCATTGGTCTTGGCAACTTCAGCTTCCGCCTCTTCCTTTTCTTTCTGAGCCTGGGCAATCAAAGCCTCATAATCATTCGCCGCCACTTTTACTTTATTCTTGCTTCCCTTGGTTCTCGGCATAGTGCTAACCTCCTACAAAATATTTTATGCGTTCAGTATATCACAGCGGTTTTCAAACTGCAATAGACGTTCAAAGGGGGAATTCTCTCTGCTTATTTTTTATGATACCTGCGCCCTGCTCAATATGGGCGCACATGTTGTCGATCGTCCATTTATTATCTCCGTCCAAACCCTGCTGGAGCTGGAATCCATCAAAACCAGCCGCACCAAAGATGAATCCGTTCGTTATCGTGCCCGCCAAATGGCTCACTATCTCGATAGCGCCCACGATTCCGACCTTTATCAAGTTTCCAATGCTACCGATTATCTGAACGATGATACCTGCCCGTTTCGCAGCACACTGCCCAACACCCCGGATTCCATCATCATTTATGCGGCCTGGAAAACATACAGCCAAAACCAGGATATGATCTTCTGCACGGACGATCTTTGCTGTAAACACCTGGCCTCTTCCCTCACCCACCTGCCCGTCTGCTCCTCCAAGGATCTTCTCCCCCGCCAAAGCTATACCGGCTTTCTGGAGGTCACTCCAACCGATGAGCAATACGCTGCCCTCTATGAGCAGCCGGAACGAAAATACCTTTGGCCTTATCCCCAATCAATATCTTATCGCTCACAGCCCCGCAGACAGCTCCGTACAGGCGTTTAAGTGGGCAGGCGGTAAACATGTCGCGGTGGATTATAAGCCCTTCAAAACGCAGGCATTTGGCGCTGTCAGGGCCAAGGAGAAAGATATTTACCAGATGCTCGCCTTTGACAGCCTCTTACATAACCAAATCACCATGCTGTGCGGTCCTGCCGGTACTGGCAAAAGCTATCTGGCTCTGGCTCACATGCTCAAGCTGCTGGAAACCCACAAGATTGATAAAATCATCGTGTTCACCAACCCCTGCGCCACATCCGGCGCTGCCCGCCTTGGCTTTTACCCAGGCACCCGCAATGAAAAGCTGCTTGACAGCCAAATCGGCAACATGCTCGGCGCTAAACTCGGCGATACTTTGGAACTCAAGCGCTATATTGACGCCAATGAAATCCAGCTTCTCCCCTTCTCGGACCTGCGCGGCTTTGATACCACCGGCAAGAACTGCGCCGTCTATATTACCGAGGCCCAGAACCTTGATATTGAAATGATGCGGCTTGCTCTTCAGCGTATCGGCGAAGATTCCATCTGTATCATTGATGGTGATTATGACGCCCAGGTCGATCTCGATATCTACTCTGGCGATAACAACGGCATGCGCCGCCTCTCCCAGGTCTTCCGCGGTCAGGATTTCTATGGCGAGGTCAAGCTCCAAAAAATCTACCGTTCCCGTATCGCCGCACTTGCACAGGAGATGTAATCAATGACAGCTAATACTGATAAACTTCTTTCAATTCTTACCGGCATTCTTATTACCGTTCTGGTTTATTTTTTGGTCTTTTGGTTTCACCTGGCTCTCGCCAAGTTTATTTTGGTGCCTATGTTTGGCACCGCCATCTGCTCCACATTGAACCAATTATTCAACACCGCATCCTTCACCCCGCAAATGCTGCCCTCTACATATGCCTGGGCCTGCCTGATCGGCGGCATCTTCTTCTGGCCTCATATCAGCAGCAGTAAACATTAAGGAGTACACGCCATGAAAAAATATACCGCACAAACGCTCACTGATGAAGGCTACACCATTGAGAACGCTCAGATTACAAACGTATCACTTTCAACCACAAATTATTGCTGTCTCTCTCTTGATCTTACTCTCAAAGCTGCCAGTTGGGATGTTGTTTACGGCGGTTACTGCCTTGGCAAAGTCTACCCCGACAGCTATGAAAAAGATTCTTACGAGGGTTCTGCCATCGGTATGGAGGCTATCATGCGCATCATGGATGTCGTCGGTGTTTCCCGTCTGGAAGACATGAAAGGTAAATACATTCGTGTCGCTACCAAGGGCTGGGGCAGCACCGTTAAAATCATCGGCAATATCATCAACAACCTCTGGTTCGATTATGACTCTTTCTTCAAAGATAAGGAATCAGCCTCCGTTCAAGACGCAATCACAGAACTCGTTACCGTTTCAGCCGACCTGGCGGATTGATTACTTTCTTCGTCTTACCACCACTCGCGGCTGTGCATGTCCAAACAAACTCTGCTTCGGCATTTCAAGCGCTGTTTCAAACTCCTCGTCAAATTTGGCCCGCACCTTAAAATAGTCCGTGATTTTTTCCTGGATCTCCCGCAGCGCCTGCTGTTCTTTTTCAATCTGGATGTATTGTTCTCTTGTGCAGCTGTCCCCTTCCTGTATCCGCTGTTTCCATTCACTCAGGGCATCCTCCTGGTAGCCGCACAGCTCCAGCATCTCATTGCAAAATCTTACGCTTGTCGGTCCTGCCATTCATAACCACTCCTTGCCTTTTTCTTTTATTTTACCATATCAGAGGTGATTTCTCTATGAATTTCTTTACTGCTGACCTTCATTTTTCTCACCGTAACATTATCCGCTTCGATGACCGTCCGTTTCCTGACCTGCCCTCTATGCACGCGGAGCTTATCAAGCGCTGGAACAGCGTTGTCTCTCCGGATGATAATGTTTATGTCATTGGCGATATGTTCTGGGACCCATCCGAAGCTCCTATGATCCTTGAACAGCTCAATGGCCATATCCATCTCATCAAGGGCAACCACGATAAAATCTCACCGGAAATGATGCGCTACTTTTCTTCCATCAAGGGCTATGATGAACTCACAGCCGGCAAATACAAACTTATTCTCTGCCACTACCCTATCATGTTCTACAACCACTCCTATTCGCCGGAGTGCTACATGCTCTGCGGCCACGTCCATAACACCCGTGAGAACGCCTATCTCGCCAAGTGGAAAGCAGAACTGCGCGATAATGCGGTCGGTATCGCCAGTAACAAGGGCAACATCATCAACGTTGGCTGTATGCTGCATGATTATACCCCCAAAACCCTTAACCAGCTCATTGCCTGGGATAAGGAAGGAGGCTGGAAAGTTGAGTAAAACAATCTTTACCTTTACAGAAGAATTTGATGATGCCGGCCATCTCATCAAACGCACCATCACAACCGAACAGGGCGAAACAGTTCTGCCGGTAACGCCAAACACCAAGCCGATTGATAACATGCCGTTTATCCTCACTCCAACCCCCCGGAAAGCGCCGCTTGATATAATCTGGAAAGCGCCACCTGATGTAACCTGTAATTCTACCGGAGGTACCGTCCATGAATCCTAAAGAATTTGAACTGGCTGCCTGCACCGCCATCTCCCGCTACTTCAATGATAACGCTGATGTAACTGGTGTCTATCTGTCACCGGATGATATCTACACCGTCTGGTCGTGTAAAACTCTTCAAAACAATAAAGGTCTTTTCACCACCCCTGTCAAAGACGGCCTGTATTACGAAGCTACCTACAACGGCGATAAGCAGGAACTCTACGTTGACTGTTATCAAAAGCTTAAAAACTTTGCAGTAAAAGTCAGCGAATAAAACAACAAAGCCCCTATCCACTGTCACCCAGCGGACGGGGGCTATCTTTTAGTTCAGGCCAAAATCAGCTAACAACGGGTTCTTCAACAGCATCCCCACAATCACATACCGGTAAGATTTCACACTGCCGTCATAGTAAAGGGTTCCTCGTATCCTCTGCTTTTTCACCAGTCCGGCCATGAACTCTGCCTGCTCTTTTGTAAAATACAAAGAAACCTGCGGGTAGTTCTTGTCATCCAGCCGCGTTGTAATGTGCCGGTTGATTTCCAGTTCTGTCGGCAGCACATAGCTTCCTTCCAGGTGCGGCATCAAAGCCCGGTATTCTTTGGTACCTTTCATCACGCAGCGGTCGGCACCCACCGCCATCATTCTGCCAAGCTCTTCCTGCAACAGCCGGTTTGCCACGGTTCCAATGCGGGTATCTTCAACCTCGGCCTCGTCGTTCAGCACCTCGCGTACACGCATACTCAGCCGCAGGTTGATTTTTACTTCCTTTGCCATCACTTAACTGTCTCCAGTAGCTCTTTCAGCTTCGCAGCTTTTTCAATCAAATCTGTCAGCGTCTTAATGTCTTCTGCCCGCTGCTCCTGGCTCATCTTTTTCAGTCCTCTCTTATATGCCGGCGTTGCAATCTTCTTGCCAATCTTACCGGCCAGCGGCTGTAACGTTTTCTGAACAAATGTTTTGGTTTCGGCTTTCTTTTCAGCTACCTCCACCTCGCGTTCAAGTGCAGCCTGTTTTTCAGTTTCCTCAGTTGCGTTTTCCGTTTCTTTTTCAACCAGTGTTTTAATTCCGTTTTTCAGCTCTGTCAGTACATCTTCAAAAAGTTGGTCGCGCTCTTCCGTTGAGCCGCCTTTCCAAACGTTTTTCAACCCTGCCATAACTTCATTCTTAATCTCGTCTTGTAGATCTTTTACCTCTGGGTTTTCAATGGCAAAAAGTTCCTCAAACAAAGAACCAATTCTCTGTTGCTGTTCCTGGTTGAGCCTTGTTAATTCTTCGCCTTCATTTCGTGTCAGATACTTTTCATCTAACATTTGCAGCAGCTGCTTATTTAACGTATGTTCAATTCGTATGTCTTTATCAATCGTCCGCCCGACTGCACCACTGATTTCCTTCAGGGCTTTCTTGGCCTCGGCCTGGTTCATGTTATATGGCTCTTTTTGCAGACACTCAATAAATTCAACTGTTGCCTTGCGCCGGATCATTTCATCACCAAAACCACCACGCACCTGCAGGTTCGCGCTGTACAAAATAACTTTCTTTTCATTGGGGGATAGGGGAGTGGTAACTACATTACAGTTCTTGGCCGCATTCCATGTCGCGTCCTGTTCCTGCAGCAGCATCAATGCTCGGTATCTCCGCTCGCCAGAAAGCAAAACATACACCGTCTTACCATCTTCCTGCTCCGGGAACACAACCAGGTTGTGCAGCAGGCCATTGCGCTTAATGTCTTCAGCTAATATTTCAATATCTTCTCCATTGTCATTCTGGCGAAAAATCTCGTTGTCCGGGTTCAGCCGGATGTCTGCCAGGCTGATATCCTTATTTTCAAACTCAATGGTCTTATTGCCAACAATCTTTCCAACCAGGGCACGGCCGGCATCGTTATCGTTCACTTCTTTTGCTGCACTGCTGGTAGGAATGTTCAGTTTCTTTTCATTGCTTTTCTTCGGCTTTGATTTCAAACCCATCTCACTTTTCCTCCTTATCCAGTTTTTCAAGCCGCTGTTTCAGCTCTTTATAAGCCGCCACATAGCTCTTGCCAATCGGTTGCGTTTTGGCAGAATAACATACCGGCACACATCTTCTCACCGATGTCTTCACGGCCAAAGCGCTGGGTATCTCAGTCTTGAACAGGGTAGGGCCAAGCACTCTCTGGCATTCTTCTCGCGTCTCTCTCGTGGCCGCACCCTTGTCCACCATGGTCAAAATCACGCCGATTCCTTTCAGGTTTGTCTTTGGGTTCTTGCGCAGCTCATTGCAAATGGAATAAGTTCTAAATGCCGAATCCTCAGAAAACGAATCGCACATCATCGGGATCAATACATAATCCGCTGCCACTAAGGCGTTTGAAAGGATCATACTGTCACGGGTTGGCTGGGTATCCACAATGATATAATCATAATTCTCCCGCACCTGGTCCAAAAAGTATAGCAAAAAGTCGGCCGTAGATTCCAGCTGTCTTGGGTCGCCCACATCATACTGCTGCGCATCAGCCAATAGGTCCGGCAGCCGCTTGTTGATCCGCGGTGTCTGGCTGCTTGCCGGGATCATATCAACATTCTCATACTCTGTTTCCACAATATAGTCCTTCGTGGGGGTGTACTTGAAGCCGTCAAACATATCGTACAGCGCTTTGCGGGAATAGGCATTGCTCGTGATTGTATTGCCGCCGCTCAACGCAAAGGTCAGGTTGCCCTGTGGGTCAGTGTCCACACACAAAACCTTTTTTCCTTCATCTCCCATTAAGTAAGCAAGGTTAGAAGCAGTAACTGTTTTACCAGAGCCGCCCTTTTCAATCGCAATCGTAATAATTTTTGCAGCCATATACAGCCCTCCATGTAAAAGAACCAATTCTTTGTTGCTATTTTAATTTCATTATAACACATCAGCACTCAAAGTCAACAAGCAAAAGAATCAGTTCTTTGTTGCTGTAATAAAGTTAAAAATAGGGGAGCCACCTCGTCAGCAGCTCCCCCTGGTTATTCTTCAAATGTTGTTTCATCCAGCCGAAACATCGGCTCTTTGCCGTCCTGTCCCATCCGCCGTTTTCCACTCTCAATGATCGTGGCGGAATTTTCTACAATGTCGCTGTACACCACCGTGCGGTAATACTGCGCAGATTTCTTTTCCACATCCTGCCTCAGCATCACGCTAAACTTCTCCAGTTCTCCCAACGCCCAGCTTTTCAGCCCGTGGTTATTTTGGATGATTCCGTTCAGCGCTTCCAGTGTTTCTTCAGCCTGGTCTTGTTTGTTCTGGTTGGTCAATATCTTGGCCGCATAAGTAAACACATTTGCCAAAACATTCCGCTCTTCTACGGTCAGCTCCTTCTTGTAGCCCGCATAGCCAGCCCGGTCTTCTATCTCGCCCCGCGCCTTGCGGAACGTCATTCTCATCACAGCCGGGGACAGGGGAGAGACCTCTCCGGTTTCAGCCGCCAGCACAGCTTGTTTCTTCGCCTTTTGTTTGCGTGCTACCTCCTGGTCGCTGCGCTGGTTCGCGCTCAAAAACGCCCGTACCTTCTCCATCTCTTTGCGTGATTTGTACTTGATAAAGATATACAGATGGGTGTATTTCCGCACGCCTTTGGTTCGCACCGGCTCATAGTCAAACCACAGGTCTGTCATCTCATTGATTTCATTTTTTACCAGCTTCAAAACATTGCGTTCAAAGTCTGAAAAATTCGGGTACTTTTCTGTCAACGGTTTTTCGCGGTCATACTTGTTATCCACATCGGACTTTTTGCGGTTCATACCGCGCTCTTCTTTGGTCGGTACAGACAGCAGGTTTTTGAAATCATCAATGCCAAACTTTTTGTACTTGTATCCGCGCAACTGGCTCCGCTTGGCGGGGAACATCCCCAGCACCTCGTCCGTCACCGGCTCAAACACCAGCCCATTGGCGTATTCGTAGTCCCGGTTGCCGTTATCATAAGATAAGATAATTTCATACACACGCATAGAATAGGTGCTCTGCATCATCAGCAGGTATTCAATGCTATAGGATGTATAATTGCTTGTCAGCTGTGCAATGTCTTTCCAAATGTCCTCATTGAACCGCATACTGATGGTTTTGCCCTCAGTATCAATAATCGAACCTTTGCGTACCCAGCTCATACTTTTGTACTTGGTCGGGGCAATCGGCACCCAAAATGTCCGGTTCTCCAAATTTTCAATCGTGTGCTGCAAATATGCCACATAGGCCGGCTTTTCCGCGTTCACACCCGTCAGCTTTGAAAAGTCGCTGAACGTAATCGTGTAATACTTCGAAGCATCCGTGTCGTTTTTCTGGTCAATCTTGGAAAGCAGCATGAACAAAATTTTCTGCTCGTTGCGCGGCAGGGAATACTTGGTCTTCTGGATCAGGTCATTGCTCTTGGTGATGTAAGAGCCAACGGCAAAAGGGGAGCCGGTCTTCTTTTCCTGCTCCTTTTTCGCCTTAACCTCTTCGTCCGTCATCACCTCTCCGGTAATCGCCGCGCCTGTACCTGCACTATTTACTTTTTGGTTTTTCATCATTCTGTTCGCCCGCATAGCCTGTCCGCCATGTCAAGCTCAACCTCCAAATCACAGTGTATGTATCGCATCGCACAGGTGGGTATACCTAACGCATTATATCTGCATCATATCCTATTTTTATTCGCTTGTCAAGCCAAAATTTTTTGCGCTTTTCTTCAAAACAAAACTCGTAGTAAAATTTTTTGCGCTTATTATTATTTATTATTTATATTTTATATTTATATTATATAAGGTATATTGCGAGGTTCTTTTACACGAGCTGCGAGTTTCTTTTATTCTACATATGAGTTTCTTTTACACAAGCTACGAGTTTCTTTTATTCTAGCTACGAGTTTCTTTTACGCAAAATCCTGTTTTTCGGTGTCAAACAACCTCGTAATTGCCGTCAAAAAATCTCGCCGTTCGCATCAAACAATCTCGTAATTGGCACAAAATTTTTCTTTTTCTGCGCCTTTTGTCAAGCAGCCTCGTAGTTCAAAACCAAACTGGGCAGGGTAGGGGAGTGCTTTCACTCTTAATTTTTTGCGCTTTTTCTAATCAAAGAATCTCGTAGCTCAAACCGCTGCATCAACCATCCATATCTGGCCGTCTGAACCATATTTTTTCAATCTTTTGGTCAAACAAACTCGTAATTCTAGCTATGGGTGGTCATAAATCAACTTCAAGTCCTGCCATGCGCCGCCCGTCCATAACGTCCTGACTTTATTACAATCGGTATTTTTTGCGCTTTTTCACCGTAAAAGAAACTCGTAGTTCAACTCTAAATGCTCTGCTCATCAATCGGCAGCAGGGGAGAGGGGTTGATTTTTTTGCAGTTTTCGGCGTAAAACAAACTCGTAATAGCTGTAGCAGCCAGCACCGGCCGGATTCAATCTTGTCGCATGTATCATCTATCAATTCATAAACCGTTCATATTGGCCGTTTTCCCAGTTTCACACCCCATAAACCCATATACCAAAAAAGTATACATCCCACATGCCGGCAATTCAACAAAAATCAATCCCGTCAACCAAATAACAACCGTGTACACATTCTTGGGTATAACTTTATACAACCTGCCTATTGTATTCGTACCCATAAATGTGTACAATAAGGTCAATCTAAAAAGCAAATCAGGAGGGAATAAGTATGGAAATCAAACCTATGGGTAATACAGAACAGGAAAAAATGTCCAGCTTGTGGGGTTATTTCATCGCGTGCTGCAAAATTCTTGATGATGTTACAATCGAGTATCAAGAACCCTGTGTATCGGATTATTACCTCAATCACATTAGCGCCATGCAAAGCAAAACAATCCTTTCCGGCATGGAAAAATTTCATACACTCGCTAATGAGCGGGTGGTTAAAATGCCCTCTAAACTCTATCCTCAAGGCAAAGCCGTTCTAGATGTGATGACTGCTATTGTTGCCGCCAGCGGAAAATACCCGATTACCAAAACCAGAATCGCAAATCTGCATGAATTTGAGCTTCTGGCCCGTGCGACAATCGGTACCTGCTGGAGAGAGGGTAATATGCTCAAGGTTGTCCGCAATCTGGAGGGTATCTCCCTACAAAAACTGGCGGAAAAAAGCGGCATTAGCAAAAACACAATTTTCCGCATTGAGAACAACCAGTCTATCCCGCGCATTGATGTTCTGCGTAAGCTTGCTGATGCTCTGGAAGCCCCTCTGGAACTTGTAGCCATCGGCATTGGCAAAACTGAACCGGAAACAGCCCCCGAAGAAGAAGTCCCTAACCCCAATGCCCCTAAATTGCCGAGCGTTTACGACAGCCAGGATCGTAGCGCAGACGATGAAATCAAAGTTTTTCAAAAATAAAAAGGTAAACCACAATGCCTCAAAAATTAAAAATTGCACCCAACACTGTTTTTGATCAGTGGACCGTCATTGGCCGTTCTAAGGACCCGGCAAAAGCGAAAAAAGGATACCTTGAATGCCGTTGTTCTTGCGGAACTGTTTCTGATGTTTCCGGGCACTCGCTCATTAGCGGGAAAAGTAAATCATGCAAAAAATGCGGGTATGCAAGATCGGCGCTTACTAAATTAGAAGCAAACACTAAAAATTCAAAAGAAAAATATGAAGGCAAAATAGTCAACGGTTTTTTTATAAAAAAGATTGTTGATAAAGAAAAAAGCGGCACCTGTACCAGATGTATTGCAATTTGTCCCAAGTGTGGGCGCGAATTCACAACGCGGCTGTCAAGCATAAAGAATTTACAATTCTGTGGTCATTGCGAACGAGACAAAAAAGAACTATTGGAAATAACCAGAAAAGTCGTAAACGTAGATGGAACCGACTTGTCAAAAATTCGTTCGCGCATAAACGGAACAGTAAATAAAAACTCTAGAACCGGGATAAACGGTGTTGCGCTTACCAAAAAAGGCACCTACAAAGCATATATTAACTTTAAGCATAAACGCATTCACCTTGGCTTTTTCACCAATCTAAAAGACGCAGCCGCTGCCAGAAAAGAAGCCGAAGAAATCCTTTACAATAAATTTTTAGACGATAACGCCGGTTGGGAACAGCGCCTGGCAGACGCAATGGCCGAACACAAAAAGAACAAGGAATAACCGTCAACTTCGCTAAAGCTTAATTTAGCGAAATATAGGGAACCCAATAAAATCTTCAAAACCTCCTTGACATATGACATAAAACGTCATACGAACAGGAGGCTTTCTTATGGCTCTTACTACTGAACAGGTTTTTGCACTGGGCATTCTTTATAATAAACTTGCCACGACTGTCTATGGCGAGGATGGCCCCAAGGCCAATAACTTCCAAAACGCAACCATGTATCCTTTAATGGAAGTCGCGCAGCTCATTCTTCGTGCCCACACAGAACATCGCATGACCCCGGAGCTGGACCGCCTCATTGCTCAGACTTACTCCACAATTACCGAGGATGATATGCAAAACGAGTTTTCTAAGCTGCTTCCTATCGAGCTGCAAGGCGCTTTTGCCCTTGGCTATTATCATGGCCAGGCCGAAAAGTATTCAGATATCAAACCTCTCGGCCTCAAAGCCATGCGTTCCCGTGCCAACCTGACAGCCCAGCAGGCCGCGGATAAACTCGGTGTATCCCTCCGTCAATACCAACGCATTGAATCCGGCGAAAACAAAGCCTCCATTCAGACAGCACAAACTCTCGCCTCGCTGTTTCAGTGCTCTGTCAATGACTTGTTCTAAGGAGATAATATTATGACGACTGAAATCATCGTAGACGTTTTTGCCTGCACTCACAAAACTTCAGATCATGGCTCTGTCACAACCACCTATTTTACTTTTGTATCAAATGATCTGTATCAGGCTCACCGTCTTCCGGCTGGCTGGGTTCTTCAAGGCCAAAAACCATCCGGTGTTCCGCATCAAAAGCTCGTCACCATGGAGCTACCGGATTATATCCATGAAAGCGACACCAGTTTTGGCACCAGCTATATCTCTGAATATTCCACCCAGGATGGCAACGCAAATAAAGTTTTCATCTACTGTGATGCTATCCCGGTCCTTGACGGTTTTGAACCCGCTATTGATGCCACCATTCAAACCATCAAGATCTCCACACCCACCCCATCCGGCAAGCGTGAAGATCTTCCCGCCAAGGTTCTTTCCATCTCTGAACTATACTAATCATCCAACCTGCTAAAAAATAGGGAGCACCCAAGGTTTCAAACCAAAGGTACTCCCTATTCCTGTTTGTATAATAACGTAATGTTTTGCCATAGCGTACATGGACTGGCGTTTTTGTGGCCATTTATTTTGGTCGTAAAAAGAAATGAGGCTACCTAACTAGCATTTAGGCGGCCTCATCTGAACTGGGTACATTGTAGCAGATGTATTGATATTATATACCATAGGCAACAGACTGTCAATTTTAATACTTTCATAAACCGAACCGTTGTCGTTGATCGTCCGTGAGCATTTGTTTATCATATTGAACAAGCTGTACGCCAGTATCTATATAACTTTTTCGTTTGTAAAGTAAAGTGAACTTAGAAAGCCCCTTTGTATACTCTCCTTGTGGATCACTTGTGGATGGAAAGATGCTTTTGCAAAAATAGCAATCAGCCTCTTTGTCTAAAAATAAATAACAAGGTAGTCTGTGTTCTACATTATTTATTAAAATTTCAGCCCGTATTTTGGAAAATGCTTTTTGCCGTTGATCCCATCTGAAAATTAAATTATTAGAATCAAGATACTCTTCAAGATAACAAACGCAACAAACACGTTTTTTTGCGCCAGTATAGAGCAAACAGTCATTAAAAATATCAGTGTTGATACATCTGGTTAAAATATCTGCATAAACCTTCTGCTTCGCTGTTGTTCTAAAATAACTGTTTCCGCTAAAATGTTGTAAACCGCATAGATGATAAAAATGTTCATCTTTGAAACGAAGTTTGATATGTTTAGCTTCTCCCTTACGGGCAATTACTAAATCATATTCTATATTTACCAACCTGGAAAATCTGTCCGCTGCGCTATAAAGAGATGATAGCATCTTAAACATCCTTGCATTGCAAAAAATAAGGGAGCCTCGCCAAAAGCAAGACCCCCTTGATGTGTGTTTTCTTTCAGCTTACGCCTATCCGATTTGAGGTTCACACACAACCCCTCCAGAGGCTCGCTGAACGGGTGCGTATCGGAACACCTACTCAGGTCACAGCCTCTCAGTAGACACTCGCTGTTGCCTACCTTTGTGCTTATATTATATGCGCTTTACAGTAAAAAGTCAAGTGTGCCGCGACAAGTCGCACATTATACTAGCATTGTAATAAATTGTCAAGTAAAAACCTTAACGCTTAAACAAAAACTCCTGTATATCGTCAAATGCTCGCTGCATCTGCTCCACATTGTCGCCGTTCAGGTTGTGCCCCAGCTGTGCAAATTCTGCCCGCAGTAGCATGTTAATGCTTTCATCCAGGCTATTCAGGTGCTTCTTCACACCCTCCAACTGCTTGTCAAACGTGTCGCAGCGCCCTTCTACCGTTTTCAGCCGCTCTTCAATCTTGTCCATCCGGGCGTCCTGGTCTTTGTTTGGCTTTTTCAAAAAGTTGTTGAACTTAACCCCCTGGGCAATCGCATTCGAAATACTAACCACCGCCGCACAAGCTGAAAGCACCAACATCAGTATATCCTGCGCCGTAAATGTAAATACCGGGTTAGGCATCTGCGTTCACCTTCTCTCCGGCAGCAGCTTCACCCGCCTTCATCTGCTCGTAAGCCGCCTGGGCAATCGCACGCGCCTGCTCCTCTGTAATGGTAACACCGGCCTGCTTGGCCACTTCCATAATCAGTTCTGCGGCACGCTTGTTCTTTTCCTCGCCGGAAATATCGTTAAAATACTGCTTGATATATTTACAGGCGCTTAACCCCCACTGCATCAACAGCGGGTAGCCGCTCAACAGGTTCAGTGCCTTGTTTACTGTCTCCTGGGCGTTCGGCAACACATATTTGCCGACCATAAAAGCAACCACGCAAACCAGGCCCATCACAATATATACAATTCCCTGTTCCATACCTAACCTCCAATCTCTTCCGTGTCACTTGTCTCATCAATCGGCGTAAAAATTTCATCACCAGGGGGCGCATTGTCACCCTCTGTTTTTTCTTCTTCCGCTACTTTTTCCCTCACCTTAATCCAGGCGTTACACAAATTCTCCGCACTCATTGCCGCAAACAGCCCAATGTTAAAAGACGATTCCGGTAACTGTCCGGTCCTAAAACACAGAATCATGTATACAATCGCGTAAATAATCGTTGCGCCCATCGTAAAAACAATAATCTTTTTGCTGAACCTCATCAGGCTCCAGTTTTCCTTCATAAAAATCACCTGCTTTGGCTGCACTCAGGTATGGCTCTTCACCGCTTTTTGGCTGATATAACCATAAACCGTTTTGAACCAGCCGTTCACGACCGTCTCATACCCAATGCAAACAGGCTTGCCGGTCTTGGCATTCGGGCTGCTGATCACCCCAATGGACTGGTACTGCATTCCGGCGCCCTTGCGCACATTCCACTTGCCGTTATTCAGGGTAATGGCTTTTGTCACAGTCTTTTTCACTGCCGGTTCAACCTTCGGCTCCTCAGCCGCTTCCTGCTTGTCCACCTGTACACTGTGCTGGTTTGCATTGGCCCACAAAATCACACCGCGGCTGGCCGGCTTAAAGTCATCATCCAGCCAACACAGCGGGTTCTCGCGCACACCTTTCCAGCGCACCTCAAAGTGCAAATGAGCACCAAAACAGTTGCCGGTCTGGCCGCTGTAACCAATCACTTCGCCGGTTTTCACCTTCTGTCCAACCTTCACTGTGATAGAATTCAAATGAGCATACAACGTTTCCAGCTTGCCGCCTTTATACGCCGTATGCTCAATCTTCACCATATTGCCATAACTGTTGGTGTCGCCCTGGGTCACTCGCCCATTCCAATGGTAAACCACGCGCACCGTTCCGTCTTCCGCCGCAAATACCGGTGTTCCCACCAAAGCGCGAAGGTCGATTGCCCTGTGCAGCGCCCCACTGTTATATTTCCAGCCAGCCGTAATCACATGCTGTGCCAATGGCCACCCAAAACACACTTCTCCATTCTTCAGCCGCATCTTCCATCAGCCTCCTTTTAACATTCCATCGTATTGTAAAGTGATTTTGCTTCACGGTTATTTTAGCTTAGTTAATAATCTCACCTCATTTCACAAGTACCCGGATGTGGTTTTCATCCAATCGTTCCATCACACGGTATCCGGTTTCTGCTTTAGTTCCAATGCCATTATCATTGGCAGCACAAAATCCGTTTACTTCGCAGGTGCCGTCGTCCACCACAACCAGCTTCCCCATCAGGCCAACAGCATCCCATTCCTTGCGCTGTCCGCGGGCAATATACTGTTTGTCATTATCATAGTTCGGGTTCAACACCAGGCCGTTCTCTGTGGTGCTGTCATGCTTCAGTGCTCCAAAAATGTCACGCTCGTACATATCAGCCCACTGGTCCTCAGCAGTATCGCCCAGCACAGTCGGGTTGCCGGATACAATACCCAAAATGTAAGTATCTTTGCTGTTTGCCAGTCGAATGTATTTCCCATCCAGCGTCACAAACATGCCACGTCGATCTTCTCCATCAGGGTTCCCGTCCTGCCATTCAAACATTTCCGCATAGTCAGCGCCGGAAGAAGAATAGGTTCCACCGTAAGCCTCACCACCATAATCAATACGGAAGCTATTGCTTTTAGCGGAAGATGTACCATTACCAAAAATTAAAACATTACTTGTCGGAGAACCGTCAAACAAAATAGCATAAGTCGAGACGCAATAATTTCCTCCAACAAAGCCACTATTCAATCCTCCGAAATATAAAGTGGCATAATTATTTCCACCTTTTAATCCAGTAACTTTGTTTCCGGTACCAATAATTAAAGAGCGAGATGGCCCAATATCAGCTCCGGCACCAGCAGAAACTGTGTCAATAGAATTTTCTCCCAGGATAACATTTCCACGTCCGTCCATAAGGCTGTTCGTTACATTTGCTTTTGTCAGGCTAATCGTACCACTGCTTACGGTAATATTATCGCCAATCTTAACTCCACCCAATGTAGAACTTGTCGCAGTCGGCAGTGTATAACTCGTACTGTTCGCCGGTGTCATATAAATCTGGTTAGCATTCAGTTTTCCATTTGTCTTAGCCGTATTATACTGGCTTTGTGTCAGGTAGTTAATTACCAAACTGTCCAGCTTTGTATCAGTTGCCATAATCATATACCTCTCGTTACAATCGCGCTGATCGTCGTCAGTCCGCTCGGCAGCCCAGTCAGTTTTCCGTTGCTAATGCTTAGGCTCAGGTTGGTGCTGCTTGGGCCACCGTATATGGCGCCCTTGTGGTACTTGTCGCCCTCAAACGCGATCAGGCTCGTAGTCTGCTGGCCCCAGCCGCCTTGACTGGTCATGGTGCCGTAACCCCAAATCTTGATTGCCCCGTCAGTGCGCTTAAAATTCACGCTGGGGTTGGTATCCGTGACGGCATAAGCCTCCACATTGTTATTGCCACTGCCGCCGGAACTCCCGCCGCCGGCATAAGTCCCTGTCACACCAAAAATGCTCACACCGCTCTTAATGTTCCCGGCCACCAGGTTTGCATCGCCTTTAATGGTCTGAGCACCACTTAAATACTGGCTTGCCGCAATACTTTGGTCACTGGTCTTTGGGGTGTAAGTCGCAGCACTTTTTTTCGTCACGCCGCTTCCCACATAAGTTCTCGATACTGCATTTACTGTAACCTGGCTCAAACCGTCATAGCCATTGTCTGCCTTGATCGTCTGTGCGCTCTCACTGGGGCTAACCGTCTTGCTCTGCAAACTCGCCCCACTGGCACCACCAGTCACAAAACCTCCCTGCATATCCACCTGCGTACTTCCTAAATAAACTCCCATATAAAAATCACCACCTACTAATTGTCACACTTGTTGCGCCCACACTGGCTGCCGTAATGCTGATCGATTTCTCACTGCTGCCATCCCATGCGCCCTGGCTTGTCCCGTTCAGGTTAATCGTCAAAGCTGCATTCACCTTGTTGGCGCTTGTTGCGGCACCGCCCGCACTGCTGGACCCAGCATAGTTGTGGGTGTGGCTGCTCGGCGCCTTACCATCAATCAAACCTTTCAATACCTTGCCCTGGTTTGCGCTCAAGCTATCTGTTGTCGAAGTCGAAGTCAAATTGTCCTGGATTCCTCGCCATGTATTTGCCGGTACAGCCCAGGTTCCGTCACTGCGCAGGTAACGGTTCGCATTGCCCGCCACCGGCGCAATCACCAAGCCAGTACTGCCCGCTTCGCTTGTGGTCGCTCCCTTAAAAGTGCCATAAGTCGTGTTGGTATCCTGGGTCGTAATGGTGCTGGTCGTACCGTCATCTTTGGTACAGGTAATCGTTGTGCCGTTTACACTCAGGGATTTAATCACACCATGAGTATGACTGCTCGGTGTAAAGGTGCTCGGTTTCCCCGTCACGCTGTCCCATGTGTGGGTATGTCCGGCCACAGCATAGTCGCTGGTGCTCTTGGTTACAATCGTGCCAAATGCGCCCTTACTGCAATACGCCAGGTTAGAGGCCGTCCCGCTGTAAGCACCGTTCCAATACGCCATAAAAGCCATGTCGGGAACATACTGCTGGTCGGTCGCTGCATCTTTCCATCCACTGGCTCCTTGTGCTGTCAAAGTTCGCACATTCTTGGCCGCCGCCGTTCCCAGCGCCGGGAAGTCCGTGATCTGGCTCTTGGTGTGCGTGTGGCTGGCTGCGGCTTTTCCGTCTACCAGGTCTTTTAGCACTTTGCCCTGTGCAGCACTCAGGCTTTGATCCGTGGCATCACTGGTCAGGTTATTCTGTACCCCACGCCATGTATTTGTATCGGTAAACACAGCACTCGCCGGCACACTCTTACCCAGTGTATAGGTAGTCGCCACCGGTTTGCCATCACTAAAATAAACCGGCTGTGTCGCACTGCCTGCACTCGAACTCAATTTCGTTGCAGAATCAGCAGACCCAGCCGCCTTAGCGTTCTTTACACTGAAATTTGATGGGTTATACACATACATGTCTGACCCATTCTCACCACCCCAAAGCCATGTCGGCTGGCCATCTTTGCCAGACCAATTAAATGTCATAGGGGTATCGGCGTCTCCGTTTCTTCCAAGCTTTGCAGCAGTGCCTGTCAGTTTACCGATAAAATTAGGCGCAGTGACAGAATCACTGACATAAAGCTTAGAAAGCAGGCGTGTCACGCCATTTACAATCAAATTAGAAAGTTGAGCCATTCCATCACCTCCGTCAGTTTTCGATGAAATTATCTGCAATTATCTTGTTATCAAATAGTTCAAAAATTCCAATTCCAATATTATCAACTCGATAATACAGATCGATATAGCCAGTGGAAATACACACACCATTGTAACCGGGTAATCCATCGTTCCATTTTGACCAACATCCTATGGCTCCAAACCAATTTCCATTCGTTCCATTATTGCCAACAAGATAAGTTGGACCGTTCAACATATGTACGCCTCCATAAGAGGAACCGGATGCAGTGTATCCATTCGTGATTTTTGTAATATTCGCGGCTTTCGTTTGTTCAAAAGTGGCTTTCATTGGATTTGCTGACTGGATAAAACGATACTTTTCTTCATCAGAATTTTTGGTCTGCTTCTGCTTATACATAAGTTCCCATTTGCCGGTTGTGTTATAATTGCAGAGCGAAACATTAAACCACCTATTATCATCCAGATAAAATGGTTTTGAAAAATCACCTTTAGTAAAAAGGGCATTTGCTGGTTGATTGTGATGTGCAACGCGAACCCACACACTTCCATCAGGTTCAGTATACCCAGTTGAGTCATATGTGTTTACAATAGTGTTCACAAACTGATCAGCCTTCACGCACCCACTTTTGCAAATTTGTACACTCATGTTTCAATCAGCTCTCCCTTCGTCATCATCGTTCCAGTGCTTGTAATCGAAACCGGTGTGTTGTATAGCTCTGCAATGTCCGCGTCCGATAGAGCAGTAGCATAAATGCGGAAATCGGAAAGCTTGCCATGGAAATTTGTATTCCAATCACTTCCCGCATAACTGTCACCCAATGTAAATGTGCCCGCAGGCATTATTGTTTTATCTGCATAGGTAGCGCTGCAATTTTTCTTGCCATCCAAATACCAGGTCGCTACACCTTCTTTGTATACATAAGTGAACAAATGCCAGGTATTTACCGCAATATTACTTCCGCCTTTCACATAATTCGGGCTAACGCTTCCACGGTATCCCCACTGCGCACAGCCTTCGGTATTAACTGCCAGCCACAAACCGGAGTCGCCATAACCGTTACTGTTCAACCAAGTAGAATATGCGCCGCCTTCAATTTGGTTCAGCCAAACACTAATCGTGAATTTGCTCGCAGCCTGCCCACCAAACGGCATTTTCCCAGTAATATAATTTTTATAAGGGAACTCATAACACTTATCATACATCGGGCTGTTCCCAGCCAAAACCGGCCGGCAAGCGCTTGTAACACTGCCATGGTTTCTCATTCCGCTCGTGTCATACACCGTGTTATCCGCCCAGCTGCCATTGCTTCCACTTGCTGCCGTACTGCACTCACTTACACAAACGTCTTTCAAGTCAAAATCACAAGTGTAAACCGTATCTTTGGTTGCAAGACTATCGGAATAAAATTCAACCAGCGGTTTTGTGTCATACTCCGTGCCGGATCTTGTGTACTTTGCGTCCAGCTTGATCTGGATGTGATATTCATGCCACTGGTTATCTGCCACAGTAATGGTCTTCGTACTCGTAACCCAGTCATTGTTGATATGCGCTGCTCTAAAGTAAATGTTAAAGTTCTTGCTGTGGCATCGTACTTTGCAGCTGTAATCGTATGTCTTGCCCGCAGTAAAACTAAAAGTGGGGAAGTAAAAATTAGGCCAGGCATTATTACCGGTTCCTGTATAACTCAGCTTGTAATTATACCCGCGTTCATTTGCCAGCTTGGTCACAGTATAGTTACTACCGCTCGGCTTCCCCTCAAAATTATCTCCACTATATTTGTTAATACTCCCTGTTGCATACGGGTCATTCAGCGGGTAATGGCAGCACAGCCCCTGCGCAATCGCCTTAATCTCCTTCGGCCCCAGCGCATTGTCGTAAATACGGAAGTCACAAAGGCTGCCATTATAATAGTAAATATCACCGCCGGTATAATGGAAACATCCAATCCCCACGCCAATACTGTCCGCAAACGTCGGTGCAGTTCCGCTAAACGTAGCATCAACCTGTGCCACACCGTTCACATAAATCTTGATATTCGTTCCACTTTTAACAAACGCAACGTGGGTCCACTGGCCGCCCGTTACGCTAAATGTCCAAGTTGCATTGCCAAACCATGCCCGGCATTGTGTCGTGCTTTTAACTTCCAACCCATAGCCATAGGAGATATAATCTACTCGTCCAACAGAGAACACATACTGGGCAGCCGTTCCGGTATAATTCGTGTTTACCCATACTACCCAACTAAAATTATCCAGGTAATCAAAATCATGTACATTGGCAGTTTTTACCACTGTATTCCCGGCAAACGTGGCGCATTTGCCCATATTACCGTTTCCCCAGCTGCCGGGCGCACCGGTCATCGTGGTTCCATTCAGCCCTTGCTGTCGGGTATCTCCGTTAAACGGAACCCATACCTGTAAAGCCAAATCGCGCCACCTCCTTAACTAAACGTAAAATTCACGCACTTGTTTGTCGCGTCATACCGCAGCGTGCAACCATCGCCAATCATCACTTCATTGGCACTCATTCTTCCGGCCACACCAACACCGCCGCTCACTTTCACCGCACCGGTTGTCTTACTGGTGCTGGCCGTGGTATTCGTAAATGCCGTCACACCGGTAACAGTACCGCCAGCTAGAGGCAGGTAACTATGTGTATGGCTCGGCAAATCGCTTGCAGCCAATTTTCTAAAACTTGCCACTCCATTCGCGGTGGCCGGTGCCGCAAGCACTGTAGCTGCTGTACGGGAAATGGTTGCATCATAAACTTTAGAACTAAAATTAGTCAATAATTCAATATTATGGTTATGGCTTGCCGTTGCAAACTGGTTCTTATTGATCGCCCGCAGCTCATACCCATTCCAGCCAGCAAGCCAAGTGTAATCTGTATAACTCATGCCGGCTTTTGAATAAGCAAATGTTGTATCTGAAGACTTATTGCCTATGTCTTTTATACTATTATGGGTATGTCCCATAGCAGCTTTCCCATCCACCAGGGTTTTCAGCGCCTTGCCCTGCGCTGCGCTCAAACTGTCAGTCGTACTGTCGCTGGTCAAATTGTTTTGGATGCCGCGCCAAGTGTCGGTGTCTGTCAGCTTGTCCTGCACCCATCCGCTCCAGGTCCCGTTTACACAATGGCGGCGGTAAGCGGCACTGTCGCTGTAAACAATCTGGGTATAATAATTTCCACTTGCCTGGTGAATTACAATCAAGCCAAAATTGTCTACGTTACTTGGTTTATTTGTCACGTTGTTGCCGCCGCCAGAACTGTAAAATCCTGGCGTCACCACATCGTTTAAGTTCTCGTTTGTCAACACAATCATGGCGGCTTTGCTCTCATTCAGGATCTTACCCTGGTTTGCCGCAAGGCTCTGGTCGGTTGCAGTGCTGGTCAGTCCATTCACAACCGGTCGCCATGTATTGGTATCCTGTGTCGGCGGGGTATACTCCAACGCGCCAATAACATTGGCCTTCGTCAAGCTGATTGTACCGGAATTGTTTGTAATGTTCGCTCCGGTCTTAACACCGCCCAACACACTGCTGGTCGCCGTGGGCAGGCTGTATTTGTTCGCTCCCTCGGCAATCCCATCCAATTTTTTCTTATCGGCTGCGCTCATAAAGCCAGCCGCGCTCTGTGTAGCTCCCCCGTGCCCGTGGCTAATGGGCGCAAAAATGGTTTTCAGCTTGCCAAAAAAGTAGCTCAACCCCGCGTTACTCAAATATCCCACTTTACCACACCTCCTCTTGATTTAGTTTTTAAGATGCCAAAATGGTATCAATTTCAGTGTTCTGGATCGCATCAATGGTAAACACCTGGCCCAGTCCATCCCACTTCTCGCCATTCCAGGCATAGTTCATGCCATTGCCAACGTCGTATACATCGCCAATGATCTGGCCGCTGGTCGGCAGCTTGTCATAGCTTGCCACACTACCTTTGTAACGGTACATAGCGGTAATGTCGCTCTTCAGGGCATAGGTGTTTGCCTCGCCAAAAGCATCCAGTTTCTTCTTGTCGGCAGTGCTCATCAGGCCATGGGCGCCCTGGGTGGCATCATTGTAGGTGGTGTTTGTGCTGGGGATACCCAATGCCGTAATATCGCCCTTGGCAACCGCAGTCACAGTGCTTACATGTCCGGTCGCATCCACAGTAATTTTGTACAGGCCACTGTCATGTGCGGTATAGCTGGGGTGTACATACTTGTTGGCACCGGCAGCAATGCCGTCCAGTTTTGTTTTGTCAGCGGCGGTCATCAAACCGTGTGCGCTCTGGGTTGCATCGTTGTAAGTGGTATTGGTCGGGGTTGCCCAGGTGCCATCACCGCGCAGATACAATCCCTGCTGCCCTTTGGCAGGTGCGCTCACCAGGCCGGAACTACCAGCCGTATCAGCGGTCGCACCCTTAAAGTTGGTATAGGTGGTGTCTTTGTCAGCAACCCACTTGGCCGTACCATCGGCACTCCAGCCCAGGATCATGCCGTCAGAACCACCTACCGGGATGTGCTTGTTGCCGCTTGTAGCTGGATGTACATATTTGTTTGCACCGTCCGCAACACCGTCCAGCTTCTTCTTATCAGCGGCACTCATCAGGCCGGCGCTCGTGGTGCTTGCAGCTCCATAGGTGGTGTTCGGAGGGGTCGTCCAAGCACCGGTCGAATCCAGCCAGCGCTGCGCACCCTTCGTCGGGCTGGGCACCAATCCGCTCTTGCCATCCGCATCAACCGTTGCGCCGCTCATCACGCTGTAGGTGGTATCCTTTTCGTTTACCCACTTAGCGGTGCCGTCCGCGCTCCAACCCAAAATCTGGTTGGCACTGCCGCCTGCAGGGATATGTTTATTCCCGCTGGTTGTCGGGTGGATGTAATTCATCAGGCCGGCCAGTTTGGTCTTTTCTGCCGTGGTGTAATCATTGGTCGAAAGCCCCTTGCCATCAACCTTGTCTACCTTGCCCGCCAGCAAAGCTTTAATCTTCTGACAAAAATAAAGCAGACCGTCATAACTCAAAAATTTCATATTATCCCCTCCTATTCGTCTTTGAATAAATTATCAATTTGGCTGTTGGTAATCTCGTCAATCACAGCTTCCGGGCTTGGGGTGTTGATAATCAGTCTCCCATCTGCATCCGCCGTCACGCTCGTAATGCCGGTGCCGCGCACCTTTACCGTACCTTTTGCCACATCACCATGTTTCAGCTCCAAATTGACTTCTGTGGCATCAGCCTTGCTGGCCCCAATTGTAAAATCAGTATCATTCAGCATTACCCAACCAGAGTTATAAATATATAAATCTCCGGGCGGCAGGTAATAAATCTTCCCGGCCAGCGGGGCCAATGGCAGCTCACTCACTCGTTCCAGATCGCTTCCAATCCGAACTCGCCCGCCGGCTGTGTCCCGGTAAGTGTTTCCCGTATCCAAGCAGCATACCAGCTGTCCATCCACAATAGGAGTTTTATCCAGCTGCGACTGTTGGATCTCGCATAAAGAAAGTTTTGACATCGTAAAACTCCTTTTTGTAACAATAAAAAAACCGCCTACCTGCGTACAGATAAGCGGTTTCGATTCAGTATTTAATTTGACAAATTTTGCATTGACAGTATAATAATAGCAGAACTAAGGCACCAACGTTTATTCCTTTTTGCCATATCTTCCTCATAGACGTAATAGGCGGTCAAACCTCCCATCTGCCGCAAGGCATTGTGGAGCGCCCTTACTTTGCCTTCCGGTAAATTTATTTTTGCCAGGAGGTGATGCTTATGCCGGATCTATCCTTTGTTGATACCATCGTCATTATTGGCGTTGTGTTCACTGGGGTACAAACTGTCGTAGCAGTTATCACGTTTTTTCGTGGTAATAAAAAGTAAAACCGCCCTGTCGCCCACAGAACGGTTTTTGCTATGATGGTTTAACTGTCATACATAAACTATAAACTGAGGTAGACCGTCTATGTCGGTGCCTTAGTTCTACTATTATTATATATTCAACATCGTTGTTTGTCAATACAATATAAAACCTTCGCTGCACAGTGCATGTTCTCCTTATTTCGCAAAACACTGGCTCCACAGCGAAGGCTATTTTTTATGTCAATTTGAAATAACTAACCGCTTGGCCGTCTCAGCCAATGGTCTTCCAGGTAATAGCGCCCTCAACAACCTTCACACGGGTATCCATGGCAGTGTTCAGGCCGTCAGCATACTCCTTGGCGGCATCACGGGCAGCATCAGCCTTGGTGGTTGCGTCAGCAGCGGCAGCAGCAATGGCCTCGCTCTTGGCGGCAGCCAGCTGTTTAGTGCCCACCTTGGCATCCCAGGTGGCCTTCTGTTCCTTGGTCACATGGATGTCGGCATTCGCAGCGTGCGTATCCAGGGCGGTCTGCACAGCCTTGATCTTTTTGTCAGCTTCGGCCTTGGTATAAGCATCAGGCACAGCAACATACAGGCCGTCTTCCTCCAGGGTAATGGAGTTGTCAGCCTTGGCGCTCACTTTCACCTTTACACTGATCTTATTGTCGGTAGAAACAGTAACCTCAGCGGTGGAAGTTGCCAGACCGGTGTAAACATCAATCAGGCTGCCAACCGGGATTTTGATCACATCGCCGCTGGTAATGGTCAGCTCAATGTTTTTGTCCTTGGCATTATAGGTGCCGCTGGTCACAACCAGATCCTTGCCCAGCGCAATGGTCAGTTCGTCGCCGCCAAATACCGGTAGCTTGATGGTGCGGGTGCTTGCGTCATAAGTCGGTGCATGCACAACGCCAGTCAGGGTGGTAGCAACGGGGTCGCCGCCCTTGGCAACACTCAGCACGCCATCATTGTAGGTAACATCGGTAACAAACACACCCTTGCTGCCAACAACACCCTCAATCTTGGCATCAACGTAGTCGGCAACAGCCTTGGTGGTCGGCACATTGTCATCGCTGGCGTCGGCAGCCGGGATCTCAGTCACGGTGGCCTTGTTCAGCTGGATATAGCTGGTGCCATTGAACACATGCAGGGTAAAGTCGCTGGTGCGCACATAAACAACGCCCTGCACCTGGCCGGAACCAGGCAGGGTGCTCACCAGCTTGCAGCTCTTGGTGTATTCAACTGCACCCTTAAAAATCTGCAAAGTGTCAGTCAAAAAATACAGGGTGTCGTTGTCCTTTGCCTCCAGGGCTTCAAAGTTAGCTTTGGTGCCATAATTAAATTTTACTTCTGCCATAATTATCTCTCCTTAAATTTCATGTTGTTTTTGTCGGTTAAAATTCCTGCCAAACAAATCCAGTGCTTGCAGTGCTGAACGGCTCAACAGCAAACTTCCCGGTGTCCAACAGCTGTACAATCCACGGCTCGTACTTGCCCTCGGTGTTTTTAATCATTACGGTCTGTCCGGCATAAGTGTCGCTGCTGTTGTTCAGCTGCTCATTGGCTTGCCCGTTGCTGTCAAAAACACGGGTACGGGGGCGGATCGCCTGTTTGCTCTTATCGTCACGGATGTAATAAAACTCCGATGTGTCCTTGGTAATAACCAGGTCCTTCTCGTCAATAATTCCATTCGTAATTGCTGTATCCAGATTTTCCGCGTTACCATAGCCCAACTTGCTTGTGGTTGCCATTCTCCCAACTCCTTTCTCCATTTGTCGCTATATAGAAAAAACGCAGGCGGCCAAGCCTTAAAACTCAACCACCCGCATATTTCCATCAGTTGTACTATCGCCACCGCCGCCGGTACCGCCGCCGCTCTTGATCTGCACCGCGTTGCCAATCGGGTTTCCGTTGGCGGTCAGCTGCAGCATCTCATTCTTGTAGCTCAGGTTGTCGGCTTTGTTATTCATCATGCTGTTGTTTTTGTCGATCATAGCTTTCAGCATGGCCTGCATCGCAATAATCCGCTGGTCCAAAGCATTCAGTGCTTCGTCCGGGATCGTGGCCGCCCAGTCGTAAACATCAATAATTTTAATTTCGCCCGGTCCAACCTTGCGGATGTACTGGGTAGTCCTTCCTTCAGCATCCATCTCAATGTTGCCAAAGGTCAGCTGGAACTCAATCACACCGGCTTCACTGGTCAGCGCTGTGTCAAATGGCAGCTTATATTCCAGTTTGTTTTTATACAGCTCGTCACTCAGCGTCAAAAACTCGGTGCGGTATTTCTTGCTCACCGGCAACCGGTATTCCAGCATCACCACATAGTCGCGCATGTCTTTGCCCTTGTATTCCGGGTCAGTCAAAAAATGCAGGGTGTCTACCAGTTTGCTCTGCTGCATCACGCGCTCCACCACACTGGCGGTCAGGGTATTATCCTCGTTAATCAGGATCGTGTACATTGCTCGTCTCCTTTCCGCCCACAATGTAGTCAAACTCATTGCGGCTGATTTTGCCTTTGTGCCACAGCGCATTTAGGGTCTCTTCTTTTAATCGGCGATCCAAATACAGCCGCCGCAAACTCTCCACAAAGTCGCTCATAGCACACCTCCTTCAATCAGGCTCAGGGTATAAGCATCAATAATAGCCTCAGGGGTTTTGGCCCCCAAGGCTTTCAGCTTGTCATATTCATAAACACTGATCTCTTCCAACTGCACGGTATCATATCCTGTCGCCGGAATGTTATAGTATCCGTCCACATGCCAGATGTAGCGCCCATCACTGCTCACAATTCCTTCGGCATCATCTGCCGTGCAGTTCACCATGATCCCGTGTTTTGCCTGGTATTTCACAAAATTCAGGTGGTCAAGGGCATCGATCACCTGGCCGTTATACATCACCTTGTAATACATTTTGTCCCTCAACCTCCTTTACACACTGAACATCACGCGCACGCCATGCTGCTCGGTCGGGGTAACATAGCTGTAAATCTGACCATCCGCCGCAACCTGCAAAAAGTAATCTGCATACTGAACATTCGGGCTGCGTGTCCAATAAGTGGTGGCCGCGCCATCATCGTCATAGCAGATCCGGCTCTGGTTGTCCGTCATGTAGCTAATCGTTGTGCCTTCGTAAATATACGGCTCGCTGTTCATGCTGGGGTTCAGTTCATACGCTGCCGGAATAAAGAAGTAACAATCTGCCGTCACAATTTCCTTGGACTTATTACCGGCGCTAGACGTCACTTTTACCTGCTGGATCAACTGCTGCCAGCCTATCGGCAAAGCATTCGGCAACCGCTTGTCCAGGTAGGTACGCAGCGTTGTTGCGGGCCAGCCACCATTGTTGTAATAGGCGTTGGTAATCGGCATCTTGCGTGCCAGTGTATTCTTCGCCAAAAACGTCATGGAACAGCGCTTGTTGCTGTTATCACTCAGGTAAAACTGCTTGAATCCACACATCTCATATTCGCGGTCCTCATGCGGCCATGCAGCCAGTTTTCGGCAGGCACTGTCACCCAGGTCAGCGTACCAAACTTTCGCCCAATACACATCACCCTTGGCAAACCGTTCGTATTCACCGTCGTCTGCCTTGGCGCATCCAAATACCAGCGTTGCATCGGTCTTGGTAATTCGTCCACGGTTAATCTCGGTGTAAACAATGTCGTCACCGTAAATATTAGCCGTATACACATGCAAGTTGTTTTCGCTCTTCTTGTGGCGCATTACCACCATGTCACGGGTTCCAACTGTGGCAGCTGTTGCGCTTTCAGTGCCCCAACTGATCTTGGCTCCATTATTGTTCCAAATGCGGATACCGTTCATGCCGTTGGTTTCAAAACACTGCATCAGCACAGCATTGGCCGTATCGGTTGTGGTCATCCGATAATCTACCGCCAGCACCCAGTCCCGGTCTTCCTTCAACAACTGCGCACCGGTGTCCACATAGTTGGTGCCATCAAATGTCTTTTTCTCGTTAATCAAAACCTTCTCTTCAATGTCAGAGTAGCTAAAGTCGTTGCCCATCGTAATGGTCACAGCGTCCTTGGGGCTAACCACCTTATTCTCCACACCAACCTTTTTCATTGCGTAAATCTCAACCGGGCGCAAACTGCCAATCTCTTTGCCGTCAAAATAGCCGGATGTATATTCGCAGCTGTCATATACCGCATTGATGTCCTTGTCTCCGTTCACATATCCGCCCTTGTCCCAATGGTCAAACAGATAGAACTTATAGGCACCTTCCTCCGCCGTATAGGTCGGGGTATCGCTTTCGTACAGTACCATACTGCCATAAGGAGCAGTGGTTCTTTGCTTCTCAACGCCGTTGTTCAGGTAGCGCACCGTATACTGCCGAACGCTTTCGGTATACTTGGCTGTCACGGTCTGGTTGGTAAATACCGTAATAAATTCTGTGTCCCATCCGGCATAGGTAAAGTCGGTGCTCACCGTGCTCTTCTTAGTCGGCTTCGGGATCGGCTTTTCCGCACGGGTTACAGGGTCAACAGCCTTGCCGCCCTTGTCAATGTACTGCACATCCAAAACTGTGTGCTCGTCATCATCATTCACAAAGGTCCAGGTAAACTGTTCCACCAGTGTGTTGTAGCTGATCTTCAAATCCGGCCACTGTGCATTGAATTCTGCCAGCTTCTTTTCACGCATAATGGGCACATGTACCTTACCCTCCAGTACAGAGTGCTCAGTATTATAGCCATTCTCGTCCAGGCCGGTCATTGTATACAGCCGGTCAAGCAGCGCCGTATCCTCGCATTCCCAATCCAGGCCAGTCAGGCGCACGCGGTTCAAACCTGTGCATTTTTCCAACATGGCCTTCAGGTCAATGGTCGGGCAGCTTTCCACAACCAGTGTGGTCATGTTCTCATAGCTGTCAATCTTCAAATCGGTCAGGTAGTTCAGGCTCTGTGCCGTCAGGCTTGCAATCGCAGGCAGTTCAGCCTTTTTAATCTTGCCGCCCTTGGCAAACGCCACACCGGTAATACCGCTTCCGCCAGCATAAAAATCGGTCAGGTTTACACATCCCGCCAAGCTGATGGATTTCTTCAGGTTTGGCACATTCTGCAAATTCAGGTGTTCCAGCAGCGTATTGTTGCCAACCGCAAAGTCGGTCATATTTGTGTTGCGGTAGCCTTCGGTGCCGTTACCCACCTGCAAGTCGGTCAATTTCACACCATGGCTAAAATCAACATACCCAGGATAAAATCCGCTGATGTCGCCAATGCTCTGCATCAGGCTGGCATTGTAAACATAAACCTCGGTATCGTTCATGGCTGCAATCGGGCACTCAATCGTGTAGGTCTGGCCGCGCTTACCGCGCATTTTTACCGGGTTGGAGCCATACAAAACACTCACATAGGTATCTGCATACGGGCGGATATGGAACGTACCGTCCGGCTGCACGCCTGTCCAGTTGGTCGGGGTATAGCCGCGGATCGTCATATCATCAGCCGTGCAGGTCGTACCGCTGTACTTGCTCGCAATATACTTTTCCTGGTACTTCTGGTACTGACGGCGCTGGTGGCGCTTGTTGCCGTGCATCATCGGCAGGTAACTGGTCGTTCCATTGTCTTCATAGGTGCGGAAATATTTACGCCGCATGTCCATGATCCAAAGCTTTTCGGGCTTCACATCCTGGTACGCCTCAATCTTGCGCAAAATACGGTTTGCACTCCAGGCCAAAGCGCTCTCACGGTTCAGGTACATCTTCTGCAAGTCGTCAGCAAAAAGATCTCGTACCTTGCACCACAGCTTGCTGTCTGCCGCGTTAAACACGCTCTTGGTGCCAATGGTGTCGGTGTCCTCATAGCCGTAAGTCAGTGTCAATCCGCCCTCGTTGTCGTTGCCCTGACAGGTATCGTTATCGTAATCCATGCAAAAATCCCAATGGATCAGATCTTCTGTGTGGGGGAACACATTCTTGGCGCGGTTATCCACCATTGTGTGGCGCTCAGTGAACAGATAAAAGAACAGCACACTGTCCTTGATAAAGTGATCCTCAAAGTGGGTCTTAAACTCTTCATCATCTGCATTTACCACCCAGGTCAGCAAGCTCTGCCAGGCATTCTTTGCCGCCTGTGTTTCTTCCTCGGTGCAGTTTTTGCTAATATAGCGGAACTCAAAGCTGTGGTCGCCGTCCCAAGTTTCCTGGCTCAGATCATCACTCAAAAAGCGGGTCTGGGCATCGGTGTTGTTATCAATCTCAACAATAACTTCCTTGTGGTTTTCGGGGTCCATGCCCTGTGTGTCATTGTTCTTCTTGCTGTTGCCAATATCACCGCAGGCGTAAAAATGCCACTGGCCGTCCTTAAATACCGTCGCGTTCTCCACGTCCGTCTCCTGGATAAACACCACGCACGGGTAAAACGCCATCGTGTCGCGCACCTTCGGGTTCTCTTTCTTGGCTTTGCGGGTATACGGGTTAAACGTGTTGTACTCATCTGCAATGCAGGCGTTGTTTGCGTTTTCAGAGCTTGCAATATTTACCTTGATATTAAAATATTTCTCCGGGATACTGTTCTCGGTCAAAGTATAGGTGTTGCCGGTGCTGTCGTCACCAAACGTAAATCCGCCGGAACAGTTAATGTCAATGTTTCGGCCACTCTCGCCATACGCATTGGAGCTGGTGCCCTGGCCCTTATGGCTGCCGGTCGCCGTCCAGTTGTCCTCCACAGCGCGTCCGTTCTTGTAAATCTGCTGGATGGTGGTATTAAAAACCTCATTCTTTTTGCCGGTCGTAAAGGTCGGGGCACTGATCTTGATAATGCGCAGGTCCGGGCACTTCTCGGCCAAAAGGTCAGCATCCAGTTCGCCGCTCACGTTGGTAATATCGTTGCGGTTATAGCGTTCAATCATCAGCTCGGCGTTCTTGGCATCCGCAATAAAGTTGTCCAGGATCTCATCATCCGTCAGCTCCATGCCGTAGGTTTTCATGCGGTATACCTGTACATCACAGTCCGCAGAGCCAATCGTAATGCCAACCGGACTTGCTTGTGTAAAGTTGTCGCTTGCATCGTACAGTTCCACCTTGCAGGGGATACCGTCGCACCATAGCACCATCTCTTTATACTTGCTGTCCGGCAAAATATTGAACTCAAACTCCAAAAAGTCATCTTCGCAAATCGGCAGCTCAATGCGGTTCTGCTGGCTGGTCAGGGTAATCTTTTGTGCCTGTACCGTCAAACCAACGTTGCCATTTGCGCAGGTTAGTGCCGTAGCATCGTAGTCTCGCACATTGGTGGTCTTAAACACCAGCTTAAAGTTCTTACCCTTCTTTTTGGCATCGTCCGCAAATAGCTTATAATCCAGCGTGGCGGTAGTTCCGGCTTTCACGCAAAAGTAAGTGTCACCGTCCTCGTCAATCTGGTAGCCGCCATTGCTCCAGTCAAAGTTGTCGCTTACCGTCATCGCGGTATTGCCATCGGTCCACAGGCGGTTTTCGTCCGCATTGGTTCGGCCAGCCGGGTTAAAGTCAAACATCAGGTTGGTTTTCACCGGCTCAATGTTAATACCCAGCTCGGTAATTTTTACATTGATGGTCTTTACCGTCTCGCCGCAGGTAATGGTCAGCACATGGCTGCCAATCTCGCTGCTCTTGAACGTCCAGGTCTGTTTGGTGCGTCCTACCGTCAGCTTGCTGGCAACAACGCCATCCACAGCCAGGGTCACATTGGTGTTGCTGCTGGCCGGGTCATACACGGTATAGCTGATCGCAACATTGCTATACTGCTTGGCACTGTAATCCAGCACGGCGCAACTGATAATCGGGGTATTATTGCTCTCTTCCACCCACATAATATCGTGGCGCAGGGTGTTACTTGTCACCTGTTTGCCATTGATCTCCGCCGTCATGCTCACTTCCAGCAGGTGGCTGCCGTGCTTCTGGGTGGGCAAATTGTAGGTCATCTGGCGGCCTGTCACTGCAGTGCTTGTTCCGCCAATCACCTTGCCATCCAACTTAAAGCTGATGTTTTTGGCAATATTGCCATACGGAGTAAACCGGTAAGTTACTTCGCCGGAATAAAAAAGAGAGTCATCAAAAATGCTCTCCAAATAAAACTCAACAACATTAACCGACCAGTTCTTGCTGCCCACACTGCCCATGCTGTCCGTAACCTGCAGCCGCACAGTGTTGTCACCGCTATGCAAGTATTGCGTCACATCAAAGGTGTTCTTGCCCTGGATGATGGTTGTGGTTGCCACCTTGGTGTTGCCCACATACCAGTTGCCAGTCGCATTGCCGGTGTCATCACCAGCATTGTCCACACTCGTAAACTTAAAGCCGATCAATGCACTGTCACCCTGAACTACCGTCAGGCTGCTGTCACCAATTCGTTCAATGGTAATGGTGCTGGTTGCCTCACCGCCACCACCGCCACCACCCTTAATGGTAACAACAGTCTTGGTTGTGCCATCTTCCAACAGGCTCAAATGACCGTCATCACTGGTGTAAGTAATGTCGTACTCATGGCCGTTGCTGGGCTTAATATCTTTGATCTTTTCCTGGATTTCTGCAATGTCGCTGTTGGCCGTATCCACACTGCCCTGCAAAGCTGTCACGGTATTCTTGGTCACAGTCAAATCATTGGTAAATCCATCCAAAGCAGTTTTGTCTGCCTTATCAGCCAACAGTTTGTTGGTTGCTTCCTTATTATAATAATCACTCTGCAAGGTGTTCGGCAGGTCGCCCACACTATCCTGCAAAGCTTTCACGGCTTCGTTGTTGCTGGTCTTATATTCATCCAGTGCTGTGCTTACCGGGTTTACCGCTGCGCTGATCTTAGCATCCACCGTCTTGCCATATGCGGTCGTCCACTCTGCGCTGGGGTCGGTGCTCAAGGTTACAGTTTTAATCACTGCATCGCCGTTATAAAATGTTAAAGCACGGGTGCCCGCATCATACGCACAGTTAAAAGCCGCCAATCCGTCGATCCCGGAAATCTTGCCTTCCAACAGTGTAACAAAGCCGTCCACTTCTTCCTTGTTATAATACTTTGCAAGCTCCGTGGTCAGCTCAGTTTTCTTGGTGTAGTTGGTGTCAAGGTCATTCTGCAGCTCCTGTTTAATTCCTGCTGCCGCATTCTGGATCTTATTATCCACACCCGCCGCAGCGTTGGCTGCATCCTGGGCGCTGGCCTGTGCGGCACTGGCATAGCTGGAAGCCTGGCCAACCTTCTCGTCCATCAGGGCAACAAAGCTTGTGTACCAGTCTTTGTCCGGTTCCACCATCTTGGTGCCACTCAAAGCCTCCAAGATATTCAGCTCGCCGTCCGGTCGTGTGCGCCACATATAGGTCTCGCTGCGTTCATTTACACCGGTTGCAGTGATCTCAAAACGCACTGTCCCCTTTTTGCTTGTCACACTATTTGTAACTAGCCAATAGAATCGGATCGTATCCTCGTTGTAGGTAACATTGATCGGCGTGGCATATGCTTCCTGCCCGTCCACATTCAGGTAATGTACCTGCAGCATCATCTGCATCAAATCAATGCCGTCATATCGCCGCGGCATCTTAAACGGGATCACCTGGCTGTTGGTTTCCTGGGTAATGTTGATCTGGCTCTCGTCCATCACAACATTTTTCATATCGTCAATGCTCGAAAACGCATCGTCGTTGTATTGGCTGTACCACAGGTATTTTTCACTGCGGGTGTAGCCGCTGTCATCATTGGCCTGCGCCTGTGGCATATCAACCACCGCGGCCATGGGGGCAGCCTCAGCCTGCAATGCCACAGGCTCTGCTTTGGCCGCCATCTCAGCCGCCATCCGTTTCGACTCTTCAAAACTTAATGCCATGTTTTCCTCCTCCCCTTTCTATTTTCAAACAAACAATACAATATGGGCGTGGCACTTATCGCCATCGCTGTTCAGCTTCACGCGCCATTGGGTGTACACTGTGGATGTGTTCAAAGCCTGCTGCTTGTATACAGCCTGCAGTCCGCTTCCGCTGTCCCACACGTCCGTCCAGTTGCTGCCGTCGTTGCTGGCCTGCACCCACACTCGGTTAAGTCTGTTTTCTGTTCCGGTCTTACTCACACTGACCACAACCCATGCGTGCTGGCAACCGCCAGTCGTCACCACGTTGCTGTAATGGTCGCCATTGGTTGTATCCTTATCAATCGTTGCAATTCGGCCTCCGGCTTTACCAGTCAGGTCGGCAATGCTTTCGCCGTTCACAATCTTATCTTCTGTGCAGCCAATCCCTTTGCGGAAATCGGCCAGGTTCACGCGCACTTCCGGTGCCCAAAAATTACCGTCACTTTTGTATGCACCCTCGTCAATATTACGCAGCGCAAAATACTCGCTGTCGGTTCCAAAACCCATGTCATGGGCAAAGCCATAGCTGCGCCTGGTCAGGGTACCCTGCGTACAGTTGCCATTCTTATCAATAAACTTCTTGTCGCTGGCCACATCATTGGCGGTTGCCGCATTGGTGGTATCATCCTCCAACAGGGCTTTGGCCGCCGTGCTTGCGGTTCCCCAC